ATTGAAGTTACTATAACTACTAGTGGTGGTCAAGAGTTAGAAGCAGATGGAATCTTGGTAGTTTCCGACACATAAAGGGTATATATAGTGGCTTGGCAAGACGAAGCAATTCCTATGCTTAGAATCCTTATCAATGATATGGATACTACTGACCTTACGTACTCAGACGACCGACTAGAGCAGCTTTTAGTGGTTGCTAGTCGCTACGTATTACACGACCTTCCACTAGATACTACTTATACTGTTAGCGTTTACGCAAGAAGTATTGACCCGGACCCAACTGACGAAGTTACATCCGACAATACGATGTTTATCAATATGATGGTTCTAAAGGCGGCTTGTCTAACGGACTGGTCTACTTTTAGAGCGAAGGCTCTGCTTGCTGGTGTGACAGCTCGCTGCGGCCCTGGTAGTATTAGTGTATTACAAAACACCCCAGGTTTCAAGGAGCTATTGACTCTCGGCCCATGTGCTGCTTATCAAGCTATGATTAAGGATGTCTTGTTTGATGGCGGCAGAATATGTCATGCGATTATGTCTCCATTTACCAGCAACAATTTTGACCCAGCTAATTTGGCTGGTCATTCTCATGGTCCTTTTGAATTTTTCCCTAGAAGCACTCTTCGTTAAGAGGTTATAAGTATGGCAACTGATATTTTCAATGCAACAAATGGCGGAACAACCGGCACAGAAAAGCTAGGTTATGTTCGTATTTTTCAACCTAACAGAATTGCTGGCGGCAGCAAGACTGACGCTCCCGGCGTGGAAACACCAGCCGTCTCTTCGATTGCTACTAAGTACGACAATAGATTCGACGACCCTAGATATTACTCAGGAGATACTGCCGCTTAATGCCTAATCCCTTTTTAAGCTTATCCTGGGACTTACTCAAAGAGACCCATCAAAATGCGATGGATGCCCTGTTTCTTAACATGTCTTTAGAGTGCCAAATCACATACGGTTCAACCAAATGGACCGATTGTGAAAATTGCATTTATGACCCAGTGGGTAAAAAGTCCTCTAATCGTTATCAACCGGGGGGTCCAGTCCCATTTACCAACGGCCAGTGTCCTTACTGTGCTGGTTTAGGTAGAACTCCCGATGACTCTACAGAAGCCGTAGACTTGGTGGTTCTATGGAATCCTAAAGACTGGGTAAATGTTAGTCACAATAAAATTGCTGTCGCAGAAGGAAAAGTGCAAACTATCAGCTTCCTACCAACCTATGCTAAGCTGAAACAAGCTAAAGAAATAATAGTTGATGTCAGTCTCAATAATCTAAATAGACACGTTTACGTGCGCGATGGCGAGCCTGGGTGGATTGGTTTGGGCGAGTCCCGCTACGTCGTAACTATGTGGAAAGAGGCGGGAAGTGGCGGCTAGTACCAGCATCAAGATTCCGCTCACAATTAGGGTCAACTACCAGGAAATTAAGAACGGAATCGGCAAGATAGTAGCCGATGTAATGAACAAGGCTTTTACAGATAGTCAAAAGCCCATTCGTGCTTTTGTGAGTGTCTCAATTCGAGACGCGATTAAGTCGTCAGATGAATACCGGGAAATGGCGGCGGGAACCCTACAGCAAGAATTGGGCGTTCCAGACTTACAAGCTCGCATCGACCGGATAATTGACTATTGGGCCAACATAAATATTAAGGTTATTCCAGCTAGAGTAGTTGGCACAAAGGTAGTGGGCGGCATGAGGATAACGGCTGTGAGGGCCAACTTTCAGGATGTGTTAATCTCTCGTGATGCGACGTTCATCACTGAAAATGGCACGGTGCTTCCTTGGTTAGAGTGGATGCTATTAAGGGGCAGTTCCGTTATTATCATGGACTACGAAATAGGCATTGGTTTGGGTAGAACCGGTAACAACGTGATGATTCACGCTCCTGGGAGCCACTGGTCTATTCCTCCACAGTTTGCCGGTACTAAAGACGATAACTTTGTGACGCGGTCACTAGACAAGGTGCGCCAACAAATCGCTGATAAAATTGAAGAAGAGATTTTCAAGAGAATATAATGGCCGTTGAATCTTACAATCCGAAATTTAAGCTGGCATCTCATTATGGAGATGACCACTATATTCAGCATTTAGAGAACGGTCTAGTATCGTTCACTGAGTGGGGTCTGCTTAAAATTGGTGCGTGGCAAGAGGTTCCCCTTTCTACATCGGGGATTGGTGGCGGGGATTTTAGTAGACTTCGACTCGGTGACGCCCCTGGATACTCTGCTGGTCAGGTGTGGGAAGGGGTCCGCAAACAGTGGGTGTATGAAACCGGTGTTAATCACATAGATGGCACCGGTGGCACGCAAAACCCCCTTCCTGTGGGAACCCCCACAATAAATGGCGTTGCAGCAACAGGAGCATACCATGTGGACTATCCAAATGGTCGCATTATCTTTGATACTGCCATCTCTTCTTCTGCGACAGTAAAAGTGGCCCATTCTTTCAAGAACGTCCAAATTTACAAAGCAGATGAGTGCCCTTGGTATAACGAGATTCAATATCGGTCTCAAAGTCCAGAGTCTACACACTTTCAACAGCAGGGTAGCGGAAACTGGTCTGTGGGTCCAAACCATCGTATTCAAATGCCTACCATAGTCATAGGGGCCATTGCAAGAGGTAATACGGCTCCGTTTGAAATAGGCAACGGTAAGCTATGGGGCTATCAAGACGTTATGTTTCATGTGTTCGCTGAAAACCGGGCCGATAGGAACAAGTTGGCATCTATTTTGATGGCTCAAACCGAGCTTAATATATGGCTGTATGACTCTAATATTGTATCTGCTAGCGGAGCTTTTCCACTAGATTATAGGGGTGAATTTGTCGGCTCTAATATGTATCCTGATATAGTGTCGGAAACCAACTATAGATATAGACGGGCTAAGTTTAGAAGTGGGGTTTTACTAGGGGTAGAGTCCCGGCACCCCAATCTGCACGAGGGTTTGGTTAAAATGACTATGGAATTAGATTTGTAGGTGTATTATAACTACGCGGTATCAACCTTTGATAAAAGTGTTTCGGAGAAACTAAATGGCTAATAAGAGAATTTACTTTGCAACTCACGCTGCTGCTATCAAGGGTGATGGCGGTTCTTATGACTTTGTGGCTGCTGATATGCTGCATGGTTTGCAAAGCGCAGGTGTTACTTCTAACTTCAACATTACCCCTATCTTTACACTGGGGCAACTGGAAACCTACGACAATGTCGAAGAAATTCCAGAAGTGGAAGTGTCTTTGCAGAAGGTGTTGGACGGTTATCCTTTGATTTACCATCACGCCACTCAAGACACCACAACTGGTCCTACCCTTGCTAATAGAAGCACTTCTAAGTGCATGTTGGGTCTTGCTATCTATGAAGATACCAACGACTCCGCAATCGCTGGCGCGCAATCTGCCCCAAGCATTGCAGTGAACTCCGGTTTGTTCGTGGGCTCCTTGGCTTATAACTTCGGCCTAGACGGTGCGTTTACCGAAGATGTCACCCTTGTTGGTAACCACCAAATCTGGAAGAACCAACCTGGACACGGCGCTGTTCTAAAGACTTTGCCAAGCCCATCTTTCGATACCGATGGAAGCAACCTAGATACAAACGACGACTCTCCAATCGGTAATGGTGGTGTTAACACCAGAGAAGACATGTTGTTCGACTTCGTAGCGGCTTCCGGCACAGACGTTAACGGTGCTGTTGCCGACCCTGATGCTACCATTCTCCCGTTTGACGTTGAAGGTATCACCAACAGCGGTACAAACGAAGAAGGTCTTGATGGTTCTTTCGGCGCTCACTTGAGTTCTATCTCTGTGTCCGCTGACCTTTCTCGTGAGCCTTTGACTGAACTTGGTCGCAGACTTCCATATACCCGTAACATCAACTTCCCAATTCAGGTCACCACTGAAATTTCCGCTACTTCCCGTTCCGGTACTATGGTGTCCTTCATTGAAGAGGGTGTATACGGAACTGGTACGGGCGTTTGCGTGGCTGGTACTAACTTGCAAAACCGCACTATCCGTATTGCGACTTGCGAAGGCACCAGAATTTACCTAGGTAAGAAGAATAAGCTTTCTGGTACTTCCTATTCCGGCGGTGACGCTGGTGGTGGTAACGTAACTGCAACTTATACCTACATTAACAACAACATTTTCACTGTTATGCACAGTGGCGAGTCTAACATCAATGCTTCGGCAGCTACTTGGTGGACTCAACGTGGCGCTTATTTGGTAGACTAGTCACTAAGGCGGCTAGTTAAGGACATAATCTGTATAGGACTAAGAACCCAATGGAAAGGTTCTCAACAAGAATTTCTATTGGTCGGCTTAGTACCTTTGTGTATTAAGGCCGACCTTTTTGTTTACAGGGGCAGATATGTGTGATTTGAGGGAACCGCCCACTCATCGGCGGGACGAGAACGGTAAGTTGCAACCTATTAGTCTACAAGGCCATGTAGCATACAATCAAGACATTGCAGAGCATTTCGGCTATCCTACTAAAGACCAAATTACCATCGAAGGCTTATATTTTGTATGTGCCACTGGCGCTGGATATGATTATTACGATGGTGAAAAGTGGACAGGATATGATGGTTTAGTTTTTGCTGAGAGCCCCACTCCTTCTTGCGGCGGGCATTATTCTACTATGCTTCAAAGTATCAATGTATCTGCGGACCTTAGCAGAGAATCACTTGATGAATTAGGAAGGCACTCACCATATGTTAGAAATGTGACTTTTCCGATAGACTTACTAGGACCACCGGAGGAACTATTAAATGGATAATGAGCTATATCTATATATAGGTCGATTGTATGTTCAAGTTGTAAAAGACCAGGAACAGTTTGAGCAGGTGAAAGAAATCATCAAGAAAAAAGATGCTCAAATTGAAGAGTTACAAAAGCAACTAAAGACCAATGGAACTGAGCAAAAGCACGTATAGAATATGCTGCGGTTACACACGTTGTTTTGTCGCAGATAAGACATACATAGTACATGCGCCAACATATGATATTTTGTATCTAGCTGAGGAAGCCTACGAGAAAGCCCTCGATAATCAGCGGTTTTCTAGCTCCTTACACAAGCCGGATGCTGTGCGGTTTTTAGTGAGTCAGGGCATCTGGTATGTTGACGGCGAAAAGCAACTTACTAAAGTTGAAAAAGACATAGAAGATGTTAAGGTGAACATGTACCGGTCATATAGGATGGAGACCAAGTACAAATCCTTACTAAAAGACCTGGGTAAACTAAATAGATTACAGCAGAATCTCTTAGAGCGCAAACATAAGTATGACCATACTACTAAAGAGGGGTTTGCAGACTATGTTAAGAGTAATTTCATACTGTTGAATTGTATTTATGGATTAGATGGTAATAGAGTTTGGAATAATATGGATGAGTGTAATCCTTCGTTATTAAACCAAATCTCTGTAGAGTTTAAGTCTAATCAACTGTCACACGATGAATTGAGATTATTAGCCCGAAGTGAGCCGTGGAAAACTATATGGCGCGTTGAGGGTATGAAGGTTTTCAAGAACACTTACTTAGACGATGAGCAAAGAAGTCTTGTGTTGTATTCCCAAATGTATGATAGCATATATGCTCATCCAGAGTGCCCCCCGGACGTAGTGATTAAAAACGATGATTTGCTAGATGGCTGGCTGATTTCTAACCGCAGAGAAGCGGAAAAGAACAGGGCAGACAAAGATAAGGATTCAAATGTTCCAGAAAATCTGAAAAACCACAAAGAGGTATTTTTGATGGCTCGGAACCAAAAGGAAGCTCAGGAAATTTTTGAGCTGAATGATGCAGAGTCGAGAGAGGTAGTGAAGGGGCGGCAGGCTATGGCAAAGAAGCACGGCGAAGTGAAGCTTTCTCAGATGCCTGATGTACAGATGGAATTAAGAAATCAGCTACAACAACAGTTACTAGCAAAAGGAAAATAAAATGACCGAAGAAGAATCTGGTGCATTAAGTGTGTTTCAAACACAGGAGATTATCCAAGAGCGTAAGAAGAAATTGGCTGAGAGAGAAGAAGCAGCCTCTAAGCAACGCCTAAAGAACGACATTCAAAAGAAAATGAAAACCACCATGATTGGTGCGTTAGCTTCTTTTGAAGAAACATTCGGCCACTTATGGGGACATAATAAGAGTGTGAGTAGCCTCACAAAGGACGAAAAACACATGCGGGAATTGTGGGACATAACAAGAACGGAAATTCTCGACAAAGGAAATAATCAGGTGCGTATGGCATTGAGTGAAATCTCGCAATACTCACTTAAATGGAACAAGTATCACGTAGATTTAACCATCAAGAAATTTGAGGAACCGAAAAATGAGCGCAACTAAAGAGAAGAAACTGACTTTCAAGGCCACTGTTGGAGAACAAGAAGTTGAGTTGGCAATAACCGACCCAACTTGGCAGGAACAGCTTGAGGCACAAGACAAGTATAATGAGACCTTTTTCCGGTCGTCTAAGACAGCCATGTTGCGTCCGAAGCTGGATGAGTTCCTGCGTACACAAGGGGTTTGGACGCCAGAAAAGGAAGCGGAACTAACCACACTTGAAAAAGAATTGGATGAAACCATATATTCTATGGTAAAAGGCAATATTAAGCTGTCAGACCTTTTGAAGCTCCATTTGCGGGTTAGAGAGCTGAGAATAGAGATTAATCGTATTGCTAATATCAAGGAGCAATACATTTCCACAACTGCGGAATCTCAAGCTGAAAACATGCGTTTTGCCTGTCTGGTTTCCTCTGCTACGGTGTATAATGACACGGGTAAAAGGTACTGGCCTACCACTGAAGCTTATTTAATTGAAGCTGGTTCTGAAGTTGCTAATTTAGCTGCTAATAAATATGCTGCTGCGGCTGTTGGAGCTGGTGAAAACCCACAGGCAGAAAGAACCGAGAATAAGATACTCATCAAGTATGGCCTGATGGATAAGAAATGTCGTTATATTGACAGCAATAAAAAGCCTTATTCATATGCCTATCTTGACAACACATGGAAGAAGTTACTCGTAGATGACGAGGGTAACTGGGTGAATGAGAAAGGTCAGTATGTCGATGATGAGGGGCGTCTCATTGACAAAAAGGGTCGCTTTGTAGAAGAAGAAGGTACTGTCTTTTACGATGACGAAGGCAACGTAGTAACGCCGGTAGCAATAGAGTAAAACTCAAATTACCTGGATAATGGTCATACCGGAGAGTGCTTAACAGCGCTACTGGCATGACCATTTTTATTTATAGGTGCAAAATTGGCTAATAGTTTCAATATCAATGCTAACGTCAAGATGGGTGGACCAGCGGGTTTAGCTCAAATCGCTCGCTCTATTCAATCATCGTTGAGCAACATTAAAACAAACGTCCAGATTAATATAGACCCCAAAGCTGCGCCCGCTGTTTCCAAGCTGAATTCAGAACTTCGTAAGCTCAACCTTACGATGATGGATACTACCAAGAATATGCGAGCGATGACCAGCGCGCTCAATAATCTACAAAAAGCCGCCACTTCTGGAAACGCCGGCATTGCTGCCGTATCTAAAGCAGCAAACAATCAGGCTAAAAGTACCAAGAAAGCCGCAGACGAAACTGGAAAACTTACCTCGGAGATGGCAGAGTTCGGGCGTATCTCCGGTCTAGCTGTCCGTAGATTTGCTGGCTTTAGCATTGCCACCGGCCTTATCTTTGGCCTCATCGGCGCTATGAAGAGTGCCGGCAAGGAAGCCTTTGATTTCCAGGGCCAGCTAGTTAAGATTTCGCAGGTTGAAGGCAGCACTGTGAAAAGCCTTAGAGGGTTGCAGGACGAAGTTACTCGATTAGCAACCACGCTAGGTGTAAGTTCTAAAGACCTGATTAACACTGCTCAAATTTTAGCTCAGGCCGGTTTAAGTGCCAGAGATACTAAAGTCGCTATGGAAGCGTTAGCTAAAACAACTTTGGCTCCGACTTTTGAAAACATTAATAGCACGGTAGAAGGTTCTATCGCTATTATGTCTCAGTTCGGCATCGCAACTAAAGACCTTGAAAAAGCCCTTGGCTCCACTAATAAAGTGGCGGCAGAATTCGCCGTGGAATCTGATGATATTATCCAGGCTGTTCGCAGGGCCGGTGGTGCTTTTGCGGCTGCGTCAGCGGGCGTTAGCCAGGGAACAGACGCATTCAATGAATTCATTGCTGTGTTTACTAGTGTTCGTGCTACTACCAGAGAAAGCGCGGAATCTATCGCAACCGGCTTACGTACAGTCTTTACCCGTTTGCAGCGCACTTCTACCATTGACCAACTTGAGGAGTTGGGCATTGCTATGTCCGATGTAGAGGGAAAATTTATTGGGCCGTTCAAGGCTATTAATAATATCGCTAAGGCATTAGAAAGTATTGACCCAAGAGATAGACGTTTCGCTGCGATTGCTGAAGAACTTGGTGGTTTTAGACAAATTTCCAAAGTTATTCCATTGTTATTGCAAACAGAAACACGTATGAAGGCGTTGGCTGCTGCTCAGGCCGGTCAGACTTCTCTTAGCGAGGATGCTGCTAAAGCTCAAGAGGCTCTTTCTGTTCGTTTCACTAAGGTACGCGAAGAGTTTGTTGCTCTCATTAGAGAAATCACGCAAACTGATACATTCAACGCTCTAGTAGATATAACCCTTGAGCTTGCTAAGAATCTAATCAACTTGGCTAGAGTATTCAAGCCGCTTATTCCGCTCATCACTGCTTTTGCTGCGATAAAGCTTGGTTCTGGCTTTGTGCAGTTTGGTCAGGGCTTTAAGAAGGGTGTGACTGGTGCTGGTGGCTCTAATGGTATGGGCCTTGGCCTAGCTAATCTACTCGGTGGACAACGCTTTAATAGTGGTGGTTTGGTTCCAGGTAGAGGGCCAAACAAGGATAGTATTTATGCCCACTTGACTCCTGGTGAGTTCGTTATTCAGCGTCCTGCTGTGGACGCTTTGGGTGTGAGCTATCTCAATGCTATCAACCGTAACAAGGGTGGTATTGTACCTAAGTTTGCCACCGGTAGCACAGATAAATTCACCTTATCTAAGAGCCATATAAGCAACAACACGAAAATCCAAGATGAGTTTGGAAATCTTGAGCTAAGTCGTTCCGCTTCTAAGTCCTCAAAGGCATATAAGGCTGTCGCTCTATTCTTACAGCCACAAGGTATAGATAGACACATCTCTGGTAAACTGCCAATTTCTGCATTTGCGGGTAAAGAAGGTCTACCAAAAGGCTCTACCCAAAGAACCGAAAGAAGTCTAGTTGCTTCGCAATTTGGCGGCTCTGATGGTGTGCCATTTGAGATTATCTCTGCAAGTCTGACCAAGAACGCTTCTAGGGCTTTTGAGAGTCAACTTAAGACTGCTTTGACTGGATTCTTACGAAATCAAAGTTCTGGCTTGGTTGGTCCAGAATATGCGTTTTCTAAGCAGAAGATTAGACAGTCTTTGTCAGCGGGTCAATTTAACTTCCCAAGCATCTCTGGAAACATGTTTGAAGCGATGTTGGCTTCTTCTAGTCAACCATTTGATGATAAGAGGGCTTCTAATTCCACTTTTGACTTTGCTTCCACTTCGCCACAAGTTGCGAAGTCATTTGGTTTAAACACAGACGAATCTACCTATCGAGGAGATGCGAAAAGAAGCTATAATGACGACGCTATCGGTTCTCTTTCCAAAAAAGTCAGAAACCAGATTCGCAATGATATTAAGCTATCCAGGAAAGCTGTCGGGGGTTCTGTAGGTGAAGATGAAGCTAACGCTATGGTTGCTCCTGGTGAGTATATCTTGGGTCGCCCTGCCGTGCAACGGCTTGGGGTTGGCGGCGCTAGAAAACTTAATAACGCTCACAAGAAGGGATTTGTTACGGGTGGTTTATTTGGTTCTTATCCAGGATTTGTTGACGGAGACGAGGTCAAAAAAAGACAGGAAGAAATCAAGAGACAGGCCGAAATTAGACAGAATCAACAACGCATAAGAGAAGAGGCTGCTCGAAAGAAAAGGGAAAGGGTGTTGGGACCAACGCCTAGAAATCCTACCCTGGCAGACATAAAGAACCGTGCAAATGCTAGAAAGTTAGGACAAGCGCCAAGAATTCCCGGTTCTATTCCGGGGGCTTTTAGGCCAGAACCTATCGTTCCGGTTGCCCCTATTATTGTACCTCCACTCGCAGATAGTGGTGTAAACCGAGCGGGTTCAAGTGTAGGTATAGACTTAAGCAAACCCCTCGCTGTTGTCCCTCCACAACCAAATATTACAATCACCTCAGAACCAACAGGGGTAGTTCGCGCAAATCCTCCTCGCCCAACAGCGGCAGGGAGACCGATTCCATCATTTGCTGCAAGCAGACAACAAGCTAAATTTGCTGAAGCTGCTAAAGCTGCTAACGCTCCAGACCCACAATTACAAAAGCAGCTTGATGCTATTAAGAAAAATCCTGCCGCTAATGCTGCGTTTATCGAGGGGCCTCTAGGTGGTAATTTTACACCTAAGACAACAAAAGTAACGAGCCTAGACGCTAAGGCGGCTGCTGCGGCTGCTAAAGAGGCATCTCTAAGCAGTAGAGCGTTTAAAACTCTAGCTGGCAGTATGAAGAAAGCTAAAGACGGCACATCTAACATGGTTAGTGGTTTGGGCCAATACGTAGCAAAAGCTCAAGCAAAGGTCAAGGCAGAGGATGCGCTATTAGCTAAGATTTCTAGCGGTAAAGCTTCTGATAAAGAGATAGCTCAGGGCCAATCTATTACTCAGCGAAGGGAAGCTAAGTCAACCCGACGAGCTATAGCTTTAGCTGGTACTATTGCTGCCGCTGGTTTTCTTCAGCAGGGTTTACAAGCTGAAGGCGAAAGAACCGGTAACGCAAATCTTTCCGGTGTTGGTGCCGCCCTTGGTGGTGGTATAACAGGTGCCGCTCTTGGGGCACAAGTGGGTGGTCCGGTCGGCGCCATTATAGGTGGAACACTTGGTGCAGCATCGTCTGGTATTAGCGCGTTCAAGAATGCATTAGAAAGTATAGCTAATAAAAAGCACGAAGATTCTATTAACAAACTTACCAATTCGTTGGATAAGCTGTCTTCATCTAGTACGGATTTTGCTGAAAACCTTAAGGGTGTTAGTGCAGCTATTGGACAAGCTAGAGAAAGCGCTATTAATGTTGCGGCTACTCGGAATCAAAATGAATTAGGAACTTTTGGACAACTTACTAATGTTGGCTTAGCTTTTGGTGCTTTTGGAGACACTCGTGAAGAAAACGATTCTTTCAAGACTGATAATAAATTAGCTGCTCTTGGTGGTGCTGGCTTTACCACATTTATAGGTGAAAGAATCGGTAATATCTCTAGTAAAAGAGAAAGAAGAGAGGCGGCACGTAGAGGTCGTTCACTTCTTGGTGGAGAAGTCTTAGAGGGTCACAGGGTCGAAATCGGCGCAGCAGAAAATAGCGTACAAGAAGCACTAAAGAGAGGCGTCTCGCTTGACGACCTTCTAAAAGATAGAGATTTGGTAGCTGGCCTAGCATTTAAAGATAAGAAAGCCGGTGAAGCGTTTTCTTTGCAGGACAGAATAGATGACTTAGATGTAACGCCCGCTGAAAGACTCACCATTCTATACAAAGAGGGGGAGCCAGCCCTACGGAAATATGCTGAAGAATCGTTAAAACGAATCACTCTTGAGAAAAAACTAGCTGACGCTTCTAAATTAGCGGCTGAGTCTGTTGATTTAATGATTAAGAGATTCACAGATTTGAATTCTAGAATTCAGGCCAGCAACGAACAGCTAAGCTACTTTTTTATAGAGAGTCAAGCAAATTTGGCTGCTTTAAGAGGCGAATTTGAAGCCAAGCAAGAACCAGTCAATGTATTCAAAAACATCAGAGGGTTTTCCGAAGATAGAGTTAATCAAGAAGCTGCAAGTCTTGCCAAGGTATTAAACCGCGCTGGTAAAACACAAGAAGCTAATGATATTACCACTAGCGTTTCTGTTGCTAAGCAATTGCAGACAGTTCTTCCAAAAGCTATTGGCGATGTATTAAATACTGGCTTGTTAGAGGGGAGTAGCGCCACTGAGGTCTTTAGCACCATCGAAGATGCTTTAACTAGTCGTTTAGGTGTAGCTGAGCTACCAAAAGCAATTAGAGATAGCTTGCGTAGCCAAGTATTTAAAACCTTAGAAGGAGACAGACAACAGCAGGTTGGAGCAGAAGAAAAAATACAAGAGCTGCGGGACATTGATACCACTTCTATAACTGAAGCTGCTCTCTCTAACGCCGCAACTCTTGCTGACGGCCTTGCCGCTTTCAATAAGAAGTTTTCCGATGTTCTAACTCAAAGACTAGAAATAGAGAGACGTATCACCGATGGTGTTAATCAAGCAGCCGCCGGGAGAATTGATGCAGATGCGAAAATCTCTGCTTTGTTAGACAAGGATACTCCTGATAATATCCGCGCGTTTGGAAGAAGACGAGCCAGTGTCTTTACGGGTGGTGAAACAGACCCATCTAAGATTTTAGCAACTATAAAAGCACAGGGTACTCAACTACAAGCAGCTAGGGATTCGTTCTCTAGTAATCCTAAAGATATTGTAGCTTTTACTGAAATAGCCAGACTTACTAATGAAATGGCTAAGAATAGAGAGGCTCTAAAAGCACTGACTGATACAAGTGCTGAGCTAGAAGCTACTCAAAAGGAATTAGCGGAGCTTGACAGAAAGAAAGAAACAGCGGGTAAAACCCTAAAGCAATTAGCTACTGGCGGTCCAGAGGAACAACTGGAATTCAGACGTAGATTAGCTCTAGGTGGTAGATTAGCAGCGGGTGGTCAACTAAGGGGTGATGCTCTTGGGCAAGGTCTAGCTGGATTAGAGGAATTCGGAGACCTACTAGAAAGCCTCGATATAATTAAGAAAGACAAACGTAAGAATCTAGACAGGGCTGGTAACGAGGCTATCGTCGGTGCCCTACCTCAAGATTTAAGGGACTTCTTTGCTAAGCAAGGAAAGAGCGAGGATTTTATTGCAGATAGACTATCTGGAGACGATAGAGGTACTGTCGTTGAAAAGCTTAAAGAAGCCCAAGACAAAGCTTTGATAGCACAAGGTGCGCTAACACAAGCAACAGATTTGAATCGAGAGGCTCTCGATGCTAATACCAACGCACTAAGAAGATTATTTGCTTCTCGACCAACAGAGGAAATTGGTAAGTCTGCTGGTGGTCGCATTTTTGGTTACGGAAACAAAGACAGTGTAAGAGCTAGGTTAACTCCGGGTGAATATGTTGTAAACAAAGCATCGGCTAGTAAGTACATGCCTCTATTGGCTGCTATAAATGCCGGTGCTGTGCCCTCTCAGAAAATGGCTAGTGGTGGTGTTGCTCAGCGGCGATATATTAATGAATATTCATCTGGAGGACAGCAGCGGGGCTATAATTCTGAAATCGAATACCAATACGCAAACACAAACGCTGTTGACAAAGTTTTAAATAGGGGCTTTAACGATGATAGCCTACCCTTCAATCAGAGATTTGTTCCTGGCGTGGGAGCGGCTGGTCCTTATGACATTATGCAGGACGGTGTTCTTTATAGAGCTACGCCAGCAGAAATAGCCCAAAGAGAACAAGCTGATGCCGTTGAGCGTGCAGAAGAAGAAGCAAAAAGACGTAATTCAGATTCGTATCGAAACAGACGAGACCCTGTACGTCCACCTGTTCCGGTGGCAAGAGGAGCTAGCGATTTTATCAGTGGTATTGTCTCTAGAGGGGGGGTTGCTCTATCGGATGGCATATCTAACGCAGCAACCAATATAGCAAATGGTATTCAAAGCCCAAATCAAGTTTCTGGTGGCTATTTGCCTCCTGGCTTAAAACTAGACACTGAAACGCAAAACCAAATAGTGGCAGATGCTCGACTAGCTGCGGGTTACCCTGGCCCAGGAGCGCATTTACCAGCCGGTCCTCAAACAGCACCTATTGTATCTGGTAGAAAACTTACACCGCAAGAAATGTTAGATAATCGTGCGGCTCGTAGATACAATAGCCAGACTCCATTGTTTAGAGCAGCTAATACTTTTGACCAATTCCAAGAACAGATTAAGGCTGGCCCAGTAGGTGCTATCGCTTCTAGAACGAATAGAAGAACGGCAGAACAGGAAAAGAGAAAGCAAAGAGCCGCAACTAGACTATCCAATGACTCTAAAGTAGGAAGTACTAAGCCCGCTGCGAATAGGCTAAGTCGAGATGAAATAGCGGCTAAGGTAGCTGCTGCTAAACAAGCTGGTTTTGGTGCTGGAACAGGGGCGGCCGGTAAGGCCGCCGGTAAGGCCGTCTATAAGACATCTATTAGCGGTGACGGCACTGAAACTGTTACGTATCAAGATGGTTCTACTGAAGTGCGTAGAAGAACAGCCTTAAATAACAGAAGTGGTCAAGCTTCTCGTTTTGATGGTACGGCTTTAGCTGCCGCTAGAGAAGCTACTATAGCTGGTGATGAAAGACGAGCAAAAGAAGCGGCAGACGCTCCTGGTCGTAGACAGAAAACGGCTGCTCAAGCAGCAGCTATTAGGAACGCTAGAGCTACACTGAAGGGTGTTGCTACTTTCGGGTTTACTCCTTCTCAAAAAGCCGCAGCGCGTAGTGCAAGACAACTGTTGTTAGATAACGGCTTGGTAAGAGAAGCAGAACAATTTACCAATGCTGGTAGACGACTTCAAGAGACTAACCAAGAAAGAGCTTCTAATAAATCGTTTCAAGCGCTCTATCCGGGCTATGACTCATCTTCGCCAGAAGAAAGACGAAGCAAAGACATTGTGACTATAAATTACCTAGGCACTGGATATTCTAGTAAAGAAGAAGGAGAAGCTAAGCTTAAAGGCTTACGCAGTCAATTGGAAGAAGCCAACAAACCTAAGAAACCACAATCTGTCAACGGTTTTAGAACTAGAACCAGACCAAGAGGTTACGCACTTGGTGGTGGTGTTCCAGGTATTGGCAACAGCGATATTGTTCCTGCAATATTAACACCAGGAGAATTCGTTCTAAACAAAAAGGCTGTTCAAGCCCTTGGTATGAATAACCTACACACCTTTAACAACAAGTTTAACAAGGGTGGCTCGGTTGTGCCACAAAGACTTAATAGTGGCGGTGCTGCATCTGGAGGGTGGAACTTCTCTGGTCTGGAAAGAATATTGCCGAGTTTTGCTACTTCTATAACATTAGCAAGTGACACACTCACAAAAACCGTAGATGCACTAAATAAATTAAGCGGTTTGAAAGTCACGCACGAAGTTACTATTGCAAGACAAGAAGTGGTGGTTTCTACTCCTGACCTACAGGGAAATTTTGAGGCTCAGATATTGGATAGAGTTACTACTATGATTCAACAAGTAGTTGGTCAACAGCAAGTGCTAGAGAATGCCCCAGGCGGTGTCGAGAATATTCCAGGTAGGAGCGCATAATGGCTATAACTTTAACATATGGTTCATATAACTTCTCTCCAATCCCAATGATTTCCTACAATAAGGAATACATTAAGAGCGGGGATGGTACTCATATTGGTACTACTTATAGTGGTTCTTTGACAGGAACTTTACAGCTACCGTCTGGTACAAGTGGTATCACATCCCTTATTGCGCTACAAGACAGCTTGAGAGAGGCATTCTCCCAAGAGGGCAAGTGTTTAATTCTGACTTGCGACGCCACAGTATTATTGCAAGTGGCCCCACGTATTACTAGTATATCGTTTAGTGAATCCAACAATAATTGGGTTATTAACATGCCTTATACTATTACATTAGAGTGGGACGAGGAGCCTTCATCTGGTGGTGAAGATGGAGACTTGATGCCTCCATATATCCAGAGTATTACTAGCGACTGGAATATTGAATTTTTAGAAGATAGTAACTACCACACTTGGACACTAGAAGATGGTGGGAACACCGTAGATACGATTCCGTATGTGGCTCGTATTTCACAGACTTGCAGCGCAGTCGGAAAGAGGCACTATGAATGCACCGGAACCGGGGCGGGTTTATCCTCTACCGGTTGGGAACAGGCTCGCACCTGGGTTCTAGCTAACTTACCAGCAACTCCAACGACTGCGTATGTAGTTCAATCTGGCATCATTAACCTAGACATTGACGAGATGGGGTTTTTCAACCATACCAGAAGTGTTGTGCTGAATGAACATGCGGGCGAAATAAGTGTGGCTCAGTCCTGGCTAGTGTTTCCAAGTGGATTAAATGGCGTTCCAGGTAATGCTTTAGAAGATTATAGCGTAGAGATAGGAAGTTCTATAGATGGCGGCACTTCTAGCGTGAGCATCAACGGCACTATCAACGGATTAGAAACTAGAAGCTATGGCTCTAGCCCTGGTGATTTTACCGTAACAGCCACGAAGTATGATAGGGCACTCACCTATTGGAATGCCATGCAAAGCCGCCTATATTGGAGAGCGCAAAAAGCCCTCGAAAATAGCGGGGCCACCATTTACAACCCTCTTAACCTATCAGCACTAAACACTTCGTTAGGTCATAATCCAAAAGCGGGGACAATTACATACTCATATCAATACGACACGCGGCCATGTAATTATGTGACCGGTGCCCTAATTGAAAACATTACAATGGATGACCAGCATCCTACAGATGTAATTGCAGAGATAGTGGTTCCTGGTAGAAGCCGTGGTCCAATCTTGCAAGAGATTTCCACTGTTACCGCTGGAAGCCGCTCTGTTAGTGTCGATGTAGTAATGGCACCAACAAGCGGCAATTGCACCAGTGCATCAACTCTGTTTTCCTCATTGATTAGTAAGGACAATGCACCGGTTGCTCAAGTGGAAGGTTTGATGTGCGCCCTAGAGACAGAACTAGTGGCAGCATATAGTCAAGTGTTTAAGGTTAGCGACACGGACAATTGGCAACCAAAGTCTAGTAGATACACTAGAAATGTTACATGGCAGTTTACCAACTGTTCTGGTACTCCACCAAGCACATCGTTTTGTTAAAGGTTTTATATGGCAGCAACTAAAGCAACATCTACACTATTTAGTAATCAGGTTCTCACCGGTGGTACAGGAACTACTACGAGTAGCGCAGCGACAATAAGCACGTCGTTTGGTGCCTCTATGTTCTTGAAAATTACCAATGGGGCAACTGCGCCCGCCACTGGTGCCGCTATGACCATAGAGGTAAGCCCGGACGGTAGTAACTACTATAAATTCACCGGAAGTGCCGACCTGCAAGGAAGCACAGTAAATAGCGCTGTTGTATCCAAGCAGGTAGAGCTACCAATTGGCGTAGGATATGTTCGAGTCCAGGCGGACCACGGCAACAGTCAAAATGTCACCATAAGGGCTGAAGTAACCCATATTACAGCAATCACTTAATGAGCATTGTACACTACATGGCGGCAGTCCTTCGAGATTCTGTCTCGCGGGGCCGCTTAATTCACCACTACGATATGTTAGAGGAATCGGGAGCTATATCCCATGATGATGTTGGCTTATTGGACGCGGTCATAGATGGGGCCACATGGGACGCTAATGCGCCCTCTTTTGCTGCGACATCCTCCCTGTTGTTTGACGGAACGAATGATTATTTGTCTATAGCTCAAAGTGATACAGTTTGGGATTCGGCTGAAGAACGCTCTATCAGCTTTTGGGTGAAGAGTGATGAAATTGGTGGTGTGTCTAGCCCTCACGAATTCCCTTTTATTGTAATGCTTAAGAGTGATAGAACAGACCCGTTTTCTGTGTGGCTGGATGCCTCTGGATTAAACTTTGGGTATTATAGTGACTTCAAGAAGGTGGCTAGTAGTTATGTCACCTTCCAAAACAACTGGGTAAATGTTGTTATTACATATGACGGCACAGGGGCAACCGATGTCTCTAACTATGTAGTCTATGTGAGTGGAGTGTCTGTTGCTATTAGTGCTGGGGGCACTTGGCCCGTTACTTCTCAGGTGACGCAGATAGGAAAAGGTGGTGTGCCAGAAAGCTACTTTGATGGGCGGCTATTTGACATACGCATATACGACAAGATTTTAACGGCTAGTGAAGCCTATGCTTTGGCGAACGGCTACACAAACGCCTGGGTGGGTTCTCAGGGCGACGGCACTTGGGAAGATGAGGATTGTTGGCCTTTGAGTGGGCTTCCAACATCTAGTGATACCGTGATATTTAGTGGCGACGATACTAATTGTACAGTTGTAAGCACCAATCAAATTGTCTTGGCCGGTTTGTATGTCGATGGGGGTTACCTGGGGACATTAGATTTAACATTCTGCTACCTTACGGTTAACGGCGACTTTAACCACCTAGGGGCAGCGATAGTGGCTTATCCACAAGTTCTCAAAGTGAGCGGGGACTGCATAGTGACCGCTGTAGATGTGATTGACAATATAAAGAGAACCACTATAGAATTGTTTGGCGACACCAATGCAAACTTTGGTCTACCAGACAACAACGTAGAAATTTTCGGGGTTATCGTTTCGGCTGATAGCGGAGTAACTAAAACCCTGACCGGAACCAATACTCACTTACAAACAAGAAGCCTGCATGTGTCGAGTGGTATCTTAGATATAAACGACAAGTATATAACCGTAGCTAATGATTTTACCGTAATTGGTGGGTCGTTTGTTAATCCTTCTGCGTATGTAAGCCATACTATTAGTGGTAACGCTTTGTGGTACGGACAGAGTAAGCTTAACAAGCTGGACTTAGACTTTGATAGTATTGTTACGTTTGACGTGAGTGGAGCCTTTTTAATTAGGAACGCAATAGTGGGAAACCTTAATGATGCGGGTACAACCGCGAAATGTTTGAATTGCGAGGAGGCTTAGGATGCCTAGTTTTACAACTTTAAATCAACCAGTACAGAACCTATGTTCTCCGGCAACTGTCTATGGTGGATACGACCAAACCCTGTTCTTAGGGTGTAGTGTGCGCTCGTTCTCTACCAGCCTAGGATGGGACGAACAGGTTAGCGAAATAACCGTGGAATTGGTAAGAGACCCATGCCCTGCTCTTGAGGCAAAGCCAAAAACCTATTGGGATGCGTCTCTAAATAAGCAAACCACTATAGCCGTAGACCCAGGTTTTATTGGGTACGATGTTCCGTTAAGTGGTCGCCCTGTCTTCTTTAGGATGGGAGAGTTTGAATTTTCCGGCATCTTACAGGACTGGACCGAAACCGAGGGCACTGGTGGCTATCCAGTATATACTGTCAAGCTTATTGACCCGCGCTCTATCTTAAGCGGCGTCCATCTAATCACAGGTGACTACGCAGGAAGTGTCGGTTCCCAGTTCAACATTTTCAATTGCTATGGGTATCTAGAAAGCCTTGGTTCTGCTTGTCCGTTGACGGATATTAACGGTGGTACATTTGGAAGTCCCGCTGGTGGATTCGGTGGCGCTAACACTACCGGTGGCGGTATGCAAGTCAGCTCTATCGTAGCTGCCTTTAATGTATTAGCTAACGGCGTGCCTCGCGTTGTTAATCAATTCTCACCATATGGGCGCGTTCTATACAACGGTACAACCGGCGGTAGCTATGGTTCATTAAACGAAGACCTAAATTTGTTCGGGTCTTCATTCTCTGAGTATTTTATTGATTTGAGTGAGCTACCAACTACCCCAACCTATTATAGATTGCCGGGTCCTAGTGTGACTCTTCTAGAGTTCGTAAGTCAAATATGTGTAGACTGTGGATATAGCTTCTATTGGGAAATGATTCCTATCAAGAATGCCAGTTCTCTTGCTGGTAGTGGCATTGCTAAGTTTCTCAAGCTCCGCACGGTATCTCGCCTGACTCAACCGGCCTTTGGCGCTATTGAAAACTTTGTAAGTGGTGTTGAAGGTGCAATCTCTACATCTGTTGGTAGAGAGACAGTGCAAGAGCAAACCGCATCTTTTATCATCGGTGGGCCGGTTGAAAGCATCTATCAGGCGGAACAAAACACCGATGTTCCTTTTGATGGAGACCCTCTATGTGACGAAGAAGATAATATGATTCTTCCTTACGTTGGATTAGACGCTAATAACGACCTTATTATTCCGTGCTTAGATGATGACGACCTCTGGGAATTTGACTTAGATACCGCTGATATAAACGCTACGTTAACACATGTGGCGTTACCAGCTACGGTTACAATCAAAGAGAAAGAATTGCTGGCTGTTGCAGGTGGAGAAAGCACATGGTTAGCATGGGAGGGGTCTATCTATGATGGTGGTAATCCCACTACTGATATTGGCGCTGAGCTGTTTGGTCCCGGTAAGATTTTCCCAGGTGGTAAAATCAATGTAAATGCTATCATTGACCGCGCTAAGACCGGCAAGCCAATGCACCCCCATGAAATTGCCAATCCTCACGATGGGTTCATGGGGGTGGTTACAGATATAGAGCAACAGAATGATGTCCGGTTAATCTATGATTGGCTCAATTCATATGCTCAGGGTTTCGGCACAAAATACATGGTGCGTGTTCCTTACACATGTGCTAAAAGAGACACCGACACTAACTTAATCATTACAAGCGAAGTTCCCCAACAGGATGGGTGGACCGATTACGCATCTGTTCTTGGTCTAGCTACTGACGCTCTTGCTATGGAATTGTTCCGTAATGACAGTGGTAAGATTGAAGCAATGGTTCGTTATGACGGAATAGCCAACCTAAGCATCGCGGACCTTAATCCTGGCGAATACGCAGTCGCCCTTGATGAAGAACCAGAGGACGAAGAAGATACTAGTAAGGTATGGATAAAAGCGTCCGTGGAGCCGAAATATGTCTACCACGACTCTAGCACATTGTTCGTGCCTCGCGCCGTTGTTACTATTTCAACTCCAATTCGTGAAAGCGTTAACAATCCTCAGCCGTACATTATGGGTTTAGCTGAGTTGATTCGGGCTGCTGCCGAGGGGCCTCCTGCTGATATTGATACTGCTATTCCTGGTGTGCCCGCAGAATTAAACACTGCTAGAAAGCTGGCACAAAACCTAATAGGAAAGGCCGGTGGGGACGAACTATTCTTCGATTTTCCTGATTTGTCAAAAACACCTGATGCTGTCTCCTTTGGGTTGAAAAGCACTGTAACTACCTATGGTCCTTGGACAGTGGTTGGTTTGCCAGGGCAAATCAAAGTAGAGACTGACCCTTCACTAGTTCCGTGGGAGTTCGGCAGCACTGCCAATATGAATCTTGCGGGCAACGCTCTTGCTGCGGAAGGTGTCATAGGTATGAAGGTTGCCGAAAGTGGTTCTGTACAAGTTCCTGGCTATCCAACGATACCTCTTGGAGCGGAATTAGGCGCTTACGCTGGTGGATTTTTTGGTGGTGGTTCTCATCTAGTTGAAAATAGAACACATAGCGAAGGTGGTGGTTCTGCTCACTTTAATTATAGTGGTAACTGGACCGGTTTGTATGGGCCGAACATTACCAATATCAGCATGTCCAATGGGGCGCAAGGGGCTACTACTAACTACGAATTCAGAACTTACACACCCCGTAGAGGTACGTTTGCTAAGCTGAATGCAGACCGGCTTCGTAACCAAGGCAGAATGAGAATTGCCGCCCTTAGAGAAGCTAGGCTTAAGGCTCTTTCTAAGGTAAGTGCGAGACTAGATGTGGCTGTTGGTAATAGAGAAACTAGAAAAAAATACGCAGAGCAATTTAAGAAGCACTCTAGCTCTACATTCTTAGTGGCTGACTATGGGGAAAGTGCTTATCCTACCGTCACATTAAAAAGCAGTACCTATATCGAAAATGATATGGGTGCTTCTGGAATCGAGCGCCGTTCTTTGGTGGGGTTAGATAGCGTCTTTACCCCTGTTTCCTTACGGCCTCAAGGTGGTGTTGGTCCATATGGTACAGGTCTACCTAATTTGGTCGGTAACTTAGCAGGATGGGAAGATTCTTTTAGAAACTTTACCAGGGCAGCACTTCCATTGGCTATCAACGAAACAGGAGGGCAAAGCTGGGGTCGAGCCATTGGAGGAAGGCATTCCAACCCTTGGTCTAATCCAACGGGAGGATTTGAAAACGATGAAGTAATGAACTATCAACTAAGTGGCAAGGGTAGCGGGCACAATAACACTTATGCCGTAAGAGACAATCAAAGTGGCCTGACTTTGTCTATGTATAATGAAGCGTCTGGTGACAAGACATATAGTAACACATATAACGTAGTTGCCCTAAAGGGCCCAATAATCATTCAACAGTGGGGATATGACACAGATGGTAAGCCAGTACCTAATGCCGCAGATGATGAAGCGGCTTGCTTAGAAGGTACATTTGAACATGAATTTCTTACTGATAATTTTATGCCTGGGTGGCTACAAAAACCAAAAACTTGGCCGGTTGCCCCTCTTGATGTTAGATTAGACCGTATGAGGGGTGTGTGGGTTGCTCCTCCTCCAAGAAGTAAGTTAACCGTTGTATTAGAAGCCTGCTTGAGCCCCTATGAAGTAGTTACTGCTTTAATCACGGGTTATAACGATAGTGACCCAAGCCCTATTATCTACGATTCTGGCGGTATGATAGTAGACCAGCCTCGTATCCATGTATATGATAATGTTGGTTCATACTATGCAAGCGGCACGCGCCTATATGTAGATTTTGATAGCACTCAAAATAGATACTATCCTGTACAAGCGCGTAACGGCTTTAACGCAATGGGTACAACGTGGGTCAGTGGTAATAATAGTGAATATCAAATTTATACTACAGGAACGTGGACTCCACTCACTTACTTTGCCGAAGGGGTAAGTAGCGGTGTCAGTGTAAACTGCAAGCATATAACCAATTTGCTTGCTGGACCGGGAATTATTTTTGAAGAAGAGGTTCTCGATGATTTTATTACTGACTTCAGAGACCGCTGCGGGGAATCAGGTTCGGGTTGCGGGTGGGAACAATCAATAAGAATAACAGCTCAAAATTATGTTACAAATTCAGGCGGCTGGGTTGGCAATTCAGGAATGAGCTTCGGTGGAGAAAGATACAATGGCGGTTTAATTTTTGGGAATAATATTTCTACCAGCGGATTTGAGGAAAGTTCCCCGATGGGTAACGTCGTACATATGACTGCCATAGGGGCTCACATGACCTACGGTTGGGTGACCGGTGTACCTACCGGGGCTATGGACCCGTCATCTGATTTTTCTCCAACTAGAAACGCAGTGCGAATAGGTTCTTTCTATGTAGACAACTCAGTTTTCTCTATGAAGATTGGCAGTTACGACTATGATGGAGCCGGATGGAGTGACGGTGTATGCACTGGTTATCTTGGACTCACAGAACTACATCCTCCAACGGGAACCGGCATTGAGGTTGTAACTAGCGTGGTGTGTAACACAGGTTCTGGCGAGTCAGGTATTACCGTGTCATATAAAACTCTAAACTTTGACGCTTACGGCAGACTGACGAGCGTATCATAATGAGAACAGTAGAAATTCCTAATTGTATATGCTGTGGACCTGCTGCTGCCCCGTGCGAAGAGTGTGTGGCTTGTAGTGAAGGTGAAGTATCAAGCACCATAGACGTAACTATTGCCGGGGTTACGGGCATAGATGCCGCTGATTGGAATACAACCCATACTATAGATTGGTCACCAGGAACATATGATTGCCAATGGTATAAGAGCTTCACCGGTTCCGGCTCAGGTCAAACATTGCAAATAATTGTTGGTGTTTATTTGACTACCTTTCCTGATGAGTTTAACATTATCTGTCAATGTATTGATAATGGTGTGTACAATGGATTTCTTTCAACAGCGGCAGGAACTAGTGGTACATGTGTGTGGACTTCTAAAAATCTACCCAAAATATATAATAACGACCCCACTTTTGCGGCGGCTACAGTAGCGGTAACTTCAACAGCGTGTTAAGACAAATGGAAAAGAAAATACATCAGGTATGGCTACACGAAGAGCCGTCTCCCAAATATAAGAAATTTGCAGAAAAATGGCAAGCCCTACATCCAGATTGGCTATATCAAACATGGTCGGCTAAAAATCTACCAAAGCTAGTTAATCAACATTTGTATGACCATGCTATAGACTTTGCACGATTCGATTGCGTGTATCAGATGAGAGCAGATATTGTTAGGTATGAAATTCTAGCAGAACACGGTGGGTTTTATTGTGATTACGACACCGAACCATTAAAACCCATAGACAAGCATGTGCTACCACATAAACTATGGGGTGCTGAATACATGCACCACGTAGACCCGGCGTATTTAGGTTGCGAAGCCCATCACCCTGCTATGGTTGCCATAGTAAATGACTTAGAGGCTTCTGTCGTTTCCCATAAAAAGCGCATTTCCGTTTCAGCATTAACCGGGATGGGCTACATCACTCCGTACTGGATAAACTACGATGGCTATGTTGCTGAACAAGCTCTGTGGTATCCCTTTAACCACAGCGACGTTAGAAAGCTAAACTTTATACCAAACATTAGCGATGAAGTTATAGCTATCCACCACTGGGCTAGTCAGCAGTTAATTAAGGAGTAAGAATATGGATGACGAACAGCCTAAAAGTATATTAGACAAAGTTAGTGCATACAACGAGGCGCGTAAAAAGTGGGTAAAAGCTGGTAAGCCATTACGCAGCAAGAAAGATATACTAGACATATACGAGAACACATGTAAGCCCTGTGAGCATTTCGAGGGTAATTCATGCGGGCTTTGCGGGTGCCGTCTATCTACTGATAGGACCAGTTTTAATAAGATAGCGATGGCTACAGAAGAGTGCCCGATTGGGAAATGGCTGGCAACCGAGAAAGAGCCGGAAGCGGCCCTAGGGGAGAAGCGAAATGGGCGCGAGAGGGGCGGTAGCTGCGGTTGTGGCGGGTCTAAATAAAAAAGGCGGGACTTTACCCGCCTTAGTTTAAATCATCGGTCTCTGCGCCTGATGTCTCGAATAGCAGTCCAAAATTCGATGCCTAACCCCATCACGATTGTTGATACCAGTATGGTAAACATCACAATGAGCATAACGCCTAAAATCCAGTCGGCCATTATTATGCCATTTCCCCAGTTTCCTGGTTGTACTGCAACCAACCATTATCCTTGAGCCATACCTTCTTGCCATCGACAATAAGTGGCTCAGTTCCGTTCATCTTATAGCGGCGTGGATAGATACCAGCATCAGACTGTCCAAATTGTAGCACGGCCTTGCAGTCCTTACAGCGTATTTCATAGTAGGTGAATTTGCCTACTGTTCTCACTTGAAATACCACGTTGTTCTTCTTACACTTACCACAGGTGTTTTCACCTAGAATTTCCTGTAGTTTGGCTAGATTTGAGAAGATGTCTTTTTGGTCGCCGGCCTCAAATTCAATGCATACTTCTGGACTTGGCTTATAAGATACTTTCATTTGCAACTAACCTTTCAATTCATTTTTCCAGCCTGAGTCGTAACCTAACATTTCTTCGGGCACTCCCATCTGCTGATAAACCTGTAGAGTTCTAAACAGGTCCAAGGCATCAGAGTGCCGCAAGGTATCTATATTATGGCAGTCTGGAAAGAATTTGTGGACTAATTTCGCCACGTTTACGTTCAGTTTGTCCCTACACAATGTCTCCAAGTGTATGAGCTGAGGTTGACTGATATTGCCGACGTTTTCCCCTAAGATGTTATCTTCCAGCTTATCCACTTTTTCATCTGCGGTAAGAACGTCAATGTTCAACAGCTTCTTAAGCGCCCTACCTTCTGCTTTTGTTTCAGCGGTCGCAACTGGGTGATTACGGTATGGTTTATCGGTGTTGCCCCAGTATGTATCTGATGCTCCATCGGCCCTGACATACACCTCACCATCTAAAACAGTAACAGCAACAACAACAGACGCCCTCTGTTCGTTTTCAGGGGTTGGGCACTGAGCAATGTGCGTAGTAGTCGTCACAATTGGACCAAGGAACTTTTTCACCATGCGTCTAAGCCCCGGTATGCGTGGATACTTACCCTCCGACTTTTCTTTGTCAGTAAGTAGAGACATTACATAATCGGTCCATCCCTCGTCATCTTGGCAAAGCACAACTGGTTTCTCAGTGTCTACGGGCGCGGCCACTTCTATCAGTTCTGGAGAATCACTAGCTATATCTTCCGAAATAGCATCTAGGTTCTTCTCTTGTTCTAATAGCGAGGTCGCTAGTTCTTCGTCTGTGAGTTTGTTAAGGCTTCTCTTAACGTAGCCGTGTGACACCAATTCAGCAATCATTTCAGTCCTATTCATCTTTATCTCCTAGAATGATGTACCGATGTTCCCGCTCAGGAAACTTCGCTTGAATTTCCACCAACTTGTCGTGCAACTCTTTCCACAAATCCCGCTTATACTTCTCGGTCAAACCCCGTGAATGTCTAAGCCTAATAACACACAATCCTGCTCCCAGCAGGAGACCGTTCTTAACTTGGTCTGACCGCTGATTCTTAGCCAACATGTCAGCGCCCCAAATCGGCAGAAAGTGACTTGGCCCGTCTACTTCAATAGCTACTTTGTCGTGAGGTAGCACAATATCAATTTGAAGGTTCTCGTTCTTAATGGTCCGCTCAACATGGAATTGTGGGCGGAATCCATGTTCTACTAATTTCCCGAATAGAAACCGCTCCAACTTAGACCCTTCTTTTGCTGCGACACGAACCGCATCGCCTGCCTTAGCGGACATTTCCGTTTTTTCTTCTACACTCATACTGTCCCAATGGTCTTTACCTATCTGCTTACGACGTTCCAATTCCTCGTCAGATAACGCAGCCCAAGAAGCTGACACTTTTTCGCTAATCTTGTATTTAACTTCCTCTGAGCGGTGTTTCCCCTTGGTTGGATGTTGTTTGGTCCCATCTGCAAGGGCTTTCTTTTGAGCCTCAGAGCGGGTTCTGATGGGAACTTTAAGCTTCAGTGCGTGGCGACGAATAGTATTACCATATTCTCCGCACAAGTCCCCTATAGCAGCCCAAGTCATACCTTGTATAAAGTGGGCATCATAAAGGAAATCGTATTTAGCTTTATCATCAAGTCCTTTATAGTTTGCCGCTTTCTTTTTTAATAAAGGCATTGAGGTCGGTTGCAGAGAAATTTTCAATGACATAAGTAGGCTCTTTCCAATAGCGTTTTAACACATTAGCGTGTTGTGTGGTTCTAGCAATTAACTCTACCTTATCGTTAAGATAAGCAGGGCTAATGTAATCATACATAAACTGTGTATATATCCACTCCAGGTTCCACACGTAGAAAAACTTTTTATGAGCGGACGGAATAGATAGCATCGTGTGGGTAGTTTCAATGTCGGTAGACACAAGTATGCCGTCGAAGCCCCGCAGTTGCGCTGTTTGCATCATCGCAAAAGCTGTGGGTTCTGGAATAATGTCTAGCTCATTATAGAACACCGTTAATCGAGGCGCGTTAGGCAGTTTCAGCAGTTTATTGCCCTCTATGTTGAGATAGCAACCAAGCTGATTCATTCCTATTCGTTGGGTGATTATACCAAGAGTGTTTTGTGCTTTTGTGCTTCGGCTTTCCATTGGCTCTCTTGTAGTGCGGCACCAAGTTCCATAACGCGGTCTAAGTAAGTATGTTCAGAAATAACAGCTTTGTGCGCTTTCTTTGTGATATTGCGACGGGCGCGCTCATTAGGAAGAAAATCATTCAGTAAAGAAAACAACTCTTTAGTGTTGTTGTAATGGGGGAATAGGGGGTTTGCGACATTACTCAATACGAAAGTTTTATGAGCTGCACACTCCAATAATAAGTCAGTATCGGAGTCCAAGTAAATTTTGGTACTTGCTAAGAAACTGGCAATTTTCCCAGGTTGGATAACTCCTAGATATGCAGGAGTTGGATAGGACACGTCTCCCAAGATTTTCAATTTGTACATAAAGAGGTCGCGGCTCAATACGTTTACCATTTTAGGATTTGGAGACAACGACAAGTAACCAATATCTGTTTCGTACTGGGCATCAAAAGTTCCTGGTGGGAACCTGAAGGTGTCTGCTGCCTTATGGAGAATCATCTTATTGTGGTCGATGTTGTTGAATATCACCTTTGGTACTATGTCGTTGACCAGTACCAGCTTTACATACTGCTTGATACTGTCGGGGGCCTCAACGCCATAGATAATAACCGCTGGCTTGAATTCATTAATAGCTAAAATAGTGTCTTTTTGTATATCTTCTCTAGTAAGTATCACGTAGTCTGGTTTTTGCTCCTCGAACATATCGAACGTGGGCTTTCGTGTTTTATCCCACAGTATGATATTCATGCCGGGCAACACAGATAACGCTGTGATGAGACCGGTCATGTTTCTATCTATTTTACTACTAACTGTGATGTTCACTTTTAAAGACCTTCCTAACGAATGCGTAGTCCTTGGAGCAGTCAATATCAAAAGCAAACATAGACGGGTCTGGAGAATAGACTCTAAATTTTCCGCCCTTGTCTATAATCTTGTTGACAATCTCAAAACTAAATAGGTGGGCATTCTCTTTCTTCCATGTTATCTGCCGCAGTAGGTCGGCCTCTTTGCCCGTGAAGTATGCTATCTGTGCCCACTTGTTCGGCAGGCCATAGAACATCTGCTCAACGTATGTTTTGCCACTGGTGAACCCGATTTCATTTTCCTTAAGGTGTTCAGACGTATTAGCTACTATACAAGATTCTCGGTCGAAAGGCAAATTCAGAGCAGTCTTGTTAAAAGCTAAATCGCCCTGGATAGTTATTATACGGTCTGTTGTCGCAGCGCGCAGACCTAGGCCGATACTTCTTGCTATATTTGTGTCTGCGTAACCTTCGTTTTCGACTTTAATGACCTCTTTAGGGGCGTGGTTCATAACCTTGTCTGACTCGAAGCCTGTGACCAAGATAATTTCCACCACTGGAAACACCGAATGTATATGCTTGACTTGTTCATCTATAAGCAGGTTATCGCCTATTGGAGCCAACGACCGCGCACCAAACGTGGTCATTCTATTGCCTGAGCCAGCAGCCAGTAGTATAACGCTGTACTTTTGGTTGACATGCGGCACCTTGATAAGTGACACGTTCTTTATAGCTTTGTTAGACATTCTCTCACAACCTTTATTTCTTCCGTAATATTGCCGTTGGTGTGTTCACTACTCAGTAACGGTATTGCTACGTGGTGCAATAGGTGCCTCATGCCGTACTGTAACAAGAATTGGAAGTGGTATAAAACCTTGAGTTCCTCATTAAACTTTATCAGTGGGTCCGGCTTGAATAGTAAAGGTGTATTGACAATTTTACCACTAGTAACTACGTCAAAGGACCAGTATGGATAGTATTGTATTATGTCTCCGGCAATATTATCGCAGTACACTCCCTTATTTAGATTATACTCAATAAGAGGTATTATGAGTTCCTCTAAAGAATGCTCACTGACGAAATCATCCTCTTTAGACAAGCATATCACGTAATCAGAGAATTCTACATTCCTAAGCCCTTCATTGAATACCAACGGGGCGTTTTCATTCGAGTTATAGAGCATGTCATAGTTGGGATACTTTTGCTTAATAAATGACCCATTGGTAATGACAGTTACTCTGGGAAATTTTGCACTACTTTGGTCACCGGTATTGTCGGGCATCCTAATTCTTTCAATTTGACTGGTAGAGGAAATTGCTTGTTACCCATGAAATAATCATACATAATTCGCGGTACAGTCCATCCGTTACCGGTGGAGTTTGGAGTGAGAGCTGTGAATTCTAAGAACTCATTGTTCACTTGTTTGTTTATATCCTCACCGAAGGTCTCTGGAACAATAAACCCCGCTTGGAATGTAGAGTAGAAGTTTGCATCCTTGTAAGCTGGCGAACTCACAATCAAATCTTCCCATAGGCACTGTTCTAGGTCGGGGTCGTCGATACGTTGTACCCGCCACGGAATAGGTATGTGCTGTAATAGAGTAGCTAGATGCCTCAAGCTATACTTTGCCATCGGAGGGCGAACCACCCCAATGTACTTAGGTGGTAGTGTTTGGTTAACTAGCGAATCTACAGTTAGCTTGATAGAATCGTACTCGTCATTATTACCAAAAACAATGTCTATGAAGCGGAGCGCAATTTCTTTCTGGATAAGCCCTAGCCGCTTTGGCAGGGATTTTTCTTCTGCATGAATCCAGTTCTTAGTGCGCTTAGACATACAGATACGGTCAGGAATCACATAAAACTCTTTTTCTTCGTCGTAGCATTCCATAATTGGTAAGCCCTTTGACCTGTACTTATCCAGTATATTCAGGTCGCACCCAGTTTGGGTAATGTCTTCATAGGTTGCAAAGATACAGTCTTTACACGATGTAAAATTACGCATGTTTAAATTTCTTGGCTGATATAACGTATTGTTGATGATAGATTTCGGAAGTGGCAACAGTAAAGCCACGACTATTCAATTGGTCAATTAGGGTACTCATACACGTAGCTGATTTATGATTGTTGCTAAAAAGGGTCTGAATGGCTTTTTGGCTATTGATAACACCAAAGGTCAGGGAGTGCGCTATTTGATATATGTCTACACCAGCAAAGTGAACAGTGCCGCCATACCGAACCTTACTTAGTATAGTATCTAGTACGGTCATTTGAGATTCGTATTCTACATGGTCTAATAGGTCCCCAACTCTAATTTCTGAACAAGAGCCGTCCACAATGTCGGGAATTTGGTTAATGTCTATCTCTTGTTGACCCTCTAAACCCGTGATGTTGATTTTCATGCTAAGAATACCTCATATCTGTGCTTTTCTAAAATGGTGTTCCATGTATCGACAAATTCCTTGATAGGCCCGTGGTGAGTGTGGACGTACTCCAAGGCTTGCTTTTGCAAGAACGGAACTTCGTCTTTTATGCTATTCACAACCGCAGGAGCTTCCGCGACCGAATTGAAAAATCGCACGTTGTCTTTCAGGGTCTTGCTGAGGTAGTCTGTTCTATTACTAACAATAGCGCAGCCACTTTTCATAGCGGTCACAAGACTATCAGATATGTGGTTAAGAGACGACAGATTGACGAATATCTTGGCTCGCGCAAACAGGTTGTAGTGTTCCTTGTCGTATAGCTGAGTAGACAGTCCAGGATTATTGCCGGAGATTACCAAGCTCGGTATTGCGGCTTGTAAGCTGCGTAGTAGATTGTAGTCCTCTGGCAAAAAGTGCCCATGCACCAATACTATGTCTTTTTCCTCTGCTGCATACGCTTCATCTGAATATGCTCTAGGTATAATAACAGAGTCGTTGATTACGGATGTTAGTTCATTATCTGATATGGATGCCACTATTGATGGAATGGCCCTGTAATTCATTTCCTGTATCGCGCGGGCTGGTAGTGCCTCGTGAGACACCATAATAGTCGGTAGATGCAATCCTAAGCCAAACTTTTTAACAAAGTCCTGATGTACGGGAGATTGATTAATCAGTAGATGGAAAGGCGTCGTATCTCGCCAGTTGTAGGTTGACGGGTCTATTAGATGAATATTATCAGGTACGTTTTTTGTGGTTGGATACCAGCCAGCAGGAGCGTAGCTGGCCGCCCCGTAAATGTTGTGGCCGGTTTTGGCTAAATCTAAGCAATAACACCCGTCATACAAATAGCAGAGTATATTGAGCGGGCTAGTGTGCTTAACACACTTATTTACCAGGTTTTTGATTATACTAATGGTAGGCCATCCACTCTTCCATCAATGATGGATAAATGCTGGTTAATTAACGTAGCAATACTGTCGCAGGAAAAAGAGTCGAGGCGATGCTGTGCCTTCTCTCTGCGGGCTGTTCGCGCTTCGTCCGAGCTTTCATACGCTGCCCGCATCTGTCTTTGTAGGTCAATAATACTTGGTTCTCTCCAAGTTTCCCACGAAGTGTAAAGATTAGCAAGTGGCGGGTCTGGAACATAAACGGGAGTCTCGTGGCTTTCTACAAGAAAACCGCAGTCTCCTACCAAGTCGGCCATACCAGTATCATTGGTCACAATCACATCGTTACCCATGTACATAGCTTCCATGACCGGTCTTGACAGTGACTCACCCCGACTTGGAAGTACTAAGCAATCACCTAGTTTATGTAATCCAGCTAGTTCCTGTTGATTGAGAAAATCCGTAATGAGGAATTCTGATGCATACAGGTCTTCGTTCTGATACAGCCTCATTTTGGATTTAATGTCTGATATTTGTTGCTGCATTACAACAGACAACTCTTCAGACGAATGCAACAACTTAGTTGTTTTAATAACGAGCTTCACTGGTTCATTCTTGGTGAACTCTCGATGGAAAGCTATTATTAGCCCTTCAATGTTTTTTCTATGAATCATTTCACCTATGTAGTAGAATACATAAGAGTCGTCAATGTTTGGGATGTCAAGCGGCGCTGCGTCCTTAGATAGCCACGATGTATCTATAGGCATTGGAACAATTGAAATGCGTGTCTTAACCCCGCTCTTGCGTAGTATGTTCTCTTCGGCTTTACTAGACACCCATATCTCATCCATTAGGTTGCAATAGCTGTGCCAATTAATCTGTGTCCATTTCGCAGATTCAAAATAGGCAATGCCGATGTTCCAACAGTCAGGCTGGCGACTAAAATAGTGAGGTAGGGCATTCTGAATAACAACATCTGGATATGTGTCTAATACATTGCTTTCAGCTTCGTATAGTTCTGCCGGTAAAGTGGCTTCAATGTTGGCGGCCATAAACAGGGGCTTAGCAGATATATTGTGGCCGGTCTTTACTAAGGACTGTAGGTAACTCTGGCTAGATTTTCCCCAGCCGTCCCGCTGTCTAAAAGGCCCTATGAATACTATGTTCATTTGTTCGCGTACTCAATATAGTCGGTGTGTGGAGGCTTCAAAATACCACAGCGGATTTTCTCACACAATATCTTGTTCTCTGCGACAGCCCTAAATAGCTCAAAAATTTCCTGCGGGGTAACAGGTTGCATTCTGCCACCGTCAGTTACAAAACCCAAATTTAAATCCTTAGTTAAGTTGAGGGCTTCAACGCTATTAATACGATGAGGCTCACGAATAACCTCCATGTATAGCCAGTTTACAAAACCCTTAGTGGTGTTGATGCTGCCTGGGATTTTATTTGGAACACGATATAGCTCAGGCGGGGAATCCCAGCGACCTTGTCTATTTTCTAGGACCAAGCTATCAAAGTGTTGAATGAGCTTGTCCCCTGTCTTGTCCCAGTCGAAATACTTTTCGGCGGCCTTACGTGAATTTTTACTGTAGATTGACCGCTGTTCCTTGGTCATGTTGACAAACCTAGCAAATGTATCAGCACAGTAATCATCATCTGGTAAAGCTCGAATAGCACCGGTGCCGTGGTCGAAAAACATACGCTCTACCTTGAGCGGAAAACCCTTGGTCTTAGCCACTATATCAGCCATTCCACTATAGTCTACAGCCATCAGTGGAAGCCCACACGCCGCCGCCTCTAGTTGAGGCATTCCAGCCCCCTCGCAGGTAGCGTATTGAATATATGCGTCAAACAGGTTGTACATATCCCCCATTTGTTCTTCCGTGTATCCATAAGATACCGTTGGTAGAACTCCGGTCGCAGCGTTGGAGTATGGTGAATATGTCTTAGAGTCTTGGAACTTAGAAGCGAACGGTAGACGGGTCTGCATACATACGTAGCTAAATAGAACGCGGTCTTCTACTCCAAAGAACTTCAACCAATATGGAATATCCCATCCGGCTGTGTCTGGATAAGCAACGTGGCAATACAAATAGACATTATCACTGATTTCAGGATATTTATCTAAGAAGAGACGTAGAGCGTGGAATAGGTCTGGATAGAGCTTTCTCATCTGATTTCTCATCACTGTCCCGATGATGATAGCGTCCTCGTTAAACCCGTGGGCTTTACGGTGTGCTTTCTTGTCTGCGACAGGTTTGAGAACATCAAGATTAACACCGGGAGAAGCAGACCCTATATACTTGATGGTGCCGTGGCTTTGCTTACGCATGATTTCGCCACCCCAGTCGGTATATGCAAATACTGAATCAGCAGTCTCAAACATTTCAATCCATTGCTCGCGTATGGGCGCTGAATCACAAGTAGGCATGATACTCCAATGGTAGTACTTACGCAGCGGAGAGATAGCCTCAAACGTGAAGTTGTAGGGGTCTCTTGGGTCAAAGACTATATCGGCATGATAGTCTAGCAAAACTCTATTGAAACGCCACTCTCCAAAGTGGTTGTTCCTGTTTTGCATGAACTCTCGATAGCGCCCGTCACTCTCTTGGACGTTATTAGCATAGACTCTCCACGGGACAGGATTAGCTCTAACATGCTCTAGCGATGCACCAATAGCAAATTCAGCAATTTCAAACTTGTTGCTCTTGTACAGTCTCGATAGAATCTCTTTGCCGTAGGTGCCAAAGCCCGACAGGACAGATGAAGATTCATTAACGAATAATATCTTTTTCTTCATATTGACCGTCTTGAATTTTGACAATAGCCGAATGGAAAACTTTATTGGCCCAAAACCGCGTCTTACCGAATGAGTCGCCTATAGCACTAAAGCTGTGGTTCGCTAACCTCATTTTGATAATCTGGCGCTCGGTATCTGTGAGAGAATTGGGTAGAGCATCTTCAATAGATTCGGCAGGGATATTAATCTCTTCTGCTACCGAATCTAGCGAACACATAACGTGCTTATTCTCTTTCGTTATGTAACGCGCTATCTCCCCGTGAATATAATACCATGCATAGGTACTCAATTTCCCTATGGATGGATTATACCTTCGTATAGCCTTTAACAAACCAATCCTACCTAATTGGACGTATTCATCCAACTCCGTAGGATTGCGAGGTTTGAAATTTTTTGCTATCTTAACAACTAAACCAGTGTTAGATAGGATTAATTCCTGTTCAGTCATTAGAACGGGATTTCTTCGCCGCTCTTTGGTTCTTCTGCTGGCGCTTCAGCAGGGGCACTATTTTCTTCCTCGCTTGGTGGTGAGTTGTCAGGCGACGGCTTACCGGACTTAGGACGCACTACATCGAAGCGTTCTACCGAAACGAACGTCTCATTACGCGGTGTTCCATCTTCTGCGGTCCACTTGTTATTCTTGAGTCTGCCATAGACCAAGACTCCGTCTCCCTTTGCAGCGCGAGCCACAATGCGTTCAGCTACACTGTTCCATGCTTCACATCGAACAAATGTTGCAACATTTTCCCATTCACCAGCCGCGTTTTTGCGGCCTTCGTTGATAGCTACCGTGAACTTTGTCAGAGGGCTTTTTTGCGCCCCAACGTGCTTCAATTCCGGGTCCGCTGTCAAATTTCCGTTTCCAAACCAACCTTGCATTGTCTTACCTCCGGTTTTCGTACTGTAAAAATCTCGCTACCATATACTATACAGGGCGACTGCCACAAGGCAAGCCCGTTAAAGCTGTAAAGCCGTATCGACCTGGAAAACCCCGTCCCGCCCGCGATTGCCGGTCAAGAGCAGGGTATTGCTTTCAATCATCAGGTGTTGAAACTCCTTCCATATTTCTGGAAAAATTACCACGGATTCTAGTACACCCGTAATGTCACTTATTTGTAAGAAAGCCATCTCTTGTCCAGGGTTCTTGCCCTTTTTGGTTTTCACCCTACGTACAGAATCTAGGTCGCAGGCAATCCTAATAGATTCCGCAAAGAACCCGTCCATGTATGCTCTGATAGTGCAATTTGCCTTATCAGCGTCGGCACACGCTTCGACTGCTGTACATGAAATCGGTATGCCTAACAGGCCAGTCTCAATACTAGCAATCCACCGAATATCATCTGATAGCTTGTGTGGTGGGTTTTCCAGTGTAAATAGTAGGTTCTTAATCTTATCTAAGCGTGACGCATTAAAACATATAGCATCTTTACCTGTGCCCTTAGCGACTATAAATTGCAGAACTTCTCTCAGGGTTTTCATCGGATACTTTGCCGACGTTCTATGTCCCTCTTCATCGTAGTTATACAGCAGCAATAGTCGCTCTAATTTCGGCAGTTCTGTCTTGTTGATTTCGCTAAATACTTTGTACTGAAAAAGCATCTCGGTGCGAGACACCCCCATATATGACAAAGCCCCCGATTTAATCATAGCCTCTATACAGGTCTTAGACACTTTAGGCGTTAGATAGAGCAAGAATTCCAGCCAAGTCCACTCTTTACGAGATTTCCCCAGCACCTTTTCGACTGCGTTAGTACGTTGGACCATTTTATCATAGACCTTAACCCCCACACCTTTAATGTCTACAAACCCAAAGTAAATATCACCATCAATAATCTTGAAGTGATTATTCATCTTTCGATAGTCTGGTGCTAGTACATTGATTCTAGCGTTTTTGGCGTCGGACACTAATTCCCTAATCTCTACTTGCGGCTTTTGCTTAGCCTTCGCATAAAACAAGTATGAACAATAGAATGTTCTTGGAAAGTGGGCCTTAGTATACGCTGATAAATATCCATTAATAGCATACGTCACAGCGTGCGATTTGTTAAAACTGTAACGCTGAGACTTTTCTATCCAGTCGAAGATTTGTTCTGCTTCTTCTAGGGTGACAATCTGAGTTTTGATACAACCTTCTATAAACTCCTTTTTGACCTTTGCCATAAGAGCGGGCAATTTCTTACCCATCGCCTTGCGTAGAACGTCAGCCTGTTGTAGATTAAATCCTGCTATGTCTCTCGCAATTTGCATAGCCTGTTCTTGGTATATCATCTCACCGTAGGTAGGTGATAAGCTAGCTTCTAAAGCAGGATGATAATACGTCACAGCCTCTTTATTATTCTTACGGTCAATGTAGTGTTGAGTCACACTTTTCTCTGGACCGTCACCATCCTTACGCAAAACTTCGCTGGAACCGGGGCGAATAATAGCCGCCAACGCAGCCAACTGCTCTATATTCTCAGGTTGTAGTTTCGCAGCAAGAGACTGTCCTAGTCTGCTTTCAAGCTGAAAGACACCCTTAGTCTTGCCAGAGGCGATGAGGGCCCATGTGCGGGGGCAATCCAGAGGAATTTCACTTACGTCGGGATTTAATAGGATGACCGGCTTTCCATTAACCTCCCCTTTACGGTGAAATTCGCACCCGCACCCAGGGAATTTATATAGCTTTTCCTCGACCGTACTCATCTGATAGTTCTTTCCATGTAGTAACCTTAGAAGCACATTCTCTATGCAGCTTCATAAAGCGTATGATTAATTCTGCCTCGTCCCGAACGTCTTTAAGGGCATCGTGCCCGCCATCTGTTTCCATTTTGAAGAATTGCCGGAGCGTATCCATCTTATAGTTTACCGGACCAAAAGTAAGGCCCTCAAACCACAAGAATATCATATCCTTCAGGTCCACCTTATCACGACCGTTAAACATGGTATTCACACCGTATTTAGCATTCAGTCTATCAGCTATAATAAGGTCGAAGTCTTTTAGGTTTACACCGGCAGCAATAGGGGCTGTGTGCATACTCTTAGTTGGATTGTGCTTATTAATGTAGTCTGAGAATAGCCCCCAGGCGAATCTAGTGTCAGCCCCTCTTTTCCAGGTAGCTATAACATCTTCCCTGGTGATGTTCATAACCCTGGCATGGAAGTTGATAGTATCACTAATCTGCTCAGTGATGTATTCCGGCTTCTCAATCCCAGGCGGCTTGACCCTAATGTTGAACTCACTATCAGGTATAATCTCCAGCTTGATAGGGTTGATTGCCACAGCCCCTATTTGCACGATGTTACAGATAGAGGGGTCTGTTGAGTCTGTTTCAAGGTCAAATACTACTATTGTTTTCTTGTTCGCCATATGGTTCGACTAGCATTATATGCCCGCATAGTATTCCACTACCATCCACTTCATCCAGCGCGTTCCATTCGGCCTGACAGCACTTGTCTTTAAAAAACGGCTCGGTCTTACGATATACGCGCCCGCCATACAAAAACAACCCGTCAATAGGAAGCTCGCTAAAACGAATCATAAAACGCCTCGTCTATAGACTCTCTTTCGTCTGCAATAATATCTCCGAATTCTAGTATTTGTTGCGCACCCATAATCTTGTCAAGAAGAGTCAGACCTAGAATATCCATTTTAACCATTCCTATAGCTTCCAGGTCATTCATTTCCATACCAGCTACAACCGTCTTTTTCTTGGGGTCGTAAACCATTGGACAGCATTGAGATAGGGGTTCTTGAGAAATGATAACACCAGCAGCGTGCTTTGACTGGATAATCTTTGTGCCTTCCAGTCGCATAGCTTGCTCGAAGCGGTGTGCTAAAGGCCCTTGCAAAACCCCGTTGTCATTCATGGTACACCACTCAGCAAAGTCGCCAGCTTTCTCTTCCAGGGCAAATCTAATAAGAGAAGCTTCGCCGGTTTCTTCCTTCATATGTTGAAGTTCACCAGCTACCTTAGAAGGTTCCGGGATAAGCTTTGTAATGCGATTTATCTCGTCAAATGTCATATCCCCATAAGCGGAGAATACATCCTTAAGAGCCGCTCTACCTTTCATGGTTTGCAGCGTAATCATTTGACAAACTTTATCATGTCCATACTGTTGCTTGATATAGTCAATCACAGCATCTCTCTTGGTAGCTGGAACGTCCATATCAATATCAGGCAGTGAAATATTTTCCGCCGTATTACGACCCGCATTGTAGAACCTTTCAAATAACAAATCGTACTTAATAGGGTCTACGCTTGTAATGCCTGTGAGGCGCGATATGATGCTGCCGCCGCAACTGCCCCTAGAGCTACCCGCCAACCACCCGTTCTTTCTAATGAAATTAAGAATGTCTTGGCAAATGAGAAAATAACCCGATAGGTTAGCGCCCTCAACCACGTCTAATTCGTGCTTTACTCTGTCTCCATAAAGCCCGTACTTGCTCTTATCAATTCTCTTGGCTAATCCACCCCATCCCTCTCGGCACAAGTATCTTAGGTACTCTTTAGGTTGCCCCTCATACGGAGCAGGACAAGCGAACGGCGGCAACTGCGGGTTCTTGGTAATCTCATAAGACTCAATCTTATCTGCTATTTCTAGCGTGTTATCTAGTTCTTCCTCGGTGTGCCCGAACCCTATCATTTCTTCTGCGGAAGGAATGTAGAATGCGTCACTGTTAAAGAACGAATTAAGTTGAAAGTCTGGTTTCTTGCCACGAGCTATCGTCACGCCCATGCTGCGGCACAATAAGATAGCTTGGTCACTAGCTTGTTCTTGAAAGGCGTAGTGTGCATCGGGGGTGCAAATTACCGGAATACCAGTCAATTGTGATAGCTTAGTAATGCAATCTGACAATTGAATTTGTATGGGAATAATACGCTTAGCATACCTTTGAGATTCCAAATAGAAGTTTCCCTTGCCAAACAAAACCTGTAGATAGTTGGCAAGAATGACCGCATCCTTTTCCCAGTTGGGCTTTATCTTATCATCCTCAACTATAGCGTTGGCGATATGAGAACCTAAGTGCCCACTGAAGCCTATGATAGAACCATCTAAGTAGGTGGCAAGCTGTTCCAGAGAGAGACGAGGGTGATAATAGAAGTGGTCAGGGTCATTAGACGCCGATGTAATCTGGATGAGCTGTTTCCATCCGTGATAACTTTTGCTTAAGACCGGTATATGAGCCAGCTTTTTGTTCTCTGGAACTTTTAGCTTGGCATCATCTTTACTGATGTATAGCTCACAACCAATAATAGGTTTTAGTTTCGCAGGAGAAAAGGTCTCCATTGAACAAGTTAATGTAGGATGGTCATCCTTTTGCTTGCCGCACTGACACACGTTTTTGATGGCTTTGTGGAACTGGACCACGCCTGAAACAGTGCCGTGGTCCGTAAGCGCACAACTCCCGGAACCTATCTCAACCGTTCTCGCAGCCATATGTTTAGGCTGAGAGAGTCCATCCAGCAAACTAAAATGGCTATGAGCATGTAGGGGAACGTATTTCATTCATAGTCTTTCTTTATGTTTGGCTGTAAACCCGGAACTCTTTGCCCTAGAACGCTTTCGTCTAATTGACCTTCCTCTCCCTTTGGTTTGGGTTTCTGTTCGCCTTCCTTTGGTGGTAGCTTCTTTTCCATGACAATAGCTTGCCCCTCACCGAGTCCCTTCATCATAGCTTGGACCTTTTTGTGGGTGTCTCTTGAGTAGGGGATTTTGTAGACGCGAGGCTCCCGCTTTTTAATGCCGAAACCGGCAATCGTAATTACATCCTTTTGCTGTACAGAAAGGTCTGAAGCGGTTAGATAGATTTGCCCTAAGCCGGTAGTTGGCCCTGGTTCCACTACAGAAGCGCCGAAGAACCTATACTTTTGTGGTAGTGGGTCATCTATGGGCCAGCCTTTAATTTCCTGGATGGAGAACCACACGAACACACTCAAGAACGCTGTGGCCGCACACGCCCCTATCTTCAATAGCCAGTGAGTGCTGGACCCGTGGAAAATAAGCCACAGTAACAAAAGAATTACTGCGCTGATTGTGATTGGAATAATCATGGACTCAATCATGGCTGTAGGCCCTCATTGATTGCTGTGAACGACTTAGGTACGGTCTTTGTTATCTCTGCTACGTTGCCAGCCCTGTCTAGTGTAAAGCGACAAACGTGCTTTTCGTCTTTCTCTGCTGATAGAATTAGTTTGTCCTCAAAGACAGTCCTTACACTAGGATTCAACTGTTCAATTCTCACCTGCACCGGGGTATCGCCAAGGTGGAGTTTTTTAGCATAGAGCTGAACATTAAAGATGTACTCTCCCGGCAGGAACCCTCGTATGGTAAGAGTTTCCTTATTCTCTTTGAAAATCTTTCGTTCTCCATCGACAGTTATATATTGGTCGCTACTATCACCAATATCGTCCCTATCCAGGTGCATTAAGCCGGCGTCTTTCTTGCCAAACCACGCAATGTTATGAGCAGGGTCTTCCACGTAAGTATCGACATCTACATTGATGTTTTCCGGCCATTCAACCGTAATCATGTAGTCTGCCTTGACCACTATCTTGCGGTCCTGTTCTATCTTCTTTTGAAAGCTGACAAACGCCATGACTACTAGAAAACATATCATCCAGTACATGCTAAGATTGGTCATAATATCGACCATTGCTGTGTCGTCGTCATTCTTATACATCCTTTTCCTCCCTGTCTAGAATCTCACGGACTTTCAAAGCCTTTTCTAGATTAAAAGTTTGCAGAACGAGAAACATATTGATGACCAAACCGGCAATGGTAGTATACAGGGCAGTCGTAACGCCGACACCGGTTTCATTAAGAACGAGCCGCAGGCTGTCGGGGTTTGCAGTATCTAGCTTAGAGAATGCTTCTAAAGCCATCACGATGCCAATACCTGTTCCTAAGAACCCTAATTTAGATGCTATACTAGCACCTAGCCAGCCCTCTTCTTTGGCGTTCTGGTAGATACTGACTAACTTAGACTTTTTATCTGTAATGTAATGCTTACCCATCGCATACAGATAAGTGATAACACCGAGTCTCAATGATAGTGCAGTACCACCAACGATAATGCCCCATGTTATAAACGTAGGGTCATTCTTGTTGATTAGGGTTGACAGTCCCGACAAGTGCCCTACAATAAACACAGTTATCATACCAACAAATACCAACAGCCATCTCAAAAACACGATTGGGTTTTTCATCTAAATACTCCCTGGGTTCCTATACTCCGTAAAGTCGTATCCATCCTTCTTCATATGTTGAATAACCTTATCCATTGGTCTGTGCTTCAAAGCAAAGTGAATCTGGTCACACTGATTCATAAAATTACCATTGGAATACGTTAGCGGGACCACGTTGGTTCCCTCGAAGGTATTTTTATTAAGCGGGCAAAATGCACACGGTGACTTAAACAAGGGGACGTTTCTGTGAATGTCCTTGAATCGGAGAGGATTTGTAGTAGCCTTAATAATTTCAATCTTCTCTCGAATCTGTTGCAGGGTGCCTACTATATCGTTCTTTTCAAAAAACATGGTAAAAGGTCCACCGTCTTTGATGTAAAAAACGGTGACTACCAAGTGTTCTATTTCTGGAAACAATTTAAAAACAGCTAAGTGGTATAATCTCAACTGCAAATCAACTAGAAAATCATCGTAGGTCTTTTCCGGTCTACCTACTTTACCCCAATTCACACGCGAGCCAGTTTTCCAGTCTACAATCTCATAGACACCCTTAGATATTTCCCGTATGAAGTCTATGCTTCCCATTGCGGCAATAGTGCCGTCAAGTATCGTTCCATCTACTAACTCATAGCGATATTTAGCCCATTCTTCTGGCAGCGGAAAGTCGAACTTCCCTTCGGTTCTAATGATGTGGCTTTTTCTAGGGTCATAAGCTCCGTTCTTATAAGAGACTGCTTCATGGGCCCACTTCTTACAGTCTCTCTTGTCGGCCTTAGCCCACTTGTGATGTGAGAAAGCGGTGCTATAATAGTCATAGACTTCGTCAATCAAGGGGTCTAATTTTATCTTCTCGACCTTGGACGTTACCTCTCCAAAGACTTCATCTTCAAAGTGTGGCAGTCCGTCCTGTTGAGCTTTCTTAGCACTGGCAAGAATCTCCATCACTTTGTGTACAATGGTGCCTTTGTCTGCGGCCTTATTAGAGGGCCCAGCCCATCCTAAAATGTACTCTCCAAACATTTTCATTTGGCACATTTCGTGAGTGCCATACATGGAGGAGCGTAAGTAAGTAATGGGAATCATTTACCGGTTCTTCCGAAGGTATGTAGTGAACCAGTCGAACACCATCGTATTCTTTTCCAAAAGGGTTAGTGACTCGTTCTCTATCACTAGGTCAAAGTTTCTCCAGCTAAAATTATGTTGGTCAAGCGCAGTCTCAGAGTGATGGTCAGATTGGTAGGGGTCTCTACAAAGCCTAATAACAATGCCTCCCTTGTCTTTAATGCCGTGTACTTCGTTAGGGAAACGAACATCAGGTATGAAGATTATATCAACAGAGGGTTTCTTGGCGATTGTTCTGAATGCTGTCTCTACCCATATGTTGGGGTTCATCTTGCGAAAGATTTCAGTGCCAACATATTGCATGACTTCGCGTGCAGTCATAGCTCCGCTATCGTGAGGGACTAAGTCCCAATCGTAACAAATGTTGCCCCATTTATCTTCAAAAGAAGGGTTAACAACCCCTGGCATATCCTCCCACTTGTACTGCGTAGCAGTATTCTTTTGCTCGTCAGTCCCATAAACCTGTTCATGGGTCAACCCCATAACATTCTTGATTAAATCCTTCAGAGGTTCTGCAAACGTAAAGATGTCACACTTGTCGTGTAACTCGTTAACCAAAAACTCCGCTGTCGAACTCTTACCTGATTGTTTTCGGCCTGAAATGCCAACTATTAATGGTTTGCCGCTCATGTATTCAAATAGCCTCCATAAACATCTAGTTTTTGTAGTATTGGCCTTAACCAATCGTTTACGTCCGAAGGACTCATATCTCCAACATCCGACTTATTAGGCTTGATGCCAATAATATTGTATTGGTCGTTACACTTCTTCTTTACGTCTGCAATTAGAGTGTCCCCACCGGCGTCGTTATCGCCTACTACTAATATACTGAGCGCACCGCTGCCGTCAAGCAACCTTTTCTGGCCGCTCGACAAGCTAGTACCAAAAGTAGCCACGGAATTGCAAATCTCCGCTTCCTCAATTCTCCATACGTTTCCAGGGCTTTCTACCACGATTACGATACCGCTTCTCTTAATGCAGACTTTCGCAGAAGAAAAGTTGTATAGCGTGTTCTCCCCATCAAACCCCTTAGAGTGTTTCCATTTTGAGTATAACCACCGCTTTTCGACTGCCGGGCATTCCCCTTCGTGGTAAGATTGGCACTTTGGGCACTCACTGAACAAACTCCGACCTGTGCAACCCACCAAAAAATGCCCTGTGGCGTCGTACACGGGCACTACGGCGCGTTTATAAAAGGGTTTGGCCGGATTGAGGCACGTTCCTACGTCGTATTTAACCAAGACCTCTGGCGAATAGCGACGATTTAGGTAGTAGGGGCACGGAATAACTAACCCCGACTTTAACACGTCGTCTCTAGTGGCCTCGTACTGTTTTAACTGATGTTGCCCAGTAATCTTACTTAGGCTCGTAAACTTCTTCTTTTCTACTTCTTCTTCCGTTACAGAGTGTAAGGAATAGTCTTTGTTTAAGATAGAGGTGCAATAGTCAACAGCATCCTGAAATGATACTGCCTCATCACCGGGAAATTCCCAGTTGTGCCTAACATGTGATAAAACCCCTCTAATGAACCCGATTGCTGTTGCTACAAATTCCTTTTCGCAACCACGAGTATTACATCTCCAATTACCCTTGTATGTTTCCCCGGTCAGATAAAGATTGACCGCGCTGTTCTTATCCCCGCCATGAACAGGACAAGGCCCGATTAGCATTTTGCCAATGGGCCTGATGTCTATATTCAGAGCATGTATAAACAAGTCTATGTTATCGACTATGTCATTGCCAAGCTCATATAGCTGTTCTTGATTTAGATTAGGTTTCCCAGGCGATTTTGTCATCGTCCGCTATTTCTGTAGAGAATCCCTTAGCACTCTTTTTTCCTGCCTGAGATTTCAGCCCCAGCTCTTTAATCTGACCACACCACAGCCTAGCATCTACATTGATATAGTCACCAAACATCATACCGCTGCCGTGGCGAGCGTCAGTAACGACCATCTTATGTGTGCCATTCTCAGGACCGTCCTCAGCTATTTCTTCGTCGGACTTACGCTTGAAGATGGTGAAATTGCTACACAACCAAACAATACGGTCAGAACCCGCCGCTGCGCTGTTCTTCTCGCTGTCAATACCGTCTCTATTGAGTTGCATCAATGTAAGAAACGGTACGTCATACCTGACAGAAAAATTATGTAAGGCGGTCATCATAAAACCTAAGAGTTGGTATTCCTTAATGTCGCCCTTTATCTCACTAGCATCCATGAGCTTGAGATAGTCATAGATAATAACACAGGGCTTAGCTTTGCCCTCACCATCTAAACCCACTTCCTTAACAATCCACCGTCTCATCGTAGCGATAATTTCTTCAAACGGTGCGCCGGCAATGGACTTGTGGAAATAGGGGATTGATTTAAAACCTTTTGCGGCCTCTCTGACCTTGGTAAGTTTATAAGGGTCTTTCCCTATTTGACCGGTTTCAATGTCGTTGATAGCTACCCCACTTAACATCGCCAAGGTGCGGTCTTTGTGGTCTGACCCCTGCATTTCAGTGTCGAGGTTTAACACTGGCATATCATATGTTTTAGCTATATGATAACCCATGCTGTCAGTGAGGAATGTTTTACCGGTCTTAGTTCTAGCACCAATGATATTAACAGTGCCACGTCTTAGACCACCACCAATGGCCCTGTCATACTCTGGAAAACCCGTTGGTATACCCAACTGAGTGACCGGATTATCTATTAGGTGCTGTAGATAATCTTCAATGCCCTCACCTAGCTTTTTCGGCTCGTTGTCATTATCATTGAGCAGCGAAGAAAAATCAAAGATAGCATCTTCTGCAATGCCTAGAATTTGCACCACTGGCTCAGTGCCCTGAATCTCTAGGATGCGCCCCTGTGCCCCCTCTAATTGTTCATGGAGCAACCGAGCAATCTGTAGCTTGCGAATCTTTGCCGCAAACATACGCACGTTCTGTATGCTGACCGGAAACTGAGCAATGGCATTCATATGCTCTAGTTCTGTCTGTTTCTCGAAAAGCCCCTCCAACCCCAACTCTTTTGCTGCGGAAAGAACAGAGGGCAAATCGGGTACGAAGTTCTTGTTAGACTCGAACTTGTGCTTGAGACACTGATAGATAACAGTGTTAGAATTAATCGTAAAAGTGTCTGGATTGAGCAAGTCTACAACATCGTAAAACGCCTCTTCTCCAAACTTAAAAATGCCCGCTAGTACCGCACGTTCAGCCGCCTTATCCCGTAACGCTGCTGTGACTGCTGACATTAACCTCTCCCTCGGACACACTTGTTACAAATATACCCAACATCCTTACTCTCATCGTCTCGAATCAAGAACTTAGGATGTACGCTCTTTTCAGTTCCACACCGGAGACATTTACTTAGAACAAATTGCACCTTGGGCCGTCTTTGGGTGGGCTTCTTCTTGTTCTTGTAGATAGGGTCAATCTTCTTTTGCCAAGCAGTATCAGCCTTGAACATATCCTTGACATCCATATCATCAAAGAGATTGGGTCGTACCGCTGGCTCGGCCACCTTTTTCTTAGGTCTACCGCGCCCCTTCTTTACAGGGGTTTCATCTGCAATGATTTCCTGTATATCGTCCTCTGTTAACTCCGCTAGAAGTTTCAATAATAGTTCTTTCTTACTCATCTGTTTTCAAAAGCCTTTGCTCGTTGATTGTTTTCAAAAGACCGCGACAAAGATTGTAAACTGTCCGCTAGGCTCTTAAGCCTGAGAGACCGCTGCTTGGACTGGCTGTGTAATTTCAAAAGCTCTTGCAATGGAGCATTGTCCTTTGCAATCATAAAAGCTTTGACTTCGTGCTTACCGTAGACATCCTTATAGGATAGCCATTGCTTAGCGACTATATCGTTTGCCGCATCATCCGACCACTGGGCCGTCGCGGTCTCTCTATTATACATGCGCTGGATGTGAAAAGCAAAGGCCGACAGGCGAGCGGCAATTGCCGAGCATTGAGAGGGGGTTAAAGCCTCTATATCGGTTCTAGAAAGATTGAGGTAAGCCTGAAGCTCGTCCTCACTTCCAGGTGGAAAAGCAATCGGTAATCCAGTCTTAACTTCGTACAGGTCTAAAGCCTTCTGTACATCCTCGTTCCTATCAGATATGTTCTTCATTAAACTTATCTCTCCATTCCTCTATGCTCTCGTTATAGTTCAAAGATATAACTTGAATGTTGTTCAGTTCGCACCACTGTATTTTTTGTGCGTCCCTTTGCCTGTGTTGGAGAAACCCGTAAGCTGTCCCATGAAAGAAAGGCACAAACTTGAAATGCTGTTCTCCGTGTACTTCAACGGCGGTCCCTAACACAGGTATGTAAAAGTCCAGATACAGTCTGTCCTTTTTAGAAATGGGTATAGTTACCTCTTCTAAAATCATCACTGTAGGAAATATCTGATGTAGAAACTGGCGTGCCAGATTATGCCACTGACTACATTTAGTCTTAGCATTGCTCTTAGCCACGGGATTCCATTCTACTGAAACCCCGTCTATTGTTTGTACTTTCACTTCATTCCTAGCATTTCTTGTAGCTGCTGGTAATAATGGTCGAACAAATTGTTGGCCCTGATGTATTCAACTAGATTCTCTAGCCCCTGGACCTTGCTACCGTCAGGCATAGTAAACCACGAACCTCCCTTTTCAAACATACCTAAGTCTTTACCCAGGTCTGCCAGTTCAAAGACCTTATCTATACCGTGGTTGTATCTAAGGAAGGAAGCTCCTTTGCGCCCTGGCGGTCCTAACGCAGAAGTAAAGCACTCCCAGTGAACTATTTGACCTATCGGATTCCCTTCTTTAGGGTAAAATTCCCGATACTTAGCGTTCAACTTTACATCCATCTGATACTGGATTTTTCTACCACTAGCTTCTGACCAAGGGCTTTGACCGGCCATCGCCGCCTGATTAGCAATCATGTGGGTTACACCCAACAAGATACACTTATTAACAGGAAGAACATTAGAGACCTTCTTGCAGAAATCCGCCAACATTAGCGGAACATCGTCTCTGAAACGGGTGGCGTAGTCACTGCCGAACCTAGCACCACTGCACAACTGAGAGAATGAGTCTATGACAAATATAGCTCCCGGCTTAGTATGTATATAGGACTCAAGGATTTCAAGATACTCTTCAGCCTTTAGAATGTGCCCAGGCTCCGATTTAATACAAGTGAACCTATCTTCTGCTAGGTTAAGTGTTTTAATACCGGCGAGGTCTCTATCTGAGATACGACCTTCGATATTGAAGAAGTAAACGTGTCTACCTTTTGGGCATAAATCAGTAGCATACTTCATATCTTGGGCTGTGCCAGCGAAGTCGAGCCAGAGAGTTGTCTTACCAACTTTTGGGGGGCCAGTAGACACACAGAAAGACCCCTCTGGAATACCACCATTCAGCATCATATCCAATACGGGACTAACGGGAATTACCATGCGGGGGTTTTCAAGGATAGAAGCCCCACTTACAAAGATACCTTGTCCGAACTTTTTCCGCAGATGAGCATCTACATTCGCCGGAGTCAAGTCAACAATTGATTCAGCAGCTTCCTTTTTCTTTGCCATTATAACCCCTCTAATTTATCGAGAATGGATTTACCCTTATTCAAGGGTTTCCTTATTGTGAAACCTGCGGTTTCTTCCTTGACCTCAACCTGTGATAATTTCTCTAGATTTTCCTGCTCTTGATTGAGCAGAGCTTGCTTTTCGACTATTATATTTACAAGCCAAGGTGCCATGAGACTGTAAGTTTTTTTTGAGCGGGGGTCTTTCAAGGCTCTGATGATAGCCTTCTCATCAAACTGTTTGAGTAATTTGTGGCAAGCCCGTAGTTGCATCTTGTAGTATTTTGCCCATTGCTCATTAAGCCAAAAGCGGACAGGTAAATCTCTACCTTCCGCTTTAGCCTTGTGTTCGCAAATTACTTCAATGATGTATTGGGCGGCAGTAACCCAGCCCTGTGGACTGTATAAAGACGGATAGTTACTTTTGGTTGTTCTCTGCTTGGGCATAATCAGGGTCGTATGCTACTTGTGGAATGTATCCACAGGGAGAGGGTAATTCTAGAGCGTCCCAAAACGATTGGGGAACCCCACGAAGATATTCTTCTCTGTATACATGTGGGTTTGTTAAGTAATCAGCAAACCTTTGTTTCATATTGTTGGCTACTTTTAGAACATCAAGTAGCTCCATCTCGTTGTGAGCTACTAAAGCATCTACTCTCACGTCAATCGCAGAACCAAAAGTATTACTTTCTGTGTTGGGTGATTGATGGGTCGCAAAAGCGTACCAACCCCTGCGTCGTTGGCGTCTCAGGGTCTCATCGTAATAAAACTCAAAGTATGTAATATCTTCGGGCTTTATCTTATGGTCTTCGACATAGCGAACCATAGCTGCCACTAAGATTCTTTCCAACTCATTAATGATGGGTGTGCTACTCAAGTGATTCTCCCGTCTTAGCATTAAACAAAGTACCCCTTGTCATTCTGTTGGTAGAGAGGGATTTCTTCTTACCTTCGTCTCCCCTTGCAGACGCAGCCTCAGTCATAATAGCAACCCCACCATTACCTTCGCCGGTATTGGTAATCATAATTTCCTGTGGGCCTATTTCCTTAGAGGCTAGTCTAGCTAGATGCTTCGCAGATGGAATGTCTCCCGTTGACTTTCTAAGGGCTTTAGCTACCAAGTCCTTAGCTTTCTTCAAATTGAAGCCTGTACTTTGTCTAACAAGATTGACTGCGTCTCGCACAATGTCGGGGTTTGTCACAGTTACCTCTTGGGTCGGGGCTTGCTTCTGTATGGTAGTAACGGGTACGTCAAACTGCTTGGCAATTTGCTCCGGTGTGAAGCCTTGGTCAGTCAGCGTTCCTATCATTTCCTTTTGGACTTTCGTAAGTCTCTTGCTCATTATACTAGCTCCCTTTCGGCGTGGCTTAACCACATTACTGTTTTTGTACGTAGAAACTGCAAATAAAAATCAAACACCTTCTGGTTGACTTTTCTCCATTTAGCCTCGGCAATACCCATTCTCACCTTATTATGGCGGAACTGATTAGACCCGGAAACAGGATTGTAAATATGACCGTCACTAGTCAGTTTTAGAAAATACATATCCCGGCCATCAACCTTAGTCTTATAAGCGAAAGCCCTGTCTTTAGCGACGGGATTCTCATCTATGACTAGCGGGTTTTTCTTGCGGTCAAGCGCGTCATGCAACCCTATAACAGTGTACACGATAAGCGAATCTTCCACATCTTCTAATATGGGAACATTTGCGTTTCTAATAGGAGAGCAAGCCGCCTCCGCTTCACTCTTAGTTGGCCTCGGCATTTTTAACATCCTCTATGAATTTTACCACTTGTTTAACAACTTCTTCTCGGTCCTTACCCTCAAACACTCTTAGCTGACTAGGATACTTTTGCATCTTAGCATTAGAGGCGTCGATAGTATTGTCAATAGTTAACTCACTAACAACACACTCAAATCGCACATTTAGAATAGCCTGATACATCACTTAACCTTTCGGTTTTGTATAGAATGAGAATGGGTTCCTCGCGTAGGCTTACCCAGTCCCGGAATCTCAATGTCCTTTTTGATGTTCAGCTCTTTGTCTCTAGTGTCTATAAGATGCTGTTTTTTATCCTCGCTAAACCGGTCTGTGTTTCTGTCTGCGCGACCACCTAGTGTCTTAGGGGTTGCGTCTACCCCTCTAATAGAAATGCACTCGTTGTAGTTACGAGTGCATCGTCGCTTGCCGCAAGCTGGACAAGAAGGACGAGCCACTAAAGATAGGCTCATCGGTACAGATTTTTCAAAGATGCTATTGCATCGACTACAATCGAATATGTAAACGGGCATTTACGCCAGTTCTCCAATAGCTTTAACTAGGTCAAGCGCTGTAGGGTACTTGATAGATGTGCCACCCTTTGGCAACAGTGAGTGCATTGCGTGGTCCAGGACTACCTGCCCCTTATCAGTCGTGAAGTATATACGACCGAAAGATGTAGAGACCTTCAATTCTGATAAAGGTTTATATGCGACAACATTTGTTTGTTGTCTGACTACTTTATAGCCCTCATCATTAAATGCCTTTTCCAGGGTTTTAACCACTGAAATTGGCAACACATTAGTATCTACTATCTTAGTAGGCAACTTCTCTAGGCGAGAGGTTTTATCCTTGATGAATCTACGATAGCTTTGACGGTTAATATCAAAACCCTCAATCGCATCACTGTCCTCTTTAGACACTAGCAAATAGCGTCTTTCTCCAGGTGAGTTACCACCACTATACACAAACGAGACTACTTGAGCTTCCTCTGACATAATTTCCTTTTCCTTTCAAGATAACTTAACTAACCAACATAGCTCCACATAGACACAACACACCTACACCAATCGGCAAGGCAGTGAAAAACGATACAACAGTGAATACAACAGCTAAAACAACAAGAGCAGTCTTTAGATTAGCACCCATAAAATCTCCAATAAAAGAAACAGAAGCGGGAGGAATCTCCCGCTCCTATAGTATACACCCCGAATCCGCTAAGGCAAGTCGATTCCCTCGCGCAACTTCAAGATTTCGTGATACGACCTCGGCAAATAAGGCTCCCATTCTGGCTCAATTAGATGCCAAGGCTTTAGACCGAGAACATAATGAGCAGCCGGTGGTTGCACCGGAGCCTTCTTGAGCTTTAGTCCACACTTTTCTAGCGTGGTATCAGCTTTCTTTCTATTGCAAGCATAGCAACAGGTTACAATGTTAGTCCAGTGCGTAGGACTTCCCTTACGCTTTTCTTTGCACCACTGGGCACGCGATATAACGTGGTCAAAGGTTAGGCTACCCATTGTAGGGTCAACTACACCACAATACTGACACTTTAGCCGGTCTCTGATATAAATGTTAGACCGGGAAAAGGCAACCTTGTCCTTGCGCTTGACGTATTCAGGTACTCTGACTACGGCAGGCACAGGAAACTTTCTATCGTTAGTAGCTTTAACGAAATCATTCTTAAAGAAGTCTACTACCTGATAAGCAGGGTTTTCAATAGCTCGTTTCCACGAAACCATAGACATAGCACTAAAGTCCGCATTTAGTACAAGGGCTCTTTTGTGAAGATGTCCTAGTTTGTTCTTCTTCATCATATTTTTCCATTGCGTTTACAATGGCCTCTACTAAGGGGTCTCTGACAATATCCTTGTTTGCCAACTGAACGAACGCGACGTTTTCAATGTCTTTCAATGCACTACCAAAGTAGCTCAAAGAACCCCTCTTATGCATCGGTAAGTCAGATTGTGATTCATCACCGTTAATAATCAGCTTACTACCAGGGCCTATGCGTGTCGTTAGCATTTTAACCTGTTCTTGAGTAGCATTCTGTATTTCATCTGCAATAATGAAAGCCTTCTTAAATGTTCGACCTCTCATATATGCAAATGGACATATTTCTATAATATTCGCTTCTTTTAGTAGGCTTATCTGTTGTAAACTGAGATAGTTCTCCATCTCATCGTAAATAGGTCTCAAGAACGGATAGCTCTTAGAGTTAGTGTCACCTGGAAGAAACCCCAAATCTTCACCTGCGGTAACAAGGGGTCTCGTAATAATAATCTTGTTGAATTCGCCTTTGGCCCAAGCTAAAACCCCCAACGACGTTGCTAGAAATGTTTTACCTGTTCCGGCAGGACCGGTGCAGAACACCATTCTATTTGTTTGTATCGCCTGAATATACTCCTTTTGGCCCTCGCTCAAACCCTTGACTGAATACTGCTTTAGAGGTACCGTTACCTCGCTTGCCCTGGCTTTACGCATAATCTAAAGCCCCTTTATTAAATTGTCAATCGTAAGTTCCTACATTATACTCCCAAAAATTTCTGTGTCAAGCCCTTTCGCACGAACCGCCCGTGCAGGCTACAGCTTGAGAAATCGTGGTGTTGTCCTCAGTCTCAATCATCATTTGGTAATCAACGGTTGCCAGCGAGGACGCCAAATCACAATACAGCTTCCAATTATACACATCTTTCATGCAGTATGTGAGTTTTTTCACATCTGAACCCATGTATTTATTGGCAAACTTAATCATCTTATGAAGAAATTCCACCTTTTGGTGTGACAAACGGTTAAATTCCAAGAATTGTTCGGGTGTTTCTGCCTTCCAGTTAAAAGCACTTTTCCAGTCATTATCTACGGCAAACTTGCAGGCTTCCCACAGATTATCCTCGAAAGCCCCCAAAGCATCGCTAATTAAACCGCTGGTCCAAATGGCGGCATCGCCGTATTCCTTCACAATCTCTTTGGTAGTCAAAACCGCCACAAACGGAGCCTGCGGATAGTCCTTATCGCCTGACTGAGGCAGCAAAGAAATACCACAGAACATATCTCTATGGTCATAGATATACTCAGTAACTTCCGCCCACTCGTGAGGCATAACAGTGATAGTGTTACTTACATTGTGTCTAAGCCACGGTTGAGTACATAAGTCCAAGTTAGTGCCAGCACAAACCCAGTTTTCTTGAGTGGATTTTACAACCCCTAATAGTTCTATAGCACCAATTTGATTCTTGAGTTTACTACCATCAGGAACTTCAATAGGGAACGTGATAATATCATCAGTCTTAGCAGATGACCACACAGACTCTTCACAATGATTAGGGTTGACATTCTTGAAATACTGATAGACTACTTCATCCTTATTCGCCTGCATACGACGCAGGTATCGCTTGGCGTGATGAGGATGAATTCCAGAACTAGTGCCCAACAGACACGAGGTAGTACCTTCTGGCTTACACACAGTTGTTCTAGCAGCAGGGTTAATACCAATCAAAGCCGCCACTCTCTTATTGACAGCCTTAACGTGTTCCGCTACTTTTCTTTGATTCTCAGGGTCTAATACAATCTCTGGCTTCTCCATCACGCCAGTCATAGAAACCCCTAAGAGGGCTTCTCGTTTGCAAATAGCTTCTGAAACAGGACCAAGGTAATCAAACTTTGTATATCCGGCCTGTAGCGTCCCGATAATAGCAGCGGCCTCTCCGCGCTCCATAAAGTCCTCAACACTTTTAATTGATGAGGCATTAATCGTGGACAGGTTGCAAAATTCCCAGCCGGATGCAAGTCCAATATCTTTGAGGGGTTTTCTATATCCATTCCCGTCATATGTCTCCATGAACTTAGAATATTTGTCCTGGTCCACAATTTGGTAGCACCAGAATTCTACTTCCACACACGGATTGAAATTTGCCTCCGGGTCATCTGCCCATACGAACCCAGGCTCGCCCCACTGTTTAGTATTTTCTATCAGCGCTTGGAACTGCTCAAAGGAGGTTTTATCACGCAGCAACAGAACAGAGTTGTTTGAGCGCGCCCGCTGTGGATTTTCTATCATCCAATTCCCTGTTTTTGCCTGCAACATTTCAATGTCATCTGCACTGAAAATGGCAATGGTGGCTGAGCGGCGAACACCACCGGAGAGAACCGCATCGGACGCGAACATTGTAATGTCGTAAGCATCAATGGGGCGAAGTCTAGTTTGGCCCTTAATCACACAGCGGTCCAGCAACTTACGAATTTCTTCTATGGAGGTCTTAAGACCACCTGGACCTGGGGCTTTACCGACACCGGAACTAAGTACAGAACCCTTTGGGCGGATTAGAGAATAGTCGAACTTTACAAAGTCTACGTTAGCATATTCTGCAAATGCTTCCATCCCAGGCTGCACACCAAAATAATAGGTGAGCAGTACGCCTAAAGCGTCAGCCCAGCCTTCAATAGTATCTGGTATTACAAATGTTTTTTCTACTAAACAATCAGTTACAAAAAATCCTGGTAACCTACGAGCTTGGAATTCTGGCAACTTCGCTACGTGATGCTTCTGCACAGAAAAACCGGTTCCGCAGCCACAGAGAAGTAGCCAGAAAGTTTCTTGAAAGAAACGAAGGCGGTCACAGTATGACGCACAACAATTGTAGCCCCTGGCGTTAGTCTTAAGCATGGGAGCGCCCCCGTATTGGAGGGCTCTTTGTGAGCCTAATACCTTCTTCTTGAGCATCATGTCGTATGCGAAGTCAATGTCAGCATCGACACCCTTAGAGGCATAGGTGTCAACCATCATACCCTTCACTCTACTGACCGCCTCTTTCCACTCTTCTCTTCTATACTCACTTTTCAACCATCTTGCATACTTAGATGTAAAAGTATAATCCATCATCTCGTTCAATGCCGACATTACTACTCCGTATCGTTATCTCTAGTCTGTTGCTTTTCTTCTGCGTAAGTCCCAACGTCTTTAGCCAGCTTCTCAGCTTCCGACGCAGATGGTAAAGCCCGTTCGACTTTCTTCTTGCGTGGCTTTCTGGTTTGATGCCGGTCCCAAAAATCAGAAAGTGTATCAGCGCTATCAGTCTTGATAACTTTCTTTTTGCCAGTTGGTTCACCTTTAGCATTCCGAATCTCAATTGCTAGTTCAAACATTTCATTGTCCTTGTTAAGAAAAACCCACTGAAAAAAAAGACCCGTCTACAACAAAGTAAACGGGTCGTGATTGTCTCAGCGACACTTTAATAAGTGGCTTGTCGGAGGTGTCGCTGTAACTTAAATGATGCCACGCAGGGCACAAAGTTCTTTATTCCGACCCACTACTATATAATACACCGGAGAGGTCAAGCTCTCTAAATTTCAAACGGCCACCGGCCACGAATTGAAATATCTCGAAGAGCGTATCATACTCTTCATTGTGGTATTTGTTTTTCAATTCAGCATCTTTAGGAAAGACCGCTTCTTTGACACCAGCTTGCCACAAAAATAATGTGCATTGTGAACATGGTTTGTGGGTGCAATATAGAACCGTGTCTTTGGTGGAATTACCAGCCCTGGCAGCATTCAATAAAGTGTTGATTTCGCTATGAATCATCCACTGGTATTTGTGCCCATTTGGGTCTCTAACATTGGGCAAATACCGGTCATCTATGTCACGAGGAAACCCGTTATACCCCTGGGCTATCACTTGATGGTCCCGCACTAAAACTGCACCCACTTGCGTACTGGCATCGTGGCTACGCTTAGCAGCGTCAAATGCCTGCCTTATAAAGAAGGTGTCCCAGGAGTCTCTCGATTCTAAACGAGCCTCGTCACGAAGTGCCTGATACTCTCTGAGGCGTTCTCTGGCGGCACCGCTTAGCAAAAGGTCTTGGGAGATTCGCATACCATATTATACGGGTGGGTGATAGGTAGGCAACAGGATTTTATTTCTTCACGGTGACGATGGCTTCTCCCGTGTCAACCGGAGCCACCACAATCACAGCCGGTTCCTCGGCTATCACAGGGGTCACAATTTCTTTTGGTGTTTCTGTCTGGTCAAATTCGCCTAGGGTAAACAGATAATTAAGGCGGGCTGACTTTGATATATCAGAAGGCTCAGTCCATTCGTCCGAGCGGTTTTTAATCAGGTCGAAGTTGAATAAGCTAAAGCAATAGGAAACCACGTTACTGCATACCGGATACACTATATGCTTCACGGTATCATCAGTCAGAATTCCAATAGGAATGAGATACCGAATAAAGGGCATCTTAAAGACAGCAATCCACAAGATACGCAGCCAGCCGTAAGGCAGTCCGGTCATGCGTCTCATTTTGTTTGTAACCTTATTTGGTTCAAACGGTATGCGCTTAAAATTAACCTCGTCTGTAGTTTCGTCAAAGTTTAAATCGCTAAAGAACGGGACTGGACGATATACGTCGATAGAACCCTTGTAATTTTCGGCATAGTAATCTAGATTGATAGCCCGTCCACCACGCCATTCTTTAAACTCAACACATTCCAGCAGCCCCTCTGGTGTATTTGGGGGACCAACCCAGGAGGCAATTCCCACATGAGAATATTGACCGACAGAAGCTCTTTTAATCAAGAACGAATAAATAGCCGTTCCTTTAAAGAGCAATACGTCACCTTCTTGAATAAGCTGCCGAGCGCGTGAGTAGTTCAGTATTGGCATTATTCAGACAACCCTTCTAGCTTTGCTATTCTTGCAGACAGTGCTGATATGTCTTTGTGGAGGCTACTACCTTCCATATCAAGCTTTGCTTTTAACATGCTAAGCTCTTGTGACATATAGGCATTTTGCAGTTCCAGTGTTTTGGCGGTAGTAATACTAAGAGAGTGCAGCTCACTCACAGCAGAAGAATACTCTCTCTCTGTTACTGCCCACCTGTCATTATTTTCTCTGGAAGTTTGCTCTTGTCTCTCATATCTAGCATTGTCGTTTTGGATATATTGATTTACCGGAGCCATAATCAAACTACTGTGGTACAAAACCACGCTAAGCATCAACGCTGCTATGGTAGCCATCTGACCATAATTGGTCTTGGTCGCAGCAGCAACTCTTTCTTGAGTGTCGCGGTTTTGTTGCAAGAGGGCTTCCATGCTTTCAGTTGTAAGTTGAGTGGACATTTTATATCTCCAAAAAAAAACGACGCAAGAGACTAACTCCTGCGTCGCTATTTGTTAAGCCTAGGTTATTAAGCCACGCCGGAACGTGCTGGGTAGTTACCCTGAACTGGGACTGGCTTACCAGTCTTGTAGATGATTTCGCCAGGGACAGAAGCGGTTGGGTTGGCGGCTTCGTCAGTACCAATGGTTTCCCAAGTGGAAATGTCGTTAGCCAGAGTTGGCGCAGTAGACCAAGTGCCGTCGTAGATGGAATAGTAACCAGCTCTAATAGCGGTTGCTACTCTACGAGTGCGAACACTTTCTACCTGATGGATGCTTCTGCGGTTTCCAAAGTTAGAAGCACCGGTCAGCAACACGGTGTTAGCAACGCCAGCGAGACTTGTGGTAACTCTGCGTATCACGTAAGAGCCGGCTGTCAACGTCGCAAAGTTACCGGAAGCGGGATAATAGGTCACAGTACCAGCACCAGAAGTATAAGCCTTGGTGGTGGTGAAAGTATTAGTATCCTTTGCGGTAATTCTTTGAGTACCGTTAACCTTAGAGTTGGTGTCTGTTACATTAACCACAGCACCGACAAGCAAACCGTGAGAGTTCTTGGTGTATACGGCAAAGCCAGAAGCGGCAGCCACAGACACACCAGCGGATACGTTAGTACCCCACTGAGCAGAACCAATGTCATTACCTGTGACAACTTGGGAGGCAAAGACACCTAGATTAGGTGTACCAGCGGCGACCTTACCCATGTTGGCGCTAGTGGTAGCAGAAGAACCACCCAAAGCAGTAGCGCGGCCATTGTTTACGGCTGGCTGAGAAGCAGCACCTACAGCAGCACCCGCGACTGTGAAATAGTCGTTACCAGCAGCAGGATTTACAACAAGATATTGACCCATTTATAGTGTTCCATTATAAGGTGTGTTTGAGACAGCAAGCCACTGCTCATACTCTATAATACACCAAGTACAGTTTCGGCACTAAAAACGGAGTCAGCAAAGCCGTAGTAGATGGCTTCCTCTGCGGTCAACCACCAATCGCTCTTTTCCTTGATTTTGGCGTCTAAGAACTGGCGAGCAGCCCTTTCATTCTTGAATAGGTTAGTTTTCATGGTGGAAGCCACATAAATATCCAACATTCTTTCCCTACATTTAATGGCATATTCACCATATGACATAGCTTCGGTATGTGTACCGAACATACTTTCATAACCGTAGTGGATTAGAAAGGACGTGTGAGGCATAAGAATGCGATTATCAGCGGCCTGCATGATAATGGTTGCCATAGAACCAATCAATCCATAGCCCAACATAGTAACTGGCACCGGACAGGTGGCAATAGCATCGTAAATGCCCATACCATCATAATAGCTGCCGCCCACGCTATTGAAATGGATTGTGATTGGCTGAGTATTAGACAAACCCAACAAAACCCGCAACCCCTTCATAAAGGTGTCGGCCTGCCTATAGTCAATGGCAGGGTCTTCGTCGGCGTAGTGACTGTGTAGAAAAATCTCTCTAGTGTCGATTGAGACACTGTTTTGAAAGACTTCGTCAAGCAACAGGCTTTTTTGATTGCGGGTTATTCGCTTCGACATTCCACCAACCAAGGTGCTTTTTCTAGTAGGCTCTTATCGGCTAGAATTTGCCCGATAAATCTCTTAGGGGGTTTCGTATCAATAATCTTCAATTCCCCAAAATAGTCATTGACATTTTGAGAAATCAGATTCATAGTCTGTCCGGGTTGATAGAGCGTTGCTACAGCGACCCTCATTCGATATGGGGAAATTACCTCGAAAGACTCAACTCCGTCTGTTTCACCTATAATGCGACAGATAGGATTGTTGAGCTTGAAGTTCGTTTGACCAATCCAAAAATTCATCAACTCCTCGATTGCTCTTGGAGTCATTAAGGTGACAGCGCCCATTGGGCTTACCAGTACCTTTTGGCCGGTTTGCTTCTTGTGGGCGTGTTCTTCAAAGGAGTCTTTGTATGGTTTATCCTCTTGTTCTTCGTCGTCCTCTTCATAATTGGTATAGTCGTTATCCCAAGGATTGTACCACTTACTCCAGGAAATAGTCTTTGCGGTCATATGTACTCTCCATTAGACAGAGATAGGGAACTGTATCTTTTCGTGATGCTGATAGTTCGTGATGTTTATTTGGTGGCTCTGCCACTCGTAAATACTAAAGGGTTTGTTAGGAGGATGAACAATTTCAAGTTCTGGTAAGGCTTTTGGCTCTCTTGTTAGTTGGAGCTTAGCCCCTTCAACATGGTCCTCGTATATGTGGCAGTCACAAAGTGTGCCACTTAAGTTTCCTGGCGTAAGCCCCGATTCTTCACATAGTAAGAGTAATAATGTTGCATAGCTTGCTATATTAAAAGGCACACCTAACATCAGGTCACAAGAGCGCTGCGTCCAGTGTAGGCTTAATGTTCCTTGAATATGAGTCAATATCCACATCAAGTGGCACGGAGGCAAGGCCATCCTACTAAATTGTCTTGGATTCCACGCACTCACCACCATTCGGCGGTCGTCAGGATTGGTTTTCAGAGTGTCTACGACATTCTTGAACTGGTCTATACCTTTGACTGCGCCATCGTCATCTTCGTCGTAAGCCTCATCAAACCTACGCCATTGGTAGCCGTAGATTGGTCCTAAGTCATCGCAAAGTTTTTGCATTAATTTTCTATCTGGCTCTACCGGTGGCTCAATAGGCCATTCACAAACAGGATTCAGAAGGTAGTATATATCCTGGTCTATAGACCGTGGATTCGCCCAGTCATCCCATATGTGACATTTGCGCTCCTTATACCAATTCTTATTGGTAATCCCCTTGATAAACCCCTCTAACTCGACAAGCATGGCATTGACCGCCATTTTCTTAGTCGTCAACAGAGGAAAACCATCCTTCATATCATGCGAGAAGAATTGATTTGCAACCGTTAAGGCCCTAGTCCCTGTCCTGTTGTTTTTCCATCTTCCCTTGCCTAAAACTGCCTCTACAATATCCAAGTAAGCCTTCAAAAGTCCTCTCCTATGGTTTATTGTTGGTTGGCTTGTGATTCGTACAACATCTTACGAAGCGTTAGATGAGACGGAACAGCCGCTACATCAGCCTCTTCTTCGGACGCTTCATCCCACGCCGACAATATGTGTTTAATAGCAGCCTGCTTGTTGGGGAACTGATTGCCGTGATTCATTAGGATGTTGAAAATACTCTCGACGTACACACCATGTGTAACATCGTTAATCATGGAGCCAAGCCCCTCCAAGACTTGCTCAGAAGCCCGACTTTCATCCCAATCAATCAAAATACGTGGCCGCCCATCATCATCGGCAAAAAACTTAAGGCAGTACAAATCCTTTTTCTTCGGTTGTTGTGACTGGGCGCGCGCCTGCATTCTCTGTTCAAGCTTAAACTCTTGAATTCGTTCCTCTTGTTCAGCCTCTATTTCATCAGCACTAGGTATGCTGATTCCTCTAAACAGATTACACCAATGCATTTAAATCTCCTGTTGCTGTGCTAGTTTGTTTACGACTTCTATTGTCATTTCCTGGAATATGGCCGCCAAAAGTACGTCCGCTTTATACAGGTATAAAGTTGCATTATCATCGCCACCGGCAGCTATGATTCTATCTGGTGGATTCTTCTCAATGTACTCACGTAATGATTTAGTTAAAGTAATGTAACACCTATCAGTATTGTGAACCCAAAATAGCGCTTCTGTGGCCCCTAATCCGCTCGGCTTACAACTCTTAGGATTAAACACTTCGATAGCGATATTGCCGCTTTTATTGGCATAAATATCGTTCTTAACCTCAAATGTGAGTGGCTCTTCTATATCAGGGTGTTCCGCTAGAATATCATACTCTTTTTCCTTACAGATAGTCACACTGAAACCGCACTCAGTTAGAAGCTTAGACACTTGTTGCTCTATAGCTTTGCCCAGGGCTAAATCACGCACAAATGTTTTTCTCACGAGCTAGTTCCCTAAGTTTGTTGATGCCATTCTTGATAGAAATCCTAACAGCCTCTTTCGTGGCACCGGTTTCATTGGCTATTACCTGCAAGGTTTTTCCCTGAATATAATACTCCATAATAAAGTGGTGCTGCTTATTGGTTATCACATCCGAGTCCATAAGCGACTTTAGTTCCTCCATGCGTTCGGCATACTGCATGGATTCACTCGCATCTGGCTCTAACGAGGCCATTTCCGGTAGAATATCGCCCAGGATGTTGCCAAATTCTAGTTCGTGGCTAAGGGATACCTTTTTCTTGTTGTATGCTGCCTTAGAACGGTTTAGATAGTGCTGTATTCGCCACTTAATAGCCTGCTTGCGAAAGCCCTCTTTCTTACCCCTACCATCAAACTGCCAATCTGCCATCATAAGCTCGGTAGCAAGATTAGACACAATATCTTCACTTTGCATAAGCCTATGGATGGTTTTAGCCCCGAAGATATGGGCCAGAGAATAGGCTATCTTTTTAGTGATTACCAAGTAGTCTGATAAGGACTCACAAACTTGGTCATTATGAAGCGTCTTACTCTTGTCGGGGATGTGCAGATTTACAATGTCCACCGTCATTTGGTTGTCTCCTAAAGGAAAATTTCTTCACTTTTCCCCATTATACACTCAAATTTTGCAGATACAAGAGGAGCTTGCTGGCAATTTTCCCCCAGGTGAGCTGTTCGGCGGTTTCGACACCTGCGGTGTTTGCTGGCCTGTTCTTATAGCAATATCTCATGTGTTCTATCAATTGTTCTTCCTCTTCGTAGTCGAGAGTCATCCAACTGCCCACACCGCTCTTGAAAAACGCCCCATCTTGCGCAATTTCCAGGCCATTTTGCGGCTCGATAAGATAGGCGTTTTCTTTGGTGCAATACTCTGTATGAGCAGAATAATTTGTGGTAATAACAGGCTTACCACAGGCCATAGACTCCAAGAGTTCCATATTCCAGCCCTCGGCCCGCGCTGGAAAAACCCCGCAATCTGCCTCTTGTATAAACGCCGCTATGTCTCGGTGGGAACTAAGTGGACCAATAAACTCAATCTTACTAGCAAGCTTTAACTGTCTGTACTGGTTTATCCACTTGAAGTTACCATCTTGCCCGATGAAGACATTGTAGTTAGCCATTCTAAGCTTAACTTTATCCTTCATAGTAAACGCCTTATCAAAGCATCTACCTATAATGTCGTGACCCTTGCGCTTCTCCCACTTCCCTGTGTTGAAGAACACATACTCACCGGCCTTGTTTTCTTGTAACGCAGGACAGAAAATGGTAGTGTCCACACCAAGCGGAAAGGTGCTGGCAAAACGCTGGGTATCCTTGTTTACTACAGTCTGTGCCCATTTAGAGCAAACTATCAACTCATCGGGGGCCGTTAGGTGTATCTTTTCGACTGCGTTAAATTCATCTAGCTCGAAGATGGGCCAGCCAATATAAGGGCCTTTACCAACGTGTTCCAAGAGGTCATGCTGATGCCAGATTTTAAGGAAGGGGGCATTTAGATTACACGAGGTAATTCTATCTACCATCGGCTGAAAGCATGTAAGCTCTTCTGGTCTATTGACACCGAGCGGACCCTTTGGAATCAACGTAATTTCTACGCCGAGCTTATCCAGTTCGGTTGTGATGTACTTAGTTGCTATACCATAGCCGGTATTGCTGATACTACCGTTGATAATTAGATGCATAATATGCCCTGGTAAAACAATAGCCAATAAACCAAGCGGAAAATAACAATATTGACCCTAAAAGAAAATGGGCATAATTAGGTATGATATATGATGTAAACCATAATAAAATACCAACACCAACACTAACCAATCCGCCGATTACTGCTTTTATATGGTCGCTCATTCGTTAATCCTGGCTCTCCGGTGGCGGAAACGCAGGTATCACTTCCTCAAGTTGATTGAACTGGTCCCTTAGAATGTCTGTTCGTCTCAAGGCTTCTCTTAACCCGTTGTTATTGTTGAGGCACTGAGCTTCTATGTTCGCCAAAAATTTTTGATTTTCATCTACAGATTTTTGCAGAGCAAACACTTCCTTCTGGAATTCCTTGACTGTGGCATTATCGTTACCGAATTTGCGTTCGACCTCACGGTAGCTCAGTAATCCAAGGGCTACCGTTTCAAAAATGATTACCAGTGTAAGAAATAGTTTCATTGATTTACTCCCTTTTGTCTTTCAGACTCAGCTAAAACTTGTTCGTAGGTACGGATACCCTTACCCCACAGACTCTCATTATCGTCCTCTTGGGCCTCAATCATCAAATCTAAGTCAGACTGTGATAGCTCTGGCTCTAAGGATTCAATCCGCTTTATGGCATTCTTTATGTCGTCCACTGGGGGATTACTCACAAGTATGCGCTGATGTAGAGACACCCACTTCTTAAGCGCGTATGCATGGAAGTGCCGGTCGTCAACATCGGAGCGCTCAGTCAAACCCGCCAACTTCTTAATGTAGTACCTACAGTTAATAGATACATACGAATCTGCCGTTTCAATATCTTCAATCTCATCTGGATTCACTTGTGTAACCCTCCTAATTCAAAAGTGGCGGTTAAGTAATTAACTACCTTCTCGTATATCCCCTTAGACGTTTGCTCTGAATTACCCGCCACGTTAAGCGTTTTGATATGCTTATCTACCAACCACTTAAGTAAATCACCGGGATTGACCTCTAAGTTTAAGTCTACATCAAAATGTGGTCTGCCATGAGCATTGATAGCATTTAGTGTGCATCTTTCACCAGGGGAATACTGCTTTGTGAAGAAGCGAACAGTTCCATCAGAAATAAAGACATTATCCCAGGTTCGCTCTTGATAGCCTTGACTACTATGCTCTTGTAAATTGTATAGCTTAGCAAGGTCTGGTCTGAACCCGCTCAAAGTGCGAAAGTATTTTGGCATGTAGCCACCGGTTTTTAAACCAAAGCTTTTAGCTACGAAAAGACCAGCGCAATCACTCCCGGTCTGCCCACCGCTCACTATCTTACTAAGAACCAGCTTTTGCATGGTCTGCCACCCTTATACAATACTCTATAAATAGTGATTGTGTGTATGCTTGTTTCATCATATTAATATGCTTATGTACCCACTGCACATTACCAGCAATATAACCAAGTTTACTGTCAATTCTATCAAGCGAGGCGGTTTGCTTATACCTATTATTAGAATTGTACGAAGTAAAATGTATATCTAAACCAGATAAAGCGCATTGCTTGTGTTGAGCTATATATAAATTCCAGGCATACTCTATCGTAATATCAAAAAGCCTACCAGCCTTACTTGCTGTGCCTTGCAGTCTTTGCCAATACTTACCGCTTATCTCTTCGTATCCATGATACTTAATCATTTCTTTCAGCCTGCACCCACACGATTTTATCTTTTTACCATTCAGGTGCTTACCATTGATAACTTTTTTTTGGCCGCACTTTAAGCATAGACAGTTCCAGTACCTTATCTTCCCTGTCTTATCAACCTTATCCGTAATACTTTCGACGAATAAACTGTGAATAGTCTGGCCGGTAAGGTCAATGAAATTGTGGGCGTGCCTCTTGACCTTCTTAATTCCATACTTTTTACAAAGTTTAAAGATATTACTTTGCGTGCATCCTAAAAGCTCTCCTATTTGCCTTTGAGAGTTCTGAGATAGCATAAACTCTAATTCTTCTTTGGTCACTTTAATCATTTTGGGTCTCCATAACAGGTGTAGATACCATATTATGCACCCAAAACAACTATTTGTTGCCGCGAATTAATCTAGACTCTGTATTAGTTGGTATTTCCACTCGTTCCTCTGCTTGATTCGCTCTACTTCTTCCGCGTGGTTCTTTGTATGGTACTCAATATCGTGAATGGCATTTTTTATTTTCTCTTCTTTCCATTCTTCCGGTGTGAAAGCATTGAGCCTATCAACTTCTTGGGTATAATAGTGACTATTGCAGTCCCACTCTATACTTTGAGTTAGTTGCTCAATCATAAATTCCTTAAACTGAGCATGACCTTCAGTAGGAGGCTTCCATTTATTTACTAAGTCCAGCATTGTCTCATAGGTTTCTTTCCACTGAGACTGTTCTTTCAACTCCTCCCTCATGCGACAATTAGCACTATAAATATCAGCATTTAAATCTTCTTTAGATTGTTTAACTGACCAGTTTTGCGTTTCCTTAAGGGTTTTCTTAGCCTCTTTTAAAGCATTAGAATGATAATCACTAGGCTTATCAAATACTAGTTCAGTAGAAAGTTCGTCGTCCCGTTGCATGATACACGCACCGAACGCCCTAGCACACAACAGAGCAAAGTCACGAAAAGACATGTCGGGCTTTTCCTGTAAAAACGCTGTATATCCTGTTGGCATTAGCTTCGCCTCCTTAGTTACCGATTATCCCCGTTCCCACCTACTACACCACGTTCCTGCCTACTCTTGAGCTTCGCTTGATTAGCTACTGCTACTTGCTCTAGGGTTCTGCCGATTTCCTTAGCGCAGCGAGCAAGATAGTATAGGGTATCACCTAGCTCCAAGGTGAGGGAGTCAATAGTTGCTTGAGACAACACGGGGCGCTTGGTTACTCCAACACCCGATTTATCTGATTGGTTGTAAGCTTCTACCTCAGCCATAAATCCTTCATCGTCTCGAAGAATTTTCTTCACCTTGTCTGCAAATTCTCCGGCCTCGCCGGCTAGTCCTAGAGTTGCGTACAGCAACCCAGAGAGTTCCCCTTGGCCCTTGTACTTAGCCGTTAGCTGCGTGCCACTTTGGAACTGGTTAAGAGTAAGGGAGGGCTTTGAGCTATAGACAGTTATACCGCTTATTGCCATGTCTAAGGCGTCTAGTCGGTCATAAGGAATCTGGCACGTTATAGACGGGTGTATAACCTCACTATCCGGCATTGGCTTGCTGGAACTCAGCCTGTTAAACACACTGTATTCTTCATCCGTCAAATTCCCGGTTGACCCGTCTGGAAATATCCTAACGTCATCGTTTAAACCTAACATATGTCCTTCAAAAGAAAAAGCCCATTACTGGGCTTTGTGTACTTACTCGTCGCTTTCATCACCGTAGTCTAACTTAGTTACTCGGTGCCCCTCTATCTCTAGAATTTCGCCACTAACTCTAATAGTGATTCCATCCGTAGAGTTGGTTGGGGAGGGTGCCCTAGGAGTCAACGTCAAATCGTACCCTAGATAAGCGCACAAACCCACCACCAGCACCCAGGCCACTTTTGCCCTCTTTTGCTGCGACAATATCCACGCATAAATGCGCTTAAAAACGTCTACATTTGTGTCTACAGTGGGGTCAAGTCCTTGGTCGCCGCCAGTGCCAGTGTCAATCTCAGGAATGTTATTTCTCATAGTGGCCTCGAAGTATAGAAGAAACGCTATGGCGAGCGCCAGCGTAACGTAGGTCGAAAAAATAAGGGCGGATTCGATGTGTCGTCCTCACCACTTAATATACGGAGCGACGAGTCTCAGGCAAGTGCGAAGCACTAAGAGAGCAGTTAGGGAATCGAACCCTATCCTTTAGTTTTGCAGACTAAATCCGCTTCCAAACGGCTACTACTCATGGCGGCTTGACAGCCGCTTAAATTAACGAGCTACCAACGTAGCTTCTGGAAAGAACTGGTACTTTTGAAATGTCTTTCCTTGTTCGTTCATCAAGAATATCTCAGGATTGTCTCTCTTATTAATGTCTACGACATAATCATCCTGTTCCATTCTGATTGTAATGTAATCTGGCACGTCAGCATTTCGCGGCGGGTCCAGGTCTACATACGCTTTACGACACTCGTAATAGCTGTCGATGTTGTTAATACGCAGTTTCACTATCATTCTACTTCTCCTTCTACGACCTACTACTTCTAGTAAAAGTGGCGTTAGCCACAGCCTTCTCAGGCACAGCGGAGGATAAACGAATCGAACGCTCAACCTTGCGGGTTGGCCGGGGGTTCAAACCCCGTTAGGCCCATGCCTGCTACCCTCCGATAGATAACATACCAGTGATTCCGGTGTGGAGCTATTCCATAGTCCCAACTTCAACTATGGTAATCAAACCTTTTATCTAAACTCTCGCGCGATTGTTTAGGTGGGTGAGGGTTCGCTCTAGAGTAACGCCCTAGTCGTTGTTATCAGCGGAAGCAGTGAGCGACGACCTCACAAGCCGGTTCTAAGACCGACTGACAGTTTAGCAAACTGTGTAGCATAGCCACTTGCAATTACTTCCGTAAATGTTGAGACTCATATGGCGCTCAACTGCCAATCTTAAATGTGGTGGGTAATAGCCAACAACCCGTGATACTCACCACACACTAAATGCTTAAATTCAACCCATTCCGTTCCATGATTCACACTAATTCTTCTTGTATTTCGTTCGACAAAATATTCACCATCAGAAGGTTTTAGTGATGGTAGGCACCTTCGTTCCTCGGCCTTTTTTTCCTTCTTTAATTTTTCTTCTGACCACTTCGACATTAGAACTAAAGTCTTAGTATTAGGACACCGACAGTAGTACATCCATTCTGGGTGGCAAGGCCACGTTCTCTTCAATAGCTCATTACACTCAACCTTTTTCCACAAGTTAAGTTCGCATGGTTCTGCTAGTGCAGGCCCAGCAATCGTTGCACCTATCGCTCCACCAGCCACCTTAAATGCGTGTCTACGAGTCATTTCCATAGTTTAGTTCCTTTTTAGCGGTTGTGGCTTAAGCATATAGTTGGGAAATTTGGATTTGAACCAAAATAAACTCTTTCAGAGAGAGTCATGTTGCCGATTACATCATATCCCAAAACAGAGCCTCGCAAGGGAATCGAACCCTTAAAACTTGTTTACAGGACAAGTTGCCGCACCTTGGGAACGAGGCAGTTACTTACTAAAATCAGGGTCAGAATATACCATCGCATCCTCTGAAACTTGACAACAACTATCAATTTGAATATTGGTATAATGAGTACCAAGTAGGCGAGTGTTTTGTCTTATCAACCAGTCCATCGGACTTTCGCCAATAACCAAATTTTGCGTCATTGTATCCATAGCAACACAATTTCGCCACCAACGAGCCTTAATGAAGTATTTCATTCCAGTCTCTTTCCAGTTTAATCCTACGGTAGATTTCCCTCTGTGAAAATCCAGAGCTTCCAGGTTGCTTACGGACAACGTATCTTTGAATGATGAAAGACGCCTGTTTAACTCGTCTTTTGTTCTTCAAAAATGGCTTTATCTCTACTAGGAAATCCTTGGCTTTCTGACCTGTTAAAACCCACGCTTTCCGGTTATCAGAGCAACCCGTTACATTGCCACCAAACGCACCTTGTAGATACTCTAAAACAGACCAAATCTTCTCTACTCCACACAATCTAACTTCTAATACTCGCCAGCCCTTACCGAGGTAATTTTTCCGTAGAATTATACTTCCACGAACGTCAAATATGCCCGCCTCGTGTGCTTTTTGAGTATCTAGTACCATTATACACCCATTTTCCGCAGAGTCAAGCAAACAACCGAGGAATCGGACACCCCCTCGCCTGTGCCTCATCCTGCAAGTGCCAATAAGCCATTTCCACCTGGGTTTTGCCCGGATGGAAAGCGCCAGTAACCACCTTCCAATATTGCCCGTCGTTTCTCAGCATTTGAGTAATGTCTTGGTCTATTACAATCGCCTCTTCTTTTGTCTGGTTTCTACCGATAGGAACATACTCTTTTTCCCTCATTAATAGAAAGTTAATGTTGTCGAAGTTATTGTATATGTCTTTAACAGCATTTATCCATGACTCAGGATAATACTTGGCTGAATAATGAGCAGACAACAAAAGGGGAGAGTCTGATATGACGAAATCGACTTGGCCCACCAACCGCTCTATCTGCATCAGTTGCTTCCCGAAAATATACGGTTGGCAAGCTAGAGCTTTCTTACGCTCTTCCCACGTAAAAATCTTGGCAGTCTCATGTGCAAGCTCACAAGAGATACCCTGCTGTTTCATCAATGAGAATAGACCCGCTGCTGTCGTAGACTTACCAGCCCCAGGCCCTCCAAAGAAGTTGATTATGCTTGTCATTTTTTCTCACCAGTCAAGGTTAGATTAAACCCAACCACGCGACACTTGTAGTCAGTATCACCAACTTCTCTACGTTCCTCTACCACTAAGGTTCCGTATTTGGTCTTAACGTCATAAGTTTCCCCTTCGTACTGAAGTATCTTAGGTTCGTCATTAACTATTGTAATAGTGTTCCTCTTAAACCTCTTCCGAGACGCGGTACTCCTCGTCCAGTTTCTACCAAAACCCAAAGGTTTCTCCATAGTGGTTACGGAATAGTATTCGGTCTGATTAAGACAGCTTAGAATAACTGCTTCGTTGACCGCCGCTCTTTTGAGCAGTTGAGCCTGTTCTCTGTACTGATAGCATGTGTATATCAGCGTAAGAGATACTACTAAAAGCAGAATATGACTAAGGTACTTCATCAGCATCACCTAGAACAATTACTGTTAGGTCCTCTGGCAGAATATCAATTTCTGCTTCGTCTAATAGACATTCAATATGTGCCCTTGCACCAGTTTCTACTGACATATCAAAGCTAATGCTTTGAGCCTTTAGTTGTGGCATTATATCTACTCCGTTTTGGTCGAGTAGTTCGCAACACTGCCTACGACCGTTTCCACAGCTTTTAACTATAAGTTTCATTTATACGAGGTACTCTCTGAATGGTGGTCCACTTTAACGATTTCCCGCGAAGCCATCAACTCTATAATATACTCGATGGACACCGGTTTGTCAAATACGTCCACCCCGACATCCTGACGCTTGCGCCCGCCGTGGTCGTGCGCTCCGTGAGAATGCCCATAAAGATGAATGGAACCTCTAGCGTGTTCATTCCACACATCCATAGCATAGTGAAATAGGCAGAATAACGTACCGTTATGGCGAAACTCTAGGTAGTCTTGCGCAGAAGAGAAAAGGCGGGAAAATCCCAGTTCCTTCAACTTGCCGTCGTGATTACCATAGATTAGATGCACGTTCTTACAATAGATTCTATCTCTGAACAGTGGAATATTCTTTCTATTTCCGAATGCAAAGTCTCCCAGGTGATAGAGAGTATCATTCTCACCAACAGTGGAGTTAATAGACTCTATAAGAAACCCGTCCATTTCCTCGACAGAGGCATAATTTCTATAGCCTCTTTCCCACGAAGAAACGAGGGGGCCGGCGATGTTCTTGTGTTGAAAGTGGGTGTCCGACCAAAAGTAGATTGACATCTTAACGTCCCGTTTCTTCCATTTTGAGTGCTAACCTCATAAGGTACTTATTCTGAATTTCCGCCGCTCGCGCAGCGTTGTAGCGCGGGGCACAGCACCGCTTGAATTTCTTGGTGCTACCGCACACGCATTTGGCGTTCCGCCCTATCTTAGTCATAACCATAGAATTCCTACTTTCTTGAAACTGCCTCGGCAGCCTCATTATATGATGAACCGACCTTAGAGTAAAGGGCTTCCGCCGAAATTGTACCCGCCTCGGCCTTTTCATGGCAGGAAGGAATACTTTGGACTTCACGGAGTTTACACAGTGAAACCCCATTTTCTACTACATATCCACCATTGGTCATGTTATCCCTGTTTGTGATATGGTGAGCATCTAGGTAAATTTCCGCTACTTCTTTACTATACAGCTTCCCGCACAGTTGGCAACGGTATCTATCCCGCTGGAAAACATCTCTACGAAACTGCGCCCTAACTTGCTTTTTAGTTGATGGCATTTTCAAAATCCTTTTCTTTCCACATGTATTGATGTGTGTCAATTAGCTTCACAATATCATTCCAGAGAGCTTCACCTGCCTCAGTAGAAATCGGCATAGATTCATCACCAACTTGTATAAAATACTTTCCAGGAACAAAGAAACTACCCGGTTCATGTTTTAGTGAGACTATATATCCATTCCTGCCTCACCATAACTTATCCCAATGCGGCTTATGGTCTGATTCTACATATTCCCATCTATATAGGTGCATCCAACTACGAATTTTACGTACTAATTCTTCTTGTGTAATCATTAGCCTATTGCCTTCCTAAGTTTTTCTTCTTTTTCCTGTTCTTCTCTATTGCTTATACTAATTAGTATATCATTAAACATAAGATTCATATCATCAGTAGAAGGAAGTTGATAAGAATCACCATCTACGTCTAATGTGTAGTCATAGAAACCTTCATTACTCCATAAATTAACATAGCGGTATTTTCTACTTATTTTAACTCTATGCGCGCCACTGGCTCTATTGCAACTAACAGAAGAGATTTCACCTCTTATACTGTAATACCATGTTGCACTACGATACCACGACTTAATCTTTTCTACTAAGTCCAAGTTATTAAGTTTCATATCTAGATTTCATCCTGTTAATTGTTTCGTAAGGGACATTATGAGTATTGCGCCTAAAACACTCGTCTACATCCCAGGCCCACGGCGTTTCCGATTGTCTATATTCAACAGAATACCCGTATGTCGCAGCTAAAGAGATATAGGGAGCCATTTCCTTTAGCGCGATATTAGTATTGTCGATAATCACAAGCGAGGTTCCGTAACCTAGCCCCTCTTTCATAGACTGCTCTGCTTGAGCTTTATTCCAGGCGTGAGCCTCTCCAATCCGCTTGAGGTTAAAGTCGTAATAGCCGTCTGGTCTTACCCAGTAATTATCCGTAGAGCAAACATAGGTAGCTGTAGTTGGACACGTAACGAGAGCCTCACGAATGAGTTCTTGAACTCTCGTGGACTTTCCACTACCGGGAAGCCCTCTCATTAATACAAGTTTTTTACTCATCTATTTCCTGTCCTCTAGGTTGAACCAGTCTCCAAATAGTTTCGGAGTAGTCCTTGTTATCTAACATGTTAAATATGATGCTCTTATAGTCGTAATCAACTAAACGATTAGCTATATCTTTGCGGCTACCGCCCTTGGAAAGGACTTCATTCAGCTTTGCCTTAGCATCATCTTCGATGCTCTTATAACGAAGCTTAATCTTATCAGCTATATCTGTCACATACTGATAGAACTCGTCTGGAACCTTGTCTAACCACTGAGATAAGTCAGCATTTGCACGAAGCTGCTCCCAAACCCGTCTAGGAGTTACACCTGTCATTATCTTGTGTAATCGGCAGTATTCAGCGAACTTATATTTCATGCGGAAACCATTGTCGAACACTAGGACGTAGCCCTCTTCGTTTTCGACAGGCTCTACATATTGTAGTTGGTCTAAATACTGGACGTGGGGCAATTGCTTTCTAACGCACTCCCAACCAAGTCTACTAACTAACCGGAAATCATCCCAGTTGTCTAGGCCGGTTTCGTTATCAATTACCGCTAACAAGGTCAACTCTTTCAGGCCCTTATAGTCAAGGACAATGCGGTTCTCTGGATAGATGATTTCCACTAAATAGGTGTGGCCTATTTTCAGGTATCTCAACATATCCGCGTACTTTGTCTGTAATAGGCGGTTACCCACTACTGCTTGGTCAGATTCAAACGAACCCCTAGAAGCAAGTTCCCACGTTTCGCTCTGAGGGTTAAAGTAGATTACGCCTAAGCTACCATCCATTTTAGGATAGGCGGTAAAGCGCAGCCGTGGAATCTCCGTGAACTTCATACCAAACAGGTGGTGAAGATTATTACGGTAAGTACGTAGCTCATCCACGTTGAAAAACTTCGGAAACGGTCTACCCACAATGCGGTGCATGTAGTCTAAAACTAGACCGCGACACATGATGGTGGTTTTGTTCCAATAGCGTTCGATTTGAGTATTGGTTGTATAGTTGTAAATCCACAAATCGTACTTCGGGTGTTTACGCTTGGATACCCAACCGTTTTCAACGTGACCTTCGACAAGGGCATAAGCCTTGTCACTCAGTTTTGGTAGTTCCACTAACATAGCTTCGCTAACCAAGAGTTAGCCTCTTCTTGTGTTAAGTCATTCAAATCCTTAGCGGGACCAGGGACGGAGTACGCCTCAAACCCCATTTTCTTTAGTTTAGCCCCCGCAGGGTCGTTATCTGCTATGACTATTGACCTTCTGTAACCGTTGATGGACTTAAAGTAGCCCAAGAGGGCTTTGCTGGGGGTTGCAGTCAAGGCAGCGACGGCGGAATATCCCGCGTTTACGGCCCTCACCGCGTCCCACACGCCCTCTGTTATAAAGATTACGTCTGGTGAGTCGTAGAAGTGTTCTAAGCCCCACAACATGCAATAGGCGTCGTTCGCCTTGTTAATATACCGACCATGTTCGTCGTTGCTACGTAATTTTCCAACGGCCCAATTGTAGCGGGAATAGCCTATGAGCTTACCGTCTAAGGTCCAGAGGGGAAACCTTACGATTTCCTCCTCATAACTAACCCACGCTCTTATGCGAGGGGTCAGACCTCTCTGTAATAGGTGTTCCTGAAACTGGGTCATAGTTCTCTTCTTCTAACTCTCGTATCATCAGTATTAATCCAGTGCTTAGTGGTTACTAGGACACCGTGATAAATAATCAAGAAAGCGACACTTATAACAAACATTGGCACGAGATTTATAGCCGTCTTATCGAAAAACGACAGCCTATTAAAGCTCTCTTGCCTAAATTGTAACAGGTCTAACTTCATCCATAAAGCCAACATGAGTAAATTAGTGGCAAGCGGAAAGTGAAAAATCCAGGGTGCTATTCTCATGCTTACAGTCCTGCATACTCGTTTGTGTAGTCATCTAGTTGCTTACGAAGTTTAGCATTTTCTGCCTCTAGCTCAGCATAGCTCTTCCAGTTTCCCCCGGAACACCGCTTGTCTAAGTACCTAGAACAATTCTTAAGCATTTCCTCTTTATTACCAACTCTATTATCACCAAGATTACCGTCATTCAAAACCTTATATAGTTCTTGGTCGTCAAGCCAACACCTATCGTCTGCGTGTTGGTCTCTATGAGTGCGGATTGCGGCCTCTAGTTGCGAGACACGGCAACGGTCAGTTTGACGAGCGCCAGCTTCCCCGTACTGAGACATACAGTTCCACTGAATACCGAAGTCAGCTTCGTTTAATAATTCAGCATTGCACCAAGGGCATTTATTGTCCATCTATTTGTTCCTTAGAGCTTTGCTCTTTAACTTCGTTTTTATGTTGCCGGTTTCTCTGACAATAGGGGCATGACCCGCCTGGGCGACAAGAACGGTCTACTCTACCGCTTTTATGGTAGTTTTTCCGGTGGTCTTTTCTCTTCGGATAGTTTTTGTCGAAGCTCATGGCACTCCAATAAAATCTCTTGTATACGAAGATTATACCTCCGAATCGCGTAGCGTCAAGTGGTCTACCAACGAAAAAAGCCCGCAATGCGGGCTTAAATTCTTCACAGGTGAGCTTATTCAGCTTCCTTGTACAACTCTTTCATCAGCGGAACACTAGAGGTCTTTGCTGCTGCTACAATAGCATTAACAAACTTATCTCCGTGCTGGCGATATTCTTTGTAGCTCATACTTCTACGTACATGTACGCGAAGGGCAAGCTTTTGCCACATATTAAGGTTCTTAGCTGTCTTAACAGCAGCTTCCGGGGTCTTTCTGCAAGCCTGAAGCACAGTAATAAGCTCAACAATAATAGGGGCCAGAGTGAGAATAATGGAAGGGTCAAACGCCTGACCTTCCTTAATTACACCCATCTTTTTTGCTACTTCTACAGCAGCCTTTTCTGAAGCTTTCATGGTTTACAACCTTATCTAAAGAGGCGGTCGATTAGAAGGGCACGGCCAACATTACCTTGTTGCAATTCACGAGCAACTGCCGCTTCTAGGAAAATATCACGCGCATTGGCACCAACGCCAAGTCTAGCACGCACTAGGCGAGAACCGCGAACCTGAACAAACTGGCGAACAGCAAAGCGCTGTCTTATCGCACGACCAAACGCATCTCTAAGTGGTTGACGAGAAGCCTTTTCGCACACGCGACCGTACTGGTCAACATAAACCTCAACAACCTTCACTCTACGAACCTTTTGGCGTTGCTTTACAACAACCTTACGAACCTCTTGCTCTAGTTGATAGTCGTCATAACGAACTTCAACACGGGCAGGGGCAGCGTAGTCCGTAGCCAACACAGGGGCGCTCATAGCAATAGCTAGGATACCCGCAACAATACCGCTCAACACTTTATTTACTCTCATTTTCATCAACCTTTCTTACCCAAGCTTCAATTAGCTTGGATTCTGTATCTGACATCTTTTTGTTTGACTTTGGCATCCTACCACTTTCTACTGCGTCACTGATTCTCCACCAGTCCGCTATCGTAAATGGCTTGTCGTTTCGAGTCATTGAGGCAAAGTTCCAAAACTTTGTCTTTTTCTCGGTAGCGTCGTGACAACTTGCACAATTATATTTTTCTAACAGGGCTGAGACATCAACAGGAACTTCAATAGAAGTAGTCTCTGGTTCCTCTGGCTCAGGTTCCGGCTCGTCATCAGGTGGAAGGGTTGTTACCGGAGCCTTGCGAAGTTCTTCTGCAATCTTACTGGCAAAATAATCCAACTTTTGACCAACCCTCTCGGCAATCTTTTCAGCTAGAGCCTCTTCGTCAATGCCTCTCTCTAGCTTGTAGTAATAATCGGCGTGGAAATCAGTAACGGGAACAGCAATAGCTTTTACAATTACTTCTTTCACTATGTTTTGATACTGGAAATCAGCTACAACTTTTCTATTAGCGTAGATATGACTGTGCTTCTCTAGACTTCTACGCACAGCGCAGTCAGTGTTATAGTTAGTTGCCATGCCGACTGTTGAAAAACACAGGGCGATAGCCATTGTTAAAAAGAGTGTTAGTTTGCCCATATTGTTTCCAGGATGTGTTTTGGTACAAGAACAGCTTTTAGGTGATTTAACGAACCGTAGAATACACCGTTTTCGGTAGTTCCCTCACTATAAATATACACCGTGGAACCGCGAGGGATTACAATAGACCCCGAAACTACGTAGTCTTGCGTTGTTTTAGCCTGATATGATTGAAATTTCATTCCGTTATACCAAGTCGCAGTAAACCACACTTTTTGACGATGTTGCTGCACTTTTTCCTTAACAACAACTTCTTTAATTTTCACCAACTTAGAACGATAGATTAGTAGCATAGATTCTACAAACACACTACTATCACCAATCTCCCAGGCGTCTCTTGGAACGGCAAAACCCCTGTGTAAACCCGTCAAAGTAGCATTAGCAGAACCTTTAGTATGATATTGATATGCATCAATAGTCACACCGGATGTTCTTGCGGCCTGCTCTAGGTCCAGCGGTGCATCGTACCAATTCAAAAACTTATGTAGGTTAGCCACTAACTCATTAGGTTCCCAGCCAGTATCGCGCTTTACTGCATCCGTATAAAGAATGCGATAGAATTCAACCTTCTTATTAAAATTACGCAGGTAGAAAGATGCGTGTCTATCCAGCTCTTTCTTGTCTTCAAAATTTAGACTTATTTTCTTGCCTAGAAGTTCTGAAAGCCTATTTGGCGCTGTGTTTAATCCGGTGGCGTGGCACGACATACAACTGACAATCATACGCACTCTAACATCGTCAGACTGACCAGAAGTATCAACAACTACTGTCGGGTCTCCGAAGTTTACAGCTTGTTCATTGGCGGCTTTACCATTGCCGAAAGCGGCCAACCAGTAGGCTTGCCACTGTACTCCATTTGAAGCTATAGCCTCAGATGCGTCTCTATCAGGGCGGGATAGTACGGGGTCTAGATTATCAATGTATCTACGAAGTCCGTTCTTATTGTCATTTGTTTCTGCGTAATATCCCAGGTCTGTGCCGGTTACGGCAATCTGTCTCTCATTGCGGGAAACCGCTGATTGGCCCCTAGGAATGATGGTTCCAATTGCCTGACCAAAAATGTTTACTCTCTTATCATTGACTCCCCATATAGCTCGGAACTCTGCTAGGGTTTTTGGAGGACCGCCCAGGTTAGAATAGAGCAAGATTGGCCCGATTGGCTCTAGGCCAACATCTTCGGGCTTCATATAGTCTAGAATGTTAGCAATAAACCAGCTTCCACTGACTATAGAATTCCCACCGATAAGACGCAGTTCAGCCGCGTCTACATTGTTAATCCAAGGCTCTCTGAAATACGGGTCTTGAAGGGCGATAATTTCCCAGGCTTCTCTGTTCCAGTTATAGTCTCTGATGTTCCCGTAGAACAATGTCTTAGACCCAGGGACTAACCGCGCTACAGCCGGTCTATTTCCAGCGCTGTGGCTTAGAATAGAAGCGGTTAAAAGCCGCTCGCCACTATCGAGTAACTCTGGCGGAACGTCGTACAGACTCCAAAAGACAATGTCTTTTCTATCATCCTCAAACACAAAGTATTTTAGGAAATGAAGAGCATGGAAATGTTCGGAGTTAGGCGAGACGGTTTCTCCTTCAACAGTCCTAGGAACAGGTACATGAATAACATTAGATTGATATTCTTCCCCGTCAGCCCCAGTTCCTAAGCACAGAGACATTATCATCGCTAATAATATCAACAGCTTTTTCATAGTAGGATTTAACCTTCTTTCACATCAAATACCAAGTTGTCGCCGGTAACAGTGAATGTAACTGTTTTGGTCCTCGGTTCTGGTGGAGGAGGCGGTGGTGGTTCAGAACCAATAGTAATTACAAATTCATTGGAGAATCCAGAGAAGATGTTATCTCCAAATGCTCTCACCTTATATGAGTAGGTGCCGTCAGCTACATTACTATCAGAAGCTACTTTAATCCCTCTTTTTACCTGCCCAAACTTTACTCCGTTGCGCCAAACTTCAAATCCGTTTTCTCCAGAGGAATTATCCTTCCAACGAAGTATGGCTTTTCCATCTTCGTGAGTGACTGTTAAGTTTGTAGGTGCTGTTAACACTTTTGGGTCTCCTGGTGGTGGAGGCGGGTCAACGGGGCCGGGGCCTGTAGCATTGCCATATATTGCACGAATGCGAGTAACGTCATCGTTATTTTGAGGTTTGACAATGTTCGGGCTGTAAAAAGGGGCCATTAGGGCGCTAGACTCGTTAGAGTGTTCAAGACCCAACAAGTGGCCTATTTCGTGGCAGGCAACATTACGTAGATAAATACCACGGTTGGCACCCACCTTAGTCCATGTTTCATCCTCATCAAATCGCATCAAGAGTTGCCCCTTGAAGTTTTGTTGGGGTGGTAGAAAGGCGTAAGCTAGAGTGTTACCAGGACCGTCAAAATCATCGCGTGCGCCTCGCCCCGTTGAAATTACGAGATTAGCCCCGGATGTACTATCTACCTTAGAAAAGCGCAAGCTGCAAATGTCTTGCCAACTGTCGAAGGCTTCTTTTATTATACTGTCCCACTCGCCCTGTGGCAAGTCAGAGTCGCGTTTTTGTATGAAGTACGTCAAATCCTTTACACCCCACGCCCTGACGCTGGCGCGAGCCTCAAGCATACCCCTGTCGGACACACCACATCGAGGCCAGCTTTTCATGGCATTGAGAGTGTTTGGGCCAAGCTCACCGTCAACTTTTAGAGCGCCAGTAATTTTCTGGAGCTTAGTCAGAGCTTCTACCACATCTTCAACGGTGATAGTGCCTTCTTTTGTAAGGTATCCATAGTGTTTCAGCCAGTCTATAGCTTCCAACACTTGGTCTGCGGTAGTTGCCCACTGGCGAAACATTTCGACCAGTTTTAGAATTGTCTCAATACGGCCCATTTAATTACTCCAAGGGGTGTCACCCATATTATACACTTACGCAGCCTAAAAAGTTAGGTACTTTGGCACGTAAATCGGTTTTCCGTTACAACGGACTAGATACCAGTCAAAACCCACGGCTAACACCGGATAATCCTGCTCTAGCTTTAAAGGTCCGTAAACAAAGCCAATTCTAATCGTGTTCATTTTGTGTCCTTAAAACTTGGGTCAAGTAGAATATCTGTGAACTCTTTTATCTCTCTATAAACCTTGCTTTGTACCGTCATGTTAAACTTCTTAGTAGCCTTGTCTTTAGTCCAGTCTCTTAAGTTGTTACCGAACTCGCTACTACGGGCTGACCAGTCACAAACCATTTCCGCTACAAAAAGTCGCGGAACCTCATGTATACTGCCCCAGTATTCCGGGTGGTGAGGGTTTGACAGTATATGCTGTTGAATAGCTAATTCTGTCTCTGCCTTTCTATCGCCGGTCATTAGGTCGCCATGTAAATACAACCATTCTATTCCGTGGAATTTACTATTGTCATGTATATGACCATTAGCAATTAGGTTGTGCCCAAGTTCTGCTTCTCCTTTTTCTATTAGCCGCTCACCTAACAAGGTACAGTTCTGTCGAACGTGTTCTATGTGCCTCAATAGGGCGTCTCTGCGCTTATTCCATAAATCAGCTTCGCTCATTTGTTTTGTTTGCCATTTCTAGCAACACTTCTCCATGACAACGCAGTGGTGAACACCAGCAACCAAGCGTCTTACCTTTTAATTCGTGTAAATCATCCAGTAGGTGTTGCTGTGTCAAAATCCATTCTTTGTACTTCTGTATTACTTCGTCTCTACCCCCGTCTTTACCAATTACGAACGGGTTGCCCCACTTCGATGGTCGGCCTATATAAACGTCAAATGGTGCTTTCTTACAGTGGATGACCATTCTATTGGTGGTCCTCGTCCTGTGGGCGGAACGGACGATTAAATTCCCGTTCCATAGGACCAAGTTCTGAGCTTCGCGTAGTCTTACTACGAAAGCTCAATAAAAATTTCGTAGCCATTCCCCATCCTTCATCCGTAGGTATGAATCGGGCTACAGGATGCTTGAATGCTTTGTCGTCTGTAAAATGAGGGTCTATTTCTTTCTGGTGCCATAAGTCTAAGATTGTAGTGTCCTGAAAGACTAGAATCTTCCGCCCCTCATAATTCTTGCACTCGTCGTATTTAAGCTGGATGGCAAGATGCCCACCATGCTCAAGATACTTCTCGACAGTGTACTTTAACCTTGAGAACGCATTGGGGTCTTTGTCCACATACACAATCTCTTTCTCGGTGGAATATCTACTGAACATTTATTACCTCGTCTCCACTAACAAGATACATAGCCCTAGTCACAAACCACGCGGGAACAGACTCCTTAAAATATCGGTTAATACTTAACTGTCTTTCTCTAGGGAATATATCCACTTCTCCGTTGCGGTATGTTACCTGGATACACTTTTCCCCAAAGCAATAGGTATCACATACATACTTTACAGTTTTTTTCATAAGTCTCACTCCTTAATCTCTGTCTTTCCTTGTCACAATATTTATTCAGATTAGAAGCTACAAATATAGGATTGATAGACTCCCAATTCGACCCGTCAAAGGCCACTCCAATATAGGTAATTAGTCCGCTGGTTGCAGACTTATGAAGTTTAGTCACAACTCCTAGCTTTCCACGTTGACATTTAACTACACTACCCTTGGTTATTTGACTCACCAAAACATCCTTACAAAAGGCGTATACTCTACGTAGTAACCCACAATCTTCAATCTATTAGCCATTGCCTCACCCGCTACATCGTTGTGAGAATGAACAACTACATATTCCACTTCTGGCTTATGAGCCTCCATCCAGCGGACGACCTCCATCCCCGTATCTTTCCGGTCGCTATCAACCCATGTTTCCCCACCGAGGTCATGGTCTAAATAAACAAAGTCCCAAGCCTGGGATTGTAGTTTGTTGATACATTCTTCCGCAGTCGAAACTATAGCGGCCCAAGGATACTCGCGCCTAAACTTAAGTTGTCTAACGGGGTCATCATCGAGAAATAAAACCCTAGTCATAATAGTCTATACCCCGTTCCAAATAGTGCGTTTCAATTCTTTTGCACGTATAAAACAATGTGATAAAATTTAGTACCTTCTCTCGGTCTAAATTACCACAAGTATATATGTCAATAGAAATGAAGCGCTTAGGCTCTAAAGTGTGAATCTGAATTCCACTTTCAATGAGGGGTTGCCACGCACTGATGCCAGCTTTATCCGCGAACACTTCCACCCTGTTTCCTTCTGCGTCAAACTTTGCCGGCGCATGAATCACGTAGGGCGGGGCCATTGGCGTCATACCAAGCTCTATTACAAGAGCCTCAAGAAAGCGATAGGCTTTCTCCATGTCGTCACACTGACCCGCTGATACTTCATACAGGTCTATCCCTAGGAAATACCCGAAGGGTTTTCGTTTAGGCTTAGTGACAGACCACTCTGGAACCTTCACACTCTTCGACCTTAGATGGAACAGATTAACAACACAATCTTTCAACCACAACAAGAATCCCATTAGGTTGTACCTTTCGCGGCAATACATCTTTGTAGTGGCCTCACAGATTGATAAGGGGCTTTGTCCATAACCTCAAACTCGTAAGCCTGTTCTAGAGACATACCGTAATTAGTATAATCTTGTATGACGGGATTCTCTATGGTCTTGGGATTCACCCAATAGTCGGGGTGATACCAAGTAGACCAACCGCGCTCTTTCAGAAATTCTACTCTATCGTCCATAGGCTTCTCCCTCCACAATGATTCTAAATAATAACCAACCTGGATAAGTAACAATTACCCATAAAACATCTGCCGCTAGATTCCACGAACTATCGCATTGGATGGAACCAGACAGGGCTTCAAACATTAGATTGAGACTTCATAAGATACATTCTCCAAGTCGAACAGGGTTATCCTACCTTTGTAAGTACCGACGTTCTGCTTGAGGGGGTCATTAAAAGTCATGCCATAAACCTTACGCTGTTCCTCTAATAGCTCAAGCATTCGGGTAAAGTCATTCCGATGATTAAGCTGCTGGCACTTATACATCACGTACCCCCTCACTTCTGCGTCGTCGTCCACTATAACGCCAAGAAGCCCCGGAGTCAAGAGCGGGCCGTAGTAACCAACCCGAATAGCCTCAACAATATTGTCCTTCCACAAGAAGGTCTTATCCCACAATTTATAGATGAGGCCATCTTTCTCATACAACCTACGTTGATAGCGGAGGTCTTTCGTTTTCCATCCGGTTCCCCACTCACCAAAGGGGATGCCTTCCAGCAGGCGTATCACGTTTTCATACTGGAAGTTGAGATAGCCATTAGCACGTAGTGCCATAACTATCGGGATGAATCTATCATCGTGTTTAGTGTTAAGAGCGAAGCGCATTAGAATGCCCCCAGTAAGACACTGGCATTGTCTAAGACAATGATACCGGCCTCTAGCGTATTCTCTTTAATATAGATGTGCCTTGATTTACTATCGTCAACGCATATACATATACGTCTTTTATTATTAGGCAGTGAGGCATCCAACTCATCTAAATAATATCTTTGCAAGTGTCTATTTAATAGGTTAAGAGATTTCAACCTGTCATCTAAGTCACAACTAATAGTGTCATCAACATATATTTGGGCTATCTTGCCTTGTGTGCTAGGTAGCTTTTTACCTTCGTACTGAGGATAGTCATCCTGAGTAGAATCCATTAGGGCTATTAAACGACTAGAAAACATATGGTCGGCTTCGCTATCGAACACAACTATGTTTCGGTCTACCGCAGCAGCCAATAGCACTTCCCAAGCAGAATTGACAATTTCTTCTTCGGATTTATACAAATTCAAAAACACCCTAATTCTATTGTTATCCGGTGAAGAGTACGAGAAAGTATAGTTTCGTTCCACAACATCTACATAAGACGGTGTAGAGCTGGGAAGGTATGTTATTTCAAAAGGTAAACTATTGAGCATTAGCTTCCTCTCCCAAGTCCATAAAATTAAGTTTCGACTTGCTAACAGGAATAGGTTGGTCGCTAAGAACAACTGTCAACCCACCTACAAACATTTGGTAATACTTACCACTGGCGTCGAACCAGAATAGATACTCAGACGAGTCTCCATATGTACCATCATCTTGTAGCAACTCAGTGGTTACATACCACTTACCGTTCACCTTAACATAGTCGCCATTATCAGCAATACCGGGTGGATTAACAGACCAGTTTACAGATTTGGGAGTAAGTCTCTTACCGCTAGATGAGACCTTACCCTTTACTGTAGAATAAACGAGAACGTCGCCAGTAAAGGGCGAGACTACATAAAGATGCTTAATTGACCCAGGCTTGTTTTCTAGTTCAATTCGCTGCTTTATATTACGCTGTTCAGTGCTTAAACCGTCCGAACCCGTCTGGACACGGGCAGTTGCTTTAGTCACACCGGAATCAGACACCGCCTGTCTCGGTTCAGGGACACATCCAACGAACATAACACAGACCATCAAACCCGACAAAATTCCTTTAATCATTGTCATTGTTTCCTACTCGCTAATAAGGGTGGCAAACTTTCCTGGTAAAGCCTGTTCTGACGCAGGCACAAAATCCACGTTCGTAAATCTGTAGTTAATTTTTTCCATGTTTGAATTGTATTCGCTCGCGAGCGAATTGTACGTCGCCTTAATACCAGCTCTTTCCCTGCGCCACTGATTTACTTGCTCTCTAATAGCAAAGCGTTCCGCACCGCCCGTAGCCGTATCTAAGTCTCGCTCGGCCTCTTTAATCTGAGCGTTGTAAATCTCTACGTCCGCTTGTAGCTTAACCAAGACATTCGCAGCATCCTTAAACCACTCGTATCGTTTTAGGAGTGTGCTGGCCTTGGTTTCTTGGAACGCCGTTCGCTGTGCATCATCAATATACGCGCAGCAGCCGACGACGCCAAATAATAGCGGAATCATCAGAACTAGTTTCTTCATTGTACTCTCCTTAAAATAACGAAGCTCTAAAGTGACTAAGCGACTAACATTAATCTGAGGCTTTCGCCTCCCCTCGCCATTACGCGAATCTGATGGTTACCCACCAGCAACGGGCGCGCCAACCCGACCTTGCTTCGCAAGCTCATCAGCTATTACAGACAATGGACAAGGATTATCATGTAGGTAATGTGCTTGGCAATAACCGTGATGGTCATAGTTGCACTTGCCTTTATTTACCTCGTACAACTCCATAAAAGCATCAAAAAGCTTGCGGCTTACGACTTGCTCACCGTCTAGGTCTGTATGGCTTGCATCCTCCGTGGTTCGAGCGGATTCTAATTTGGATACTCTAAATTCCAGCTTCTCAATTTTCTGTCTAGCAAAAGTATCCATTTCAAACCCTCCCACGTTGCAGCAATGATGCCCTGAACTTGTCCTCTAAGTGGCCGAGGCCACCCAGCGTTAGTCTATATAGCCAGGGTTCTGTCTTAGTCCTTAATCAATTAACTTACCATCACACCAAACAAAACCAACTACTCTCTCAAACGAATTAAAATCCATCAGTTTTTCGTTGGTTCCAAAAGGAATCTGCACTACTACTTCTTTATTCAATAGTTGTTCTTCTAGTGTCTTTTGTAGCTTAAGGCCAAGCTCAGTATCTAATTCTGCTTTAGAAGTATTCCCTAGTCTAATACTAAAGACTCTTCGCACTTCAACAGTAATCGTATCAGCATCATGCACATCAATACACTTTGCCTTTGTTACATACGACGGTTCTGGTGGCGTTCCTGGCGCTACTTTAACCTTGAATTTCTTTTTCGACATTCTTCGTCTTGCCAAGCTTCGTTTCTGAAAAACCACTATCAAAATCTACCGAGTTTTGTTTCTTCTACTACGCCCTGTATCACCGAACTCTCATGGAACTGATAGATACCGGCTTTCATATCGTCGGTGAACGCATAAAAATCTGGCGGAAGCTCATAGTTTTCTGGCGTTCCACAACACCGAAGAACCCCAACCCAGCTTCTATCGTGGCAGCAGGCCATTATGTGTATAATGTTGTGGTTCTGATGGCACTCACAATTACAGGGGTAGTTAGGGTCTCGAAAGTGAATATAGTATTTCTTGCCTATTTCAGGTATCATTAGAGCTAAGCTCCTTCCGTATCTTCATTAAGATACGCCCCAGGTGGTTTTCGCCAACTCCGTTGCAAACACCCCAAAACTGGTCACCCCAAGTGTTTCCTTCTATAAGCTCAGTATCGCCGGTTGACAACAGCAAATCCCACAAAAGGCCATTCTGGAACTTAAGACGACAAACATCCTCCATTACTTTAAGCTTAACCTGTTCCCAGTCCTCACGTATCTTGACTTGCCCGCCCATCTTTTTTGCTTCGCCAGCGGTTCTAGCCCAACGGATTGCCTCGCGCAACTTCGGGTCTAAGGTTTTAGCCGCTTGATAAGCGTGTTCCGTTGAGGGGTATTCTACACCCTCGAACTCTATTACGCAGGGCCAAAAGTTGGACAAAAAGCGGTATTTACCACGAAATGAGTCAATGGGGGCGGCGCTCATAGAATTGCAAACCCTCTGACTTCATGGGATTCTACAAAGTTACTCATGCCGCTTTTCCTTCCGGTGGGGTGTCTGTGTCTACTCGTTCTAATTGATTAGGCCAGAAATCTTCGAGGACTTCGTCCACCAAGAGATTGTAATAACCTTGAATGTTGATGGATACTAACTCTCCGACCTTCCCGACTAAATCCGGTCTTCCCGACAATATCTTATAGTGTGTACTCACTTAGACTTCTTCCCAATAGGTTTCCTGCCGAGTTTTCTTAACTACTTCTACCGGGTCGAACCCGTCCATTGACCGGCCTTCGTAGGAATTATACCAACCGTTAACACGGTAAATAGTATCATCGACCTTAAAGTACCAGTAATAGTTGTCGTAATCTCGGTCAGTGTCTAGAAACTCTAGGGTGTGACCACTGAGAGAGAAGTTACCATCTTCCAGCTTAGTAACGCCTTCCACAGCATCCACATATCCGTCGTCCTTGACGAAGTCTTCCAAAAAGTCCCGGTGGTCGTCAAAGAATTCTCTGTGTTCTGGTCTAATTGACATGTACTTTTCCTTCTGCTAAAGCCTTGTGAAATTGTCCTACAAAATCGTGTCTATCTGGATACTTCAACTCATTCCAATTTAACACCACAAACAGGGGAAACCACCCCTTGGTCATACTGACTATCAGGGCCTTAAGGGCCCTCTTATAAGCCACCAACTTAGAACATTTGAAGTCTGACGGGATTAGCCAGCGCTCTAATGCTGTAGCGTATATCTCTTCGCGGCAAAGTCGTATTTGGTCCTCGTGACGCAGCAAAGAAAATAGGGGTTTACTGATGAATGCCTTATTTACATCTGTCTTGAGGCGCTCGTAAAGTGGTCTCTCATAGTATGCTATGGCTAGGTGCAGGTCGTCGTGAACGTACTTACGAGTAACACCATCTTTGAAGAACTCTTCATTGTCCTTATCTAGGTATGCCTTTTTCGCCCCGTGTTCCAGTTCCCATTCTTTGTATAAGACATCATAGAGTTCTGGTAAGAACTCACAGCCTTTCTGTTGGAAAAACGCGACATCGTGGAGCGTTTTCTCCCAGTGAATATCCCAGAAAGCATGGGAAACTTTCAGCGTATATAAAGCGTCAGGGCTGACCACTCCATTTACTGAGTATTTCTCAGCTAGAAGTGCCAGCCCTTTGTTGTGGTGATAATCATGTTCTTTGCTAGAGGTCAGTTGTCCCGCCTCTGGCGTAATAATGTCGCGGTCCTTCGGCTCCCTAAAATCAGGGAACCAGTGACGTGCCGCACAGCTTCCTATTAGAACTTCGTTCATAAAGTAGGGAATACAGGAATCGAACCCGTTTCGCAAAGGTCGAAGCTTTGCATGTTCTCCATCACACCCATTCCCCAGTTAAATCTCTGAGTGGTTGACCTTTACTACGGTAGTAGTTGGCTTCACCATTTCTTCCTTGAAGAAAGCAATATCCTTCTTCTTAATCTTTGTTCCATTCATTACTTTAGCAAACTTCTTGACTGCGTCAATGGCATCTTCAAGAGTTCGTTCCTGAAACCGCTCGTTTCCGTCTTGAAGCTGGCATTCACACCAGTAAAAACCGCACAGTAATTTAGTTATTCTATACATAGTAGCCACGTTGAGAATCGAACTCAATTTTCATCCTTCGCAGGGACGAAGCCTTATCCATAGGCGCAGCTAAACAAACTCTATTTCTATTCCAAGTTCCTCAGCCAACTTCTTTAGCTTATTGCGTTTCTCTTCCATTTCGCAATTAGGCTCGTTGTTCTTCTTGTCGTACTCTCTAGCTCTGTCCAACAACCGGCGAAACTCGTCAATTTCCTGCTGCGTTGGTAAAGCTGGCAATGGTACAACTGGATGAGTGACTACTGGTGTTATCTGAAATGGATAACGCTGTATCCACTCGTCATACTTATGGTCCATCACCATTGACATTACACACATAAACCATTTCCTTATTAAGCGAAGCTAGTGCCGAGTGCGGGAATCGAACCCGCGTAACTTGCGTATGAAACAAGGTGTAAAACCAACATTACAACTCGACTGGTAATTGTATCAACCCGCTATGGATTTTTCTGTGGCAATTTGCACATAAAATCACACATTTACTTATTTCCTCTACAATTCTAGCTTGACTAGCGCTACCTATCATTCGAGATTGGAAGTGCGTTATACGGGAGTCGAACTCGTACTAAAACATTGGAAGTGTTTTGTGCTGACCATTGAACACTAATAACGCATAACCGAAACTGGCTTTTGCTTAAAGCGGGCGACCAGTAAACCGCTCATTCTAGTATTATACCTCGAAATCCGCCAGGGTCAAGCCCCCTCGTTTATTTCTCTGATTTTATCGAGAGCCTTCTTTGTCTCGTGGCTTCACAACATCTTTTGTAGCCGGATGATACTCATACATAGCTTATATCTCCTCTATCCTCTTTGACTTGTCATCAATTAGAAGGTCAAAATGCCCCTTCTGCTTTCCGCAAATCAACTCATCGAACCTACAGCCCCAAGACACTAACTGGTCCCAGGTGAAAGTGTAGTAGTCTTTACCGCTTACGCTGCCCCTGGCCGTCCAGTATATGATTTTCCATCCTTCGTCATAGAGCTTATTGATTTTAGCGATGTTCTCTGCGGAGGGAACAGCTAAGTCATACGCTCTACTAGCACCATAAAAACAAATGGTCTCGTCTATATCAACGAGAGCCACTTTTTGTTGCCCTTCGGGCGTTAGTTTATTGTGAACTTCGCTCATTATGTTGCAGGACTAATACCTAATTTTCTACCAGCGTGAAGTTTTCTATGACAGTTTGAGCAAAGAACCATACACTTTTCTATCTCTGCCCACAGCAATTTTCTACTTTTAGCAGTCACCAAGTTTGCAATGTTATTTACTTTATCCTTGGTGTTTGTATGGTGAAAATCTAAACAACACGGGTCAGTTTCACCACAATATTCACAGCCTTTACTAGCCTTATAATCAGATACTTCACCCCTTAATTTCTTTACAGCAATACCAGACCTGTTCCAATATTCTCGTTTTCTTTCTCCCGTTAAAGACCTTTGGTGTCTTTTCGCACAGGCAATGTTACATTCTTTACACTTACCCTGCGCCCCATCCGCTCGTGATGAACTCTTATGAAAATCAGATAAAGGCTTCAGAGTTTTACACGTCGAACAGCTTTTCACGAAGTGCCCCTATTTGGACTTGAACCAAAATCTGTCGCTTTAAGAGAGCGCAATGTTACATTAACACCATAGAGGCAAAGTGGCGAAGCCACTAACGAACTTTAGTGAGATACTTGTCTGAGACCCAAAATTCAGTTGGGCATCTAGTAAAACAAGCCACAGACACCAAGTAATCACCGTCGTTAGTAGCGGACTTGTCCACTATAGTTCCGACGATAGCCTTCTTAAGGAACCCGTCTTTATAGTCTACAGAAATCCGCACTTTGTCACCGTAATATAGCATGGGCTTAGCCCTTTCTTAATAAGTACAAAACAACAAAGAGCCGAGTAAGGGAGTCGAACCCTTTTTCCAATCTTACCAAGATTGAGTAATAACCGTTATACTAACAAGGCAGTCATACCCAGTAATTTAACCCATCCTCATCCTTAGCTGCAATACCAATTTTGTAATTTCTGTCGAGTGGTCTAAGTAACCATGTCACTATTCTAGCCCACCACAGGAATCTAGTAGAGCAAACCACTTTGGCAGCACCACCTAAAGCCGGATAAATTAGGATTTCATACATAGCGGAGGACACGGGAATCGAACCCGCAACACCTTTCGGTGCAACTGCTTTCCAAGCAGCCTGCTTACCAGTCGCTTATCCTCCAAGACCCGCCCATTATGGCCGTCACCGACTCTCTGAATCGGGATAGGACCAGCGGGTGCTGCTTTCGCAGTCTCACAAAGTTGCTTACGCAACTGACATTTAAGGTGTTAGCCTAACCAACCGAAACCACCTGTGTCACAATACCGTTTTCGACCACTACATTGACTCTGCTGTTATGGGCGTCAGTCAAGGGTGGGGTCTTCACACCGTCTAGCTTAGCAATACGAAGCGTAAAACCCTCTTTCTTGACGATAGCTTTTACTTCATCAAGTGTTCTACCAATTAGATGACTTCTCTTCATTATTTGACAGCCTTTTTAAGAGCGGAAGGGCCTTCAACATCATCGAAAACGCGCAGCACTTCGTGGCTCACAAACTCAGGAGCAAGTGGAGCAGTCAAGTCACCAATCGAAAATTCATATGGGGCTGGCAGGCTATCATACTTGCCATCGTTTGCCACTAAAACCGCATGGACGTGACCACCTTCAGGAACCTTAAAGGTTACTTCCGATACAGTTGCGGGAAAATCATAGACTTTCTCAACGCCTTCTGTTTCATCGCCCTTGTAGGTGAGAACAGTCAACTTTTGAGTCTTAACGTCTGGAGAGACGGAAGGAACCCAAAACAAACGTACTTCTGCTACTTTCATAAAAACTCCCTTTATTTGGTATGATAAATTTGTTGGTGGTTCGGGCGGGGTAAAATCGTAAAAATATAACAAGGTCCATAACACTGCTATAATAAGAGCAGTAATTCCAAACATGAATAACATTTCCACAAGCATGTTTTATTCCTTAGTGGACCGTATCGGTATCGCGCCGATTTTTCGACTTTGCAGGAGTCAAAATTAGACTTCTAAACAGCCCGTCTCAAAACACGGGTCAGTCTCACAATCTCTTTCAAGCGACTAAATAACAGGTAATACTAAACCAGCCCGCTCTTTCTTCATATTGTTTAGTCTACAGCTTAACTCGTCAACAACCATTTTCTTAGCTGCGTCAAAGTCTTTTCCGTAGACAAACACGGTAATAGCGCCTGGGTCTAGTACCACTTTCACATACTCAGTACCATTGGTAGATTCTAAAGCTTCTTCGGCGTATTTTATACGCTTATCTAAGTCTTTGGCCTTATCTAAAACCGCCTGAGCTTCGTCTAAAATGTTTTTCATAGTGGGCAACCTGGGAGTCGAACCCAGCACAAGAAACTTATCAGGTTCCTCCGAACAACCAGTTCTGCGATGCCCTCTAAAACCCGTAATATGCCTTCTCAGCCTCAGACCAGTAGACTTCGTCTTTGCCGTCTGGTCCACCGTCGTCTTGCCACTTGTAGTAAGCTACTTTAGCTACCTCATGGTCTCGATTAACTAACTCAAACATTACCGTATTAAATAATACACCCGGAGCCTCTGCAAGCTCGACTTCTGAGTGCCACCCAAAAGTTTGACTACCAGAGACAGTGTATGACTTACCTACCTCAAGATACTTGTCCGCAAGCTCTCTATGATAGTCAAGTCCATTCTCACCAAGATAGACTACTTTGCTCCCCTTGGGGAACCACTCACCAAATTCCATGAGACTGCGTCCTCCTAAAGTTATGAAATAACAAGTGGTCCTCATGGGAGTCGAACCCACAATGCAGGCTTGTCGTGCCTGAATGATACCATTTCAATAGAGGACAGGGGTGAATAGCCAGGGTCGAACTGGCACTTTCTGGTTCACAGCCAAACGTGCAGAGCCGCTACACTATACTCACCATAAATGCAACTACGGATGGTCCACTCCCGCACTTATCTGTCCCTTGACAGCTTCGTTAGTTGCAAGCATACAGTAGAGGATTTGAACCCCTTTGCGTCTGTGTTGGAGACAGACCGCACTCCCAGGTGCAACTGTATATAGTGGTCAGCTTGCTGACCTAATCAACTCAAATCTCTTCGTAAATGGAGCATATAGCTCAAAAACCGCTATACTTTCCACTTCTTTCCAGCTCTCAAAATATCCCTTAGCCCCACTAATAGCCCGCTCAAAAGCCTCATCACCCTTACCCTTGTAGTAACCGTGGTGGTGAGGCACACCGTTGATAACCGACACTAAGATGAAATTTTCCATTTCCGAATTATATACCCGTTTTCGCCAGTGTCAAGAGGCCGCAGACAGCCTCACTTAAAATCTTTTGAGTCCACCAGCCCACATAACGCAGCAACAAAAATAGCCCCGGCGACCCCCAAACAAATCAGGAGAATCACCAAAATTATTGCCAGCGGAACCAAAGGCGCAAAAACCAACCACAGCGGGATGGCGGGCAAAACCCCACCAAACTTAAGGGTTGCTAGTACCACAAACATAATCAGCAGCCAGGGCGCTGTACATGCCACAACCGTAGTATTCTTAGACTTGCTCATAGGTGTTTAGTGTTTACGTAATCAGTTTCTTTGAAGGGGGAGTTATAATGCCAGCCGCCTGAGCATGGTAGCTTTCAACTATTGCGACCAACTCTGGACTAGCCTCGCACGCCACTAAAATGTCACCAGCCAAATTAACTTCCTGGTCTACGTCTTTAGCGAATTCGATAAAAGGTCGAAAAGCTATCTGTTCTCCATGAACATACAGAAAAAGTAGGTGACTATATACTTCGTCTTTAACATGAACACCAATTACGTCTCGTGGGTGTCCATCACGCAACTTCAAGTAGTGGATTTTCATCAGCTTCGCCTTCCTGTGTGTTAAGTCCTGTTAGTCCAGCGAGTTCCCGAAGGGTACTCTCAAATCGTGGACCTTCTGGATGGTCCGTTTCCATCGTCAACAAATTTTTGTAGGAGTCGTATCCCTCGTACCACTGGTCCATTCGGAATTCAGAGGCGACAGGGGCCTTCTTAGGATGTAGTCTCCAGGCGGAAATCAAACCCTGTGTAAAGTATGCGGGTTCATAGCCCTCTGGTAGAGCAGGCTTCGTAAAGAGTGGTAATTCACCCTCTGCTTGCGGCTGTTCTACGACTTCATCCTCAAAAATAGTAGTTATCACGCTGCGCGTTCCTTAATTGAGTGGCCTTTCGGAGAATCGAACTCAACGACTTTCAGTTTCAAAGACTGACGTGCAAAACCATTACACTAAAAGGCTATATTTACTTACGCTTCTTCAGCGCTTCTAGCACCTGTCTCGCATGTTCCAAATTGCCATAAGCGGAGTCTTTAACAGACTCACTATCTTTCAGGTCGTGCGAGGCTTGCTTTACCAAACTCTCTGCTACCGCGTAGGCTGATAGACTATCTTGATAGCCATTCTTTGCCTGTTCAAACTCTTCCTGAGCCGCCCGCACATCTGCTTGAGCCTTGAGCAATTCTATCTCAATGCCCAACTTTTCCGCTTCGTGTCTCTTAGTGTGTGCTTCCGATAGTGAAGCGGACGCATTTCTTAGTGCATGAACCGCGTTATTACGGGCATCAGTTGCCTGTTTCTTAACGTGGCAAACGCTTGGTTTCCATGAAAACATTGCTAAAACCCTTTTAATGAAATCTTCGATTGTTGTCATAAACTGCCCCTACGGTAAAAATAACTTGTTTAGTGGGCCATAAAAGAATCGAACTTTTTTCTTCTCGGTGTAAACGAGGGATTCTACCAGTGAACTAATGGCCCGTATCGGCAACAGGAGTCGAACCTGCATGAGTCTTATCTTGAGTAAGACATGTCTCCATTTGCATCATGCCGACATAAAGTATCAACCTGAGTTAGTTGCCATCGAGCGCCCAAGTGTGGATGGCCCACAGTGGACTACAGGAACCCTGATGTTGATACAGTAGCAGATAAGAGAGTCGAACTCTTAACCACAATGTTTTAAGCATTGCCGCACTGCCAATTAGCGTAATCTGCCAGAGTAACAGGTGAGGGAGTCGAACCCACAACCACGACGTTCTAAGCGTCGTTGCACTGCCAATTAGCATAACCTGTCATTAATACTAGTACCACGTTGGCGATTCGGACGCCAATTCACCATTTTTTGAAAATGGCTGCATTACCAATTAGCATAACGTGGCATTACTTCACTTAATATTATACCCCGAAACCCGTCAGAGTCAAGTCGATTTCATTAGCCCAGGGAATTAAAAGTGGTTCTTCCCTATGTCCACAAGCTATACACCCTACCGAAGCAATTCCAATACACAAACATAGACTATCCGTGTTAATAGCACCACAGTTAAGACATGCGGACGATGTGATGCATCCTCCCCATTCCATTCTACACTTAGTATTAGCCAAGTTGTACTCTTGGGGGTTGTCAGTATAGCCAGTTATGGTAATCAAAAATCCTCCAAATACCACTGTCCTTCGTAGGTCTTTATATATGTCTTAGCACAATAATCACATTTAAATTGTACGTCTGTTTCCCAGTACCACCCATGCCAACAGTGGTGTTCGGGTTCCAGGCAGCGTACAACATGCCACTGATGAACATGAAAGCCGCTAGCACTAAGGATAAAGTTCCATATTTCTCTAATCAATGTAGAACGGCCCACTCAATGTTGCTGTCTTAGCTGCGTCAAGTATCGTTAGTAAAGTTCCGTCACAAGCGTAAAAACCCTGCTTCGTGTATTTTATAAGCCTACGAAGCGAAGCCTGAACATTGCCTATTTTATGGACTCTTAATCGTTTACGCCCAAGGTCATACAGTGTCCAAGGACCAACCCATATGTCCTTACCGTCTGTTATGAGTTGACAGTTAGTATAGTCAAAGTCATCAATCACCTTTTCAGGTGACTCCCAGACTTTGTGGATTAACTGTACCTTAAGCCCATTAGTAACAAACGTGGTGTTGTGTGGCCTGACATCCCGACTATCGCCATGTGATTCAATCAGGTTCGCGGCTATATCTAGATAGCCCTGCCCCTTAAAGAATATGTCAAAGTCACTATCTAAAGGTTGACCAAGAACAGTCCTTCGCAATGCCCCGCCGCCTAGCCAAGTTCCCTCGTTCAGAAGGACTCGACCGAACAGCTTACCATGCAGTATTTCATACAACGGAGTCTGAATATACGGCTTACCAGTAGTCTGCCAAACAAAATCTTCAAGGTCATACTTAAACATTAGCATTCGTCCTCAGACACCAAGCGAAAATTGTTCGTATGTCTCATTGTTTCAATATGCTGGTCTTCCATTGACACTAACATACAATGGCCCGCCTGTGGATAGTGTTCGGTAATAAAGGTGAACAGAGTCCACGCTCCACTACCATATCCCAACGACCCATAAAATTTAAGCTTATGTTGCTCTGGAAGATTTTCCCAAAATTCTTTATTTAGAGTATCAGGGTCAAATACTACAGTATCACCTAGCCTAAACATCAGAAATAGTCCTTTTCCGGCTTGATTCCTAGTGCGTCCCGCACCTGTTTCTTGGCGCGAGCCTCCCCTATATGAACCATCATCAACAATTGGTCGATGTGTTTCTCAGTTGGAGCCTCTCCAAAGAAAATTGGCAACCCATAGCCATTCACCTGAATTGACTTCTCAAACAGGTAGAAAATCAGCCCGTCCTTCTCAATGCGTTTTGCACTCATTTTATCCTACTACGCTAAAGAACCATAACGAGAATTTGTCATCCGATTGAAGCTTTTGAAGCTTTTGAGCTAATTGCTTATGCAAATCCATTAGAGATTCTATATCAATGGAACCTTCTAATAATGTAACACGACCACCATCCTCTTTGTCAGCTACATTATAGCCCACATAAATAATATCCTCATCGTAAGAATAGGTTATTTGTAGGTCTGGAAAAGCAGCTTGCAACCCGTCTGATAGTTCATAGAATGATTCTGCTGCTACTCCTAAGACGGAATATTTTTCTTCTGATTCCTTAACTAGGGTTTTCTCTGTGTGAGAAACCTGTCCAGTCTTAGGGTTATACCTATTCTGTTGCTCATACACAGCAGGGCTTACAACGGCCTCAACTTCATCCTTGTGGATAGCTAAGCCATAAACACAATGTTGTGTATAGTCAATACCCATTGGCTTTCCTTAAGTCGAAGACTCTCCAAAATCCTTAGCGGTCCACCCGTTATCAATTTCCCACATTTCAAAGTAATAGGACATTACACACCTGTCTGCATTATCCCACTTTCGATACGACACCATCGGATTCAGACTGCTTATCTCAGATATATCTAACTCAAATCCAGTCAGGTCGAAGCGGTTTTTAACGTGATTCGTAGCCTTTTTAAGGGTAGAGAAAACCCCGATACTGTCATCTTGGTCCTCGTGTCTACCAGTACGAGAGACATGCCAAATAAATTTTAAGTTCTTACTCATAGTGGGAATGGAGAGAGTCGAACTCTCGTGTCTCTGTTTTACAGACAGTACCCGCCAACCGTGCGTCACTCCCAAGTGTGGCATTAACCACTAATTTCCATCGTGAGCAATATCAAGTTCAGCTTGAAAAGCTTCTTCTTTTCTCTCTTGCTCTGCTCTTTGCAAGTAGTTAGTTTCGTCTCTACCACGCGGAGCTATCAGCGCCTCATCAACTTCTGCAATACAGAAATCAATGAACTTTCTTATCTCTCTTTCGCACTGACCACCAGGAGCATTACCTGCTAGTACATAACACCCATATAAATAAGTGATGTGTTCTTTGAAGAAATCATGCTGATTCACAATGTCTTGATATTTCATAAGCCCTCTGTACCGGAGTCGAGCCGGCTCACCGTGGTTGACAGCCACAGGTCTGTACCCACAGACAGAGGAAAGTGTTGAGTCTCACTACTAGCCGTGTTAAAAGGAGGTCTAAGTGTCCGTCCCGCACACGAGACTAGCGGGGTCTGACCGCCAGAACTCAACTAACCTGGGAATGGCTATCACCATTCCCTTTATAGGCTCCGATAGCAGCCTTAGCATCGCGGCGGGGAATCGAACCCCGATAAGCTAGTTTGAAGGACTAGCTGCCAGACCAATATAGCACCGCGACATTTATTTCTTCTTATACACTTCAACATGAGACCATTTCTCAACATGTTGTAACAACTTCATCGCCGCTCTTAATGAATCTGCAAACTCGTTAGCCTCTTTTTCACTAGGAAAAGCCTCCCAGCGCGGTTCTTCATTCATTGTGTAGTAACCAGTTACATGTTTCCACTTGACATAAGTTAATTCAACTGCTTCTATTTGCTTAGTTTCATCTGAAACCGGCACCTCAACTGTTTTCTTCGTCCAGAATGCCATTAGGCTACGCCCTCCACAGCTTCAAACAAAACAGTATTCCACCGACCAGTTTCCTCAAATCCCGCCAAAGTCACATCAGAGGTTGAATCATAAGTCCGACTAGCAACCACCGTATAGAGTTCGCCTAGTGTAAAAGTCAACAGGGCTTGTTCTCGCTCGTGTCGATGCCCACCTTTTCCAGTAAACTCTACCCTGGAACCAATCGGAAACCAAGGTCCATAGTTCCCATCAACCTCGCGTACATTAGGGTCAAAACCGTGAAACATCGTTTAGTCCTTTCTATTTCCTTAGAGCCAGCGGCTCACAACTTTCCCAAGTATAGCCTCGATTTTTCCAGTGTCAAGCCTGCGGCGCTAAGAAATTTTCCTCGTTCGTGTGCTTCGCCTTATTGACGCTCCCGGCCCCATTTCACTTCTGCGTCAGTAGCATATCTTTGAAATTGATAGCGACCCTTACACCTTAAATTCTGATTTGTACACGGCGAATTCTCCCATTGTCCAGGTATTCCCGTAGGCGCAAGAATTCTATGTCTGCAAGTGTCACAATCCATTACGCGATATTGACAACCACTTAGTGCTAGTAATACTAGCAGCACAATCGGTATTCTACTCCAAGTCAATCGAATCCTCGTTTCTGGCTTTAAAGTATTGAAGTATCTCCAATTCCATAAGGGGTTTATTGCCTTCAAACTGCAACATTCCATTGGAATCATTCTTCAAATCAAACTCAGGGTCAAAGTGGTGTCTAGTAAGAATCTGCCATCTGTCAGCGTATTTCCTATCAACCTTCTTACCGTGCCAGTAATGGATAATCGTGCCATTCAAATAGCCGGTTCTTCCTAGTAGATACTTGTAAGCTCTATCTTGCCACTGTATAACCTGCTCTTTATATCCAGGTGAGATATTCCCAGGTAGGCTTTCATGCACGCGATTAAAGCAAGCTAGAGCCATCTGTCTATCGGCAGCACCTAGGATACTAATATCCAGTAGTCTACCTATCTCATTAATCCCCTGTCGTGTCGCAGCCCAACAGAAGCCAGGGTGGAAAGTGTCGTACTTTTTGCTGTCTCCGTTAAGACCATTCAAAAATGCGTATACGGTCCCGGTGTGTTTCTTAAGCAACTCTTCATTTGGGCCAAGGTCCGCACAATGAGTGAACATCTGCAAGAACTTGAAGTATTGTAGGTTGTGTATTGTCTCTTGTGCCCAGTTCTTGTTGATGAACTCTATATCACCATCAATCCAGGCTACATATTTCCAATCACTTGGTAATTGAGCCATTGCCAAGTTAATCATGCGCTCTTTATGCCAGAGCATTGCGTCCGTTCGGACTTGAAGGTGAAACGGGTTAGTGGGGTCAGTTACCTCAAATTCATGGTCACGAAAGGCACACTCTACAGTGAACAGCTTCACATTTGGAAACTGTGCCATGTAGTCTCTAAACCGCTTGTATAAGCGATAGCGAGATTTGAATTTACAGGGGTTAAAGTAAGGTGTAATTACGTACAGGGTTGGATTATCCCTGAAAAAATTCTGATGCATCATAAGAAGGATTTACTCTTTGTAAGTGTGGTTGTGTTATGTCCTTCCATATAATGCTCCTACGCCTGGGTCACTGTCTCTGTTAGGGTTTACCATTACGACGGGTTTTGGCGGGTTGCACACTTCTGAACAAAAGTGTAAGGTCTTTCGGTCACTCCATCCATAAGACCAGCCTTCTGGCATTTGGAGTTGTTTACTCTCGCATTGCTTTCCGCATTTATCACAATAGTAAATGAATAGTATCATAGAGGGCTGCGTGGGAATCGAACCCCACCACCTAGACATTAACAGTGTCGTGCTTCACCAGACAGCTACCAGCCCATGAGTGCGTCTATGGGTACTCGAAACCCAACCGAGAACTTGGCAAGTTCCCATGCAACCCTAACACCTTAGACGCTTGGTGGATGGTGGGGGAGTTGAACACCCCTTTTCTGCCGGTTCATTGGCAGCGTTCTAGCGTTAAACTAACCAACCAGTCTACGTGACAAGAATCGAACTTGCGACCCATGCTCTCTTTGCACAGGCTCCTGCTTCCAAGGCAGGTGGATTACCAGACTATCCCAACACGTAGAAAATAAAGATGCGTTAGCATCCAGAGGCTCTTTTGGAACTCGAATCCAAACTACTTCTTTACGAGAGAAGTGTGCTACCAATAACACTTAAAAGCCGTTACATACATCTTCAACAAAAATATCTATGAGAAGCTGTTTCAGTGCTTCTACTTTTTCTTTTGACACACCTACAGGCCGCTCGCATCCACTGGGCAATGTGACATATAATGTACGCAAGTTATAAGGGCGACCCCTTAATATGTCCCAAACCTTATCATTAGCTTCTAAGGCTTGCGTTTCAGCCCAATTACAATCTGGTCCCATACACGGCATATAGTCCTCAGCAAGAACAGTAGTTTCTACCTATATCATTCCACGATGAAGGGCTACCAGTCTTATTAACTTCTGCCTTCATCCAAACCTCGTTCTTAATGACTGTCGTAACGTGCCCACACCCAGGACATTGCCACGTATGAACCCCAGGTCTTAATACTATCATATTAGGCGGTTCATGCGACGGATGACGACAGCGTTGCACTTGTGGTAGCGGTTCGTAGTTAATAAAGCCCATTTTATTCCTTTTTTTCCAGCCCCATATTTGACTCATTCCAGATAAACAAAACGCCCCTATCGTCCTCAACTACATAGCGGACTTCGCCGCTCAGCTTGTTGAACTTGGCAACTATTGTTCCTACGAACGTGTAGTCACTATTAACTCGCTTTACTTTGTCATCTACGTTGAAGCTCATAAAATTTCCTTAAGTTACGAAGTAACCAGTGGGAGCAACAGGAATCGAACCTGCACTACGCTGCTTCTCGAACAGCGGCCTCTACCTAGTTGGGCTATACTCCCGGTTTGCTATACAGGGCTTGCACCTGTTCCTATCTGCTACACGCAGATTATGCTACTATTACACCAATAGCTCCGTTGTCCGACGTTTATCGTAGTCGGACTGACCACGGCAACCGCTGCTCTTTATTTTTACATCAGGTGCTAGGTTGGCTAAGGGCCGAACTGATGAGTGTTCCACACCCTCATGGGTCGTCTACACCAAACCGTATAGCTCAATCACTCAAAATGGCAGAACCATTTCATTTCTATTGATAGTTTGTATCCCGTATAATACTTACACAGTAATCACAACATCTTGAGTTTTCGTTACTGTCGTAGGTCTCTTAATCTCTCTTGACCAATAGTTCACGCCCCATACTCCATTGCTACGAGGATGGATGCTGCAATCTGCACCAAAATGAGCATCCTTATCAGTCACTACCATATAATGTACGTCTCTAGCGGTGACATAGATGCGAATATCTTCAAAAGTTTCTTCGCTCTTTATACCGGCCCGCCCATAAACGTAAGTGATTTTATCACCCCTTTTGATAGTTCCATCCACAAAGTCGCTCAGGTGGAGCTGCTTTCTATAATTAACGGGGACCGCCTTACAACCCTCAACGTCCTGACGAAACATATAAATTCCTTATGTTAGCATTCTAGGATTCACTAGAGGACTCGAACCTCCGCTTTCGGCGTTCTGGCCGACGTTCTACCTTTAAACTAAGCAAACTCCGATGGTTATTGAATGATGCATCATCCAACACGCACCTTTCGACTGCGTGACTAGTATAAGCAGTCTAGCTCCAAAGGCACGAATCGAACGTGCGGCCAAATAGTTAACAGCTATTCGATGCCACCAACGGCAACCCCTTGGAATAATTCTGTTTGCTTTCGCCGGTTCACAGGGTTTCTTACAACCCTCCGCGACTATGGCTATCGGTCACAGACAACCGGAACTTCGTTCAGACCTTTGTTCTCAAGAGTAACCAAGAGACTTCAACGGGATTGGTCCCGCGTTAGACAGTTACTAGCTGTCGTGTCTTAAACAGTCGGGAATGTGGGAATCGAACCCCTCTCCATCGCCCCAAACGACGTGTGCGCCCACTACACTTCATTCCCGTTAAGTGGCAAAGCCACAGCCCCGTTTGTCGGAGTCGAACCGACCTAAGTAGATTTTCAGTCTACCATCCTCACCACGATGATTAAAACGGGTTGAGCTTACGCTCTCAAAAGAGCTTTAGCTCTTTCTACAAATTCTTTCGTTTCTTCTGCGTGCCAGGAATATTGTACTTCCCAATCACGCCCTTCAAAAAATCTCAACGCTTCTTCTCTTGAATCAAACCATTGAATGTCTCTGTTTAAGCCGTTTCTTAGTTCATCAATCTGCTCAAGGCTTTGACACGATTGCAAAGCGTCACACCCGCTACAAGAACCCCAACCGAAGTTGAGATAGCCATATCGTTCACCATCTTGATATAGAACGCGACTGTCCCCTTGATAATCTGCATCATCTACCTGAAGTAGAATGTTGCCAAAGTCCTCAAGTATCGGTTGGTAACTTGACTCACAAAAGTAGCCACCGTCCTGTGGGTACAGCTCTTTAATGTCCTTCATTATTCTATCTTTACTAAGTGTTCAGGTTCCACCACAATGTGGGTATGGCCCGATGTTTTGAGAGTACCTAAATAAACTTTAAGTGTGACGCACAACTTTTTGTTAAAGTTTTCGTAACCAATGACAGTCCCAGTTGTCCCACAATACTCGCCATAAGTGATGCGAACATAGTCACCGTGTTCAAACTTATTCGCATTAGTATAATGCGTGGGATTTTCAGTATAGTGGTTATTAAACCGAGTTGTCTTATCCCAGCGGTCGCACCCCACCGACACTAAACTCAGTCCAATTATAAGCGCCAGCTTTTTCACTCTAAGTTTCCTCTTTTAGTAGTGGGCTTACCCTTATCGTGTATCGTGCTGCCCAGTAATACTCCACTCAAAGCTATCAATATACTCACTAAGTGAGTCAATATTAACACGCACGTAGCCGCTACAGTGAATCCAATGCCCTTTGTTTCGGGAAAGAAGCCAGCTAAGACCTCTAAGCCAATACCAACTGCTATTCCAAGTAGTATTCCAATGGCTATTACAATTTGGCCCACACAACGAACTGCGGAAGGCTCAGCCTCTAAGTTGAAATACTTGTTTTCCCATAGCTTTGTCAATGCTACGCATCCTTTATATGGTGGAGTGGGGAGAAATTGTGGCTCCCGTCCTTCGCTAAGCGACGCTCTAACCTGAGCTACACCCCATTATTTCCCGATTGAGTCTTGTACTTCTTTCAGTTTTGCTCTAACGCCGTCCGAAATAGCCTGTTTGACACCTGCCTGAAAAGCTGCTGCAATCCGCGCTTCCAAGTTCAATGTTTTCACATACTCATTAACATGGCTTTGAATTTGACCATGAACAGTCTCTTCTATAGCAGCTTTAATGTCGGGGTGTAAGTTAAAGACTTGGCCCTTACTTAGTGTGCCGTAGCAGTTTCTAACCATTCCGGCTTTATACTCGCCTAGCTGCTCTTGAAGCTGTTCAGTAAAACCCTCTCTTAATCGCTTACTAATCTCTTGAGTGGCTTGCAACCGAAGTGCAGGCTGAATATGATTCTCTAAGAGTTCCTTAGCAACCGCATGTTTCAACTCTACCTCAAGTTCCGAGTCACCACCAATAAGGCGGTCGAGGGCGGGTTTTGTCAGTACGAGTTTTACTTTGTCGGACATCTAGCTATTCCTTAGTTTTCCTGCATGAATCTTAAAGTGACAGTTCGCACACACTAATTCGCACTTGTCTATTTCTGTCCACACTTTAGGGCTTTTAGCATTTGCTAAATGAGCCACATTACCTTCTTTATTATCTCTAGTATGATGGAACTGCAAGCAACACGGGTCTTTCTCAGAACAATACAAACAGCCCTTTTCAGCCTTTAAAGCATTAATTTGTGCTTGCAACAGTTTTCGTTTTGCTTTAGAGTGTTCAGCCATCGCTAACTTTTCAGTCAACGACTTCTTTTTATATCTACCCTTATTTAGGGCAATCATGCACTCTTTACATCGTACTTGAAAACCATCAGGCGAACGAGCGTTTTTATGAAACCCCTGTTCGAGTTCTTTTTTCTTTCCGCAATTATTACATTTTTTCTTCATACAAGTATTATGTCCTAATATTTAAAATTAGGATAAATACTTTTAACTAAGTACCCCGCCGAGGAGTTGAACCCCGACCGACCTCCTTAAAAGGGAGACATGCAAACCATAACACCTGCGAGGCAAACTAACTAATCTTCTCTGCGAACCCATTCGATATAAAACTGAATCTCATACGCTTCGTCTAAAGTCAAACCGCTTAAATCACCTTTAGACCAAGTTTCCTTTTCATCTGGATAATACCGCTGCCAACCATTTGCGATTAGCACAGCTTCCTTTTCGTTTTTGTCCATTATACAGCCGATTTTCCTAGAGTCAAGCGCTCTTGCGCTTTTTGCAATGCTTGCAGCACCTATCCCGAAGCATCGCTACCAACGAAATAATCACCGCCCCCACCACCAGTAGGACTTCGCCTACACCACCACAAATACAGCCTAACGGCATTTTAAGTTCCTTGCGTCTAGAATCGACTTTACCCTATTGACCATATTGAGATGGGTCTCTTCTCCAAATATTTGGTCTAAATCCAATTCCCTAATAATCTCCCACGCTAAGCTATAAGTGTCTACCGTATCATCAGACTCAAAACTAAAGAAATCAGACATATGTTCCTTCTAATCCCGGTGGGTAGAACCCTTAAAAATAGAGAAAGCTGCGCTCTAGCAGATAAATGCAACTACTTTATAATTGGGTTCATGTTTATTCAACTTATTGAGCATGGGTTTTATACTTTTCTTTCTTGGTTTAGTGTCCCGTCAGGGAGTCGAACCCTGGTTTCCGGCTTGAGGGGCCAGCGTACTAGGCCACTATACGAAAGGGACAAATTTAACATTCTTATGTATTATACCCCAAAAGCCGCCAAAGGCAACTGGGATTTTAGCAAGCGAATGGCCTGCTCTGCGTTACTGTCGGTGATGCCCGTCGAGAGCTTAGTCAATACTAAGTGAGTTTCTTCATTGAACGAATCTAAAGTCGTGAAATCGTCATCAATGACTATATAACCACTTTCTTTAATTTCTGGATGCAATATTAAGTAGGTTTCAATTTCCCTACCTCTGTGCCACCCATCAAAAGGGCCAGTGTGCCCACAAATAGTACCTTCAACACCCCGACCGCGCAACATTGTTGTGAATTCCTCAAGAGTCATACGACCGCTAATAATGTGGTATCTCCATGTGGAAGAAATGACAATATGAGCGTTTGTTGCCTGTATAATCTTATTGAAGATTCTTACGCACTTATCATCCAGTAAAGAACCGTAGAAATCGTCTCTTACTTCAGATTTCGGATTACTTAGCTCCTCATCCCATTCCTCAAATGTTTTATAACCATTGAGAACGCCGTCAATATCTAAGAATACAGTTTGTGCCATATCAGCTTCCCTTGTTTATCACAGACAAGCTCTTGAGTTTCCCGACAGTGTTCGCAGCGACGAAAAGGCCGCTTAAAATAGCCGGTCATCAGGCTTAGAAACAGAGATTCTGCCTCCCAAGTGTGAAACCCTAGCGAACACAGTAGTTTTCTTAACATGGTGTTATTATACTCTCAGCCTCGGCACGGTCAAGAGGCAAAAAAAAGATTTTTCCGTCGTTCCTCAGCTTATGAATCCAGTTCCTCTCCTTTTTCCAATTGTGGTATCTATCGCCAGAAGGAACCCGTGGGAAATAATGGGCTGCTTTCTGCTCTAACTTGACACCTTCCGCATAATCAAACCCTGTCAAATATATCTGATATTTAGGGCAGCATTTCAAAAAATACCCAATGGCTAAAACCCCCACAGAAGCCCACTCTTTGTTGGGTTGGTCAAGCCCTATATCTTCTCCTATTTGCTGGCATATATCCACACCAACTTCTTGGTACATATTCTTGTAGAAATCACTAACCTTAATTGCCTCTCTTTTCATTAAGTGCCGAGAAGGACAATAAGTAATGAAATTAAAGACCTGCTTAAGTTCCTTACGGGGAAACATCGGCATGTTGTTTATAGAGCGACGGCAAAGGAAGTCCGTGCGAGTACCAACAAAATCTTCGTAACCAGCAATCACATAGCTATTAAAGCGTGCCACCACATCAAAGCGGTCTATAATACTCCCTCTTTTACTATTTAAGACAGTCTTACCATTACCTACGAGAATTATCTTCTGTAAATCGGTCATAATCTGCCTTTGTATCTATGGAATAAAACTCTGGGCCATGTTGACACTTGATACCATACTGTAACCACGATAGTTGTTCTAGCCCTTCAACTTGACTTAAGGAACTACTAGGTGGCAAACGCTTTAACGCTCCCCATGTGAACAGATAGATACCACTGTGTATATTGTACATCGGACTGCCATGAGGAATGTCGCAGCGAGAAAAATAGCGGGCGATTTCATTCTCATCCATAGCTACCTTTACCTTGTTCTTGTCGCCTGGGTCTGAGCTTCGATAGTACAGGGTAGTAATAGGGCGGGTTCCGCCTAAAGCCCCCTGCACTGCTTTTCGAGCTGCGTCAAACTGATTAGGTAATAACAGGTGGTCTGCTTGCCAGTTAAGAACCATGTCTGTGTCGGCAAGTTTAAGCCTCTTAGCGGCCTCCGTAACACACTGAGTGCCGTTTTCGCACTCCTTCGTGCTAATAAACGATACTCCATTATTAACACACAACTGCTTAATTTCTTCATCTGCTGTGGCGACAAATACATAGTGTGAATTGGTTACTTCTGACGCTATGTGATATGCACACTCTAGAACGGTAGTGTCCTTGACGGGAAGCATTAATTTACGAGGTAGCCTCTGACTATTTATCCTCGCGGGGATTATGGTTATTAACACTCACTCCTCCAATAGTTAATCGTTCAATATCGTGAATATCTATATTTTCCACCCAGTATATCTCAAGGCACACACAATCTTCTAATGCTTCAAACTTGTGATAAGAGCCGGGTGGGACATCCGTAAAGTGCCCAGCTTCTAAAATTGTGCAATCTTCTTTATCGTCTTTGCGATAAATTATGACTTTTAATTTACCACTAATCAGGAAGAAACGATTCCACTTGTAAACATGTTCATGCTTGGAACAGTAGCCGCCTTTGTTAATAACAAGATAGTGGGCCTCGGCATACGGGCCAGCGTATACACACTGGGTTGTACCCCAAAACTTTGACTGAATAGCGCCACATAGGGTTTTATGACTCATCGCAACGATACCTTTGCAAACTGAATATACAGGTCCTTTTTATAGTCTATTGGTCCTAGTAATTCTACGTTATAATCTGAGTCTAACATGATTTGATGGATAGTTTCAAAGCACCCATGTGCCCGATTATTTGTGTAGTAGTCGTCAAACAATACAATTGTGCCTCTATGCATAAGCCTCTTGATATTGTTCCAATCGGAACGAACAGTTTCTAAAGAGTGTCCTCCGTCTATAAAGACAAAGTCAATTGGTAACTTAGGCTCAAACACAGATAGGGTCTGTCGCGTATTTCCTTGAATTAAATAGAACTCGGTGCCTGTCTCGCTTAGTATATCAATAGCTGTTTGCATAGAGGCTGTTTTCTTACCACTGGTCTCGGACGACTCGTGCCGTTTTTGTTCCGGCTGTATCTGTTCCCACAAATCAAAACCGTAGTATATCACTGCCGGTTGAAATTTTGCAGCGGCCTGTATCATGTGCTTAGCGTGCTTGCCGTCATGTGTGCCTATGTCAAGTATAGTTATTGGCTTGCACTTATTAATTTCTAAGACTAAATTCTTATATCTATTTTTTTCCATATGTGTAATCGGCTACAGTTTGACAAAGTTGTTTATATCCCCACTTTTTCAGCAGGTCTAGGGCAGCATACTGCTCAATGCCGTAACGAATCGCGTGCTTCTTTTGTTCCAGGTGGATAATAGGTGAATACATAGAGATAAGCTCTTGTGCCCCCTTAAGCACGAAATACTCATACCCCTCAACATCTAGCTTAATATAGTCTACGTCTTGAAGGCCATAAGGCTCTATTAAAGAATCAAGGGTTACTGTAGCACACTGAATGCCGGTCTCGCCTATGTGTGTAGCGCCACTATTGTTCTCTTCCACGTCGAGATACAAAGTGCCCTGCTTGTCCGACAGGGCAAACGCCGAACTATAAAAGTTGTAAGCGGTCACGTTCTTGACTAAGCACTCCATGTGTGTTGGAGCTGGTTCAAAACCCCATACTGAATCAAAGCGCTTGCATAAAAACTTAGACCATGTTCCAACGTGTGCCCCAATATCAATTGCAGTACGAAAATTTTTCACGTACTTTAAGCTATTTTCACGATGCTTTTCTTGATAGTGATTTAGGTCTTGTTCAGCAAAATGAACTTCATTATCAGGAAGCCACCACCCATTAACTAATTTCATCTAACCACCTCTGATTTTCTAATGTCCACTTGATAGTCTTTTCTAGAGACTCCTCGAACGGAACTGGATATTTAAAACCTAACGTACATAGTTTTGTGTCCTTCAGCGCATATCTAAGGTCGTGCCCAGGTCTATTTGAGTGAAAGTCAACGAGTTCGTATTCGAGTGGTTTACCTATAACATCGGCCACGAACTGAGCTAACTCTAGATTAGAAACCTCTTTCTGACCCAGGAGATTATACCTCTCGCCAGCAGTTGAATGACTAACCAGGAATAGGCACGCTGCCGCTACGTTTCGCGCATGAACATAAAAGCGTGTCCCAGCCCTCTTATTGCCGGGATACGAGTGTATGAATATCTTTTCACCCTTGAGTACCTTATTAATACACATTGGCAGGAACTTCTCAGGGTGTTGACGTTCCCCAATAACATTCATGCAGTTAGACACTACTATAGGCAACCGGTATGTAACATGATAGGCATAGCAAAGCTGGTCGGCTGCGCTCTTTGTTGCTGCGTAAGGATTTCTTGGCTTGTGGCGGTCCCACTCGGCATATTCCACACCTTCGTCTGCACACCCATATACTTCGTCAGTCGAAAAATTCTGGAAGTAGTCTAGACAGTCAACGCTCCTAGCGTAGTTTAGTAGATTAGCAGTTCCCACTACATTGTCTTGAATATAGCCCAAAGGGTCTTGTATCGAGCGGTCCACATGAGACGACGCCGCTAGATGAAACACATAGTTGGGGCGGTTTAGGGCGGCGGCCACCTGGGAATTTATCTCGGCCTTTAGGTCGTGCCATACAAAGTTGAAGCGCTTCTTATAGGATGGGCTTATATCTAGGATTTCCGACAGGCGATTTAGATTGCCAGAAGTATCCAGACGGTCTAAACAAACGATATTCCAATCGGTATTCTTTAGGACATGTTCTATAAGGTGACTACCTATGAATCCTGCCCCTCCTGTTATTAACACTCTCATTTATAGCGCTCCGTACTTAGTCACAATGCCTTTATGCCTATCGAACATTCTCTCTCTAGCCTGTTCATTTTTTAAATGAAGCTTAGCCCTACAGTGGATAGCAGATATGTGCCCTCCCCAGCGATAAAACTCACAACATTCAGGTTTACTTTTTGGTTCGCCAATATCAAAAATCTCATATTTAGCTATCGGCCTATATTTTTCATATATGTTGCACCCTGTATCATGCCACAAGTTACTATTGTCAATCTTAGGAGGGATAAAATCAAACGACTTAATATCGACCTTGTTAGTATTAACCATCATACAAAAAACAACTGGAAAATCCATTATGGGCTTTATGTTCTTACCAGGAAAGTACGAAGCGCCAAAAAAATCTAATTGCTTATCTTTCATATGGTGAAGAATGCCGTCTACATTAGCCAGTATAAAAAAATCAGGGTCTAAAAATAATACGTACTCAGTATCAATGTATGGCAAGGTTTGATTCATACCTATTGCATGATGGTGGCTATGCTTGTTGACTTTATTGCCGGTTTCTGGCGGCATTTTCACCCCAGGCAGCTTGACAAACCTATCATCTTTCAGCGTATCGCTATTATCAACCACCAACCATTTAAAGTTGGAGCATCTTTTGCTCATTATATTATAGTTTAAATGAAGATATGCTTCACTGTGATAAGAAACAGTTGCTATAGTCAACATCTTCTATCTTTCTTATGTGTGGTTTTAGATGGTTCCACGGCAGCCCATCTGCCATCTCTTGCACAGACCACTGAGTATATGCTAAATCATTAAAAAGAGGTGTGCGGTCAAAGTAGTTAAACCCTTCACCTAGGCTGGATATGTCGTGTGGGCAAAGCTCGAAGGCCATGCCGCCAGGGGAAAATACAGCGGTGGGTATTCCATGTCTAATAAACTCTATCAGGGCATTTGAATTCCACGCTATACAAGAAGTGCTATTTTTAAGAGCATCTTCTATTTTGGTATTTTTCACTTGCCGACCGAGATTAGTGTTTGGGTGGTTCAAATACACGTACCCCTGAGTTAATCTCGGAATTATATCAGTGTGGAACCACTGCTCTATGTTAAAATTCTGAGAAGTCACACCATTAGGGTTTTGGCCTATTAGCACCACATTTTTAATTGACGCTTCTCTCCACGGATGTATAGGTAAAGACAGTTTCAAAAATCTATCACTGGGCATACCACTATTGTAATACTTGCCGTAATTTTTGATACAGTCAAAACCAATCTGATAGTAATTCTTCTCTAGCTCAAATTTATCAAAGCGCATACATCCAGCATCAATATAGATAATGCGTTTTTTAGCCCTGCGAGCCTCGTGGTGGATAGCCAAACGAAATGCAGCAGTTGGAGACGGATAGCATATGCAAATCAGAACATCTTGCTCTTGGATATATGTAATATCTTGAGCGCTTATTAAATGCCGTACTTCATCCCCTTGTGCTATTACCCCGTGGCTAAATGCCTCTATGATACGTTGAGAGTCTGCGCCCCCCTTAGTATGACAGATACCAACTTTCATTTTTGGAAAATCTTCCTGTAGTATTCTACAGTTTTTTGTAAATCTTGCTCAAAAGACGACGAGTATTGAAATCCCATAGCTGATAATTTTGTGTCTACCATGCTATATCTTAGGTCGTGCCCCGGTCGGCTACTATGAAAATCGACCATCTTACATTTAAATGGTAAGTCTAAACACGCTGCGATTAGATTTACCAATTCAAGATTGGTGATTTCTCTTTCCTCTAGAACATTGTACTTTTCATGCTTAACACCGTTGCTCATTAAGAAGGTTAAAGCCTCAGCGAGCCTGCCAGCATAGGTATAGTGACGAGAACCAGAAACAGTTTTTGTCTTATCAGAATGAACTAAGACTGGTTCCCCTAGGAGAATTTTTTTAACTGTATCAGGAACAAATTTTTCAATCCTTTGTCTTTCTCCAAAAATGTTCATAGTATGAACTATAGAAATATTCATATTGTATGTAGTTGAATATGCTAAACAAATTTCTTCGGCGGCGGCTTTTGAAGCGGCATATGGATTAGGAGAGTTGTAGCGGTCCCACTCCTTGTAATCGTAACCATCGTAAGCAGGGCCAAATACCTCAGCGGTTGACACATGAATCAACTTTGCCTGTTCTTGGTTTCTGCGACAATATTCAAGAAGATGGGTTATTCCTAAAACATTACTACGTATAGCATCTAACGGGCGTCGTATAGATTCGTTAACATTGGTAAATGCAGCTAAATTAATAACACAATCTATCTTACCAATACTAACTCTCTCTGCACTAGTAAACTTGTGGCTTAAATCCTTAACTAGTATCTTTACTCTAGAATTATTAATCGCGCCTATTTCATTAAGGTTAGACGTATTTTCTTTGACTATCAAACAAAGATTGTGAGATGTGTTTTTCAATAAATATTCAACTAAATGAGTACCAACAAGGCCGTTAGCCCCAGTGATTAAAATAGATTTCGGATGATGTGGGACGACATTGTACTTAACAATGTGAGAGCCTTTTTCGTGTTCTATAAACTTACCGAATGGGCCATCGCAAATCACATGCCCACCACTCCTTACAATATGTCTCTTTGACACTAAATCAATGTCATTATATCTATTTTTTTGCAAAAAGTGTGAAAAAATGAAACTATCATCCCACCTATCATAGTTACGAAAAGCACCAGATTCAAAACACTCAAAAACATCCTGTAAGAATCTATTAGCCGATGGCTTGCTCATATCAAAACACACGACGCCGGCCTCGACGCCCATTCCGTTGTTACGGCGATACGTCCCTGTATGATGAGCAATAGACTTGCCTTTCATAATGAGTTTGACTTGGGTGGTGGTCAACCTCTTAGTGAAATAACAATCGCAATCTAGTAGAATTACATAACCCTTGGGGTTTACCGATGTTATACACTGTTGAAGAGTGGCTACCTTACGAAACCAGCGCGCGGCCTGCCTTCTGTATTTATCAAATTTATTACCATTAGTATATGAATATACAGCCGTACCACCGTATTCCACAGGAATAATATCTGCGTTATTCTTGCACCAGTCTTGAAACCACTTGTATGACAATATATCTGAGACCGCTGCAAAATCATATGTTTCTTCTATTGGAGAGGTGAGATTCTCTCCCCCTATGAAAATTTCACCGTCTACATTAAACTCACCAAAAGAGTCTAGCAGTCTTTTACCGGTTGCTTCATACAGCTTTTGGTTGAAAGTGGTAACAAACAACATTAGTAATCAAGGCCCATTTCTTTTGCTGTATCAACCCATTCTTTAGCGTAATCACAATTTTGGTGATTTTTAAACCAAGCTCCACCATTAGTATAGTGAATTACATTTGGTAGTTGAGTGGGCTTCTCATACTCACCCTCAAGCCAATTCCACGTTATCGGCAGCCACCCAATCTCTTCGTCTCGAAGCCACTGAAACTGATGTAGCTCAGCCCCAGACGCTTCGTTACAATGATTCAACGTCAACTGAGCATTAGATGGATGACCACAATTCCACAGAATAAAACTCGACCAGTTTTTACGTGGGAACGCTTGCTGCACCTGCCCGTCCATCTTTATAGTATGTCTAGGAACGTAGTCGTGCTGTACTACGTGGATGGCTTTATCTGGTTGAGCATAAGCATAAGACAGTAACTCTTCAACATCTGTATTAAACAGCATGTCGCAGTCACAAAATAGGGCTATACCCTGGTATTTCATCATCCAGGGCACCATAAATCTCGTAAACGCAAACTCTGTAGCAACCTGTTCATCCGTTGGCCGAGTGTACAGATTCAGCTTTCTAAGAAACTGCTGTTTTAGAGGTCTTATGCGCACCTTAGAATTGTATTTACGAATAGAATATTCACATACTTTATACGCATCTTGTTCACGAGAATCCCAACCAATGAATACGTCTAGCATAGTATAATCTCCGAGGGGTTTTACGGAGTATTATACACTGGACCAACAAAAAAACCTGCCAAAAGGCAGGTTTAGTGGAGATGGGCATATTGAAATGCCGTCCTAATTGTTATCCGCGACAGCTTCTACATACTTAGGTCGCTTATTTTAAGCGGGCGACCTCGCTGATATGTCTCTCCATAAGTCTCCCGCACTTAATTTAGGCAACAAGTGCAGCTTCGATTGCGTTCTCGGTTACTGCGTAGGTGTAACCAACCTTGTCGGCATTGAAAGCCCCGACATAGCTTTGCGCCAAGGCGCGGGTGCGGCTTAGTAGACCGCTTACTTCGTTCTCATTTGCATTTGAACTGTTTTGGCTTTTACGTGGCTCCGCACGGTATGCGACTATTGTTTCAAATAATCAGTCGAAACCTGTCACCCCCATATTCTAATATACACCGCTTTCTGCCAATTCCTCTAGTGAGACATATTCAGGGTCGGCCGGATACATTTCGCCATACATAGTAACAGCCAATTCAGCGAATGTAGCCAAAGCGAGAACACCAGATTCTAGCCCTATTTCGTTCTCCGTAAAGAACTTGGCAATCATATCGAACAATTCCTGCTGCTGTTCTTCAGTTAGATTCTTACTCATTCCAAAATACCTTTCTAAAGTCGATAAACCTCCAACGCTCTGAACCAGGAAACGCCTCATCGTAACAAACTTTGAGGATATAAGAATGTACGGACTCCCAATCCGAAAACATCATTTCGTCTGAAATTCCCATGCCAAAAATAAAATTTGGAATAGCGGCCTTACCCTGTTTGCAACATATAATGAGTGGTTTATGCTCTAGGCAGGCATAAGTCTGCTCGGCATAAGACCCGCACATATGAACGTCTTTATCTATGAACAGGATTACCGCACTACACAGGTCAATAAGATGGAGGTCTTGTCCAACTATTCTCTTAGCTAACTTCTTTACTGCGTCAAAGTCCCCTAGTTGCTTTAACCTGCTGATTTCCTCGTAGTATTTATCGTTTTCATTTAGTGCATTTATCACTGGATTGTCACAGGGGTTTAAGACACCTATGCCAAGCCTCTTCAAAAACTTAGATGTATCTCCACGCCAGCCCTGACCCCTATCAGGGGAGTCATCCATTGGTCCCGCAAGATAAATTAGATGGCCGCTAAGCCTATGTATTCCACTCATCATCCCAGAAAATACTCCATTAGTGACTTAGCTGGCTTAATAGTTCCCTTTTGGTAGAGTCCAATTAAGCAACCTAAGATGAAACACACTGTTAGGACTACTGACATTTTTGCAGTTCCGATTCTTTGTAAGGAAGAGTGGTTTCAAACCGACAATGAGCCGTGACCGGAAAACGAACCCACCAGTCATAACTAGAGCTTTCAAAAGGCTTCTCAATAATACCTACAAAAACCCCCTGAGTATCTGGTTTGACCACCTTAACAATGTCACCCTTATTCATCTGCTGCCCTTCCAATCAATCTAATCTTATGAGGTCGTCTGATAATGCCGGTCTTAGGAGAAAGCCCCGGCTTACCCATGTATATAAATGATAAGCCAGCGTCTACCTTTTCACCCTTTAATTTGTATCCATAGGCATAGAACCCGTCCGCAAGCACGGAAGAAACCATGAAAAATCCCGAATACCCCATTGGAATCTTGAAGCCCTTCGGCTTGAAGCTAGTATCGCCCTCTGCACCGTGGTCCTGCTCACACTCCCAATGAGGACCACCGACTTGTAGCACCTTCACCCTGTCTCCGCGCCGCAGGCTTTTCCAGTCTACTTGCTGGCCCTTTTCCTTCTTAAATATCTTGTGCTTAAACTCGAACTCATGTTTGCATTTTGCATTTGGGCAGAGTTTAGCCCTTGGCCCAGTCACCCTGTGGCACTTAGGACACTCTTTCTGGCCTCGTTTGAGCTTTTTCATTAGGTTTTAGGTCGCCTTTAATGTGCCAACTAGATTAAACTTACAACTTTCCAAGCCTGTGCCCCAAAGTTGATGAGTGACTAACGACACTAGACGATTTCGGCACTCCCCAACCTCTTTCACGACTAATAGCGGCTTGTTGGTCCATTCCACAAACGGAGCATGAGAGCATACAACCACATCCCCAGGATTACAGTTTGCAATCAGCACGTCAATCGGATTTCCGATTATTTCAAATTTAGTAACCACTTTCTTCTCCATGTTATGTATCTTATCGTGACATGTTCTACACACTAAATCACACTTAGCAATCTCAGCCTTGAGTTGTTTGACTGTCTTATTACCACCATTCTGACCAATAGTAAACTTCTTTTGAGTGGGGTCTCGATGGTGAAAAGTTAGATTGTCAAAAGTACCACAGTGCAAACAAGATACACCTGATTTGTAACTATGGATAATAGCGTGATTGCGAACACTTCTTTTCGTCATGCGAGTATGCGTCCATTACCAGTCTTTAGTATCATCTTTTTACGCAACAGAAAAGGCTCAATTTGTTCCTCGATAGTCTCCTCGCTAATGTTGATAGTTCTGGATATGGTCTTAATCCCGACCGGCTGACGCTTGTACTGCTTAAGCACATCCATATACATCTTGTCTTGCTTAGTTAAGCCGTCAGGCTCGACACCCGACATTTTCATCGCCTCGCACACAATAGCATCAGTAATGGTCTTTTGACCGGCAAAATCCCGCACCCATTGCAGGTATGCGTTCGCCACTCTAGGAGTTCCCCTACTCGCTTGTGCCAGTCTTACGAAAGCATTAGGGTCATACTTTAGACCAAGACTAATAGCAGACTTCTTCAAGATTAAGAACAGGTCTAAGTCACTATACAGTTCCAGGTTGTACTTCAATACGAATCGGTCTCTGAAAGGGGCACTTAATGCACCAGTGTTAGTCGTCGCTCCAATCAATGTGAACGGAGATAGCTCAAAGGACATATCTTCGTCCTGGTCCATGCAAACGGTGAAGTCCTCCATAACTGGATACAGGAACTCTTCGACTATTTTGGTGCATCGGTGGATTTCGTCTATGAATAGTATACTCTTGTGAGTAGTCCGCATCAAGTACGGCAGCAATTTTTTCAAGGACCGAACATTCGCCCCGTTCGCCACTTGAATTGGAACCTCAAGCTCGTTAGCCATTGCCAGAGCGATTGAAGTCTTACCAATCCCAGGAGGGCCGCCAAGAATGGCGTGAGGGAGCGCCTCACCCCTCTCTTTGGCTGCGTCAATAGAAATTTTCAGTCGATGAATAACTTCCGTTTGCCCAATAAGGTCACACAGTTTCGTTGGTCGTAGGACGTTCATCTTGTGATTCCCTTAGTGAGTTCTGGAAGAACTCTTTGGTAAGTTTAGCCGTTTGTCGGCCAATAGCCTTTTCCACTTCATAAGAAGTGACTATTTCGCCAATAGCTTCCTTGTGAACATCATCAATCATGGCTCTGATGATATTCGGCATGTCAGACATAGATGGGTCAGTCATCTTACTAAGGATATGGTCTAAGCGTTGCTTAGTAACCCATTCCAAAGCAATAGACTCTGCATCCGTCAAGACTTGCTGCTGCTCTAACGAGACAACTTTTCTAGCAGTATTGGTCTCTTGGAATTCCACACCTTTATGCTTGCAGATTACTCTGCTGCCATTGCTGGTGATAAACTCCATAACTGGACGAAGAACGACACCTTCTCGTTTGTGTCCCTCGCCCATGCCGTTGCGTATAGCCTGAACAGAATCTCGGTCTCGCTCGGCGTCGAGAGCATCTAAGTCCGTTGGAACCAGCTTATAGTCTACAAACTCAAGACTACACTGTTCGACAAACTTAGCAGCGTCAGGCACTCTCAACCACACATCACCTATCTTAACATCGAACGCCACGAAGCGCAAGTCCGGGCCGTAGGCTTTTCCCATTTTGAGAATCTTGCCGCCGTAGGCTTCGCCATAGATAGTAACATCGCCTACGTCTTTGAGCTTGGCGATTAGTTGCTCGTTGTCCTCAAACAGCTTCACAAACTGTTCGTGCTTGCACCCACCCGCAAAAAAAGTTATTCGGTCAATATCGCAAGAAATATGAGCAGAAGTCCCATGCACCTTCTCAAGTGCATAACACTCTTTGAATGCTAGAATAGTTTGGTCTTTGTATAGATTTGGAATACTTAGATAACCCACTTTATTTCTCCTTTGTCCAAGCCCAATCATTAGACTGGACGCTTTCTTTAATTTTCGTTCCTACTTCTAGTGCAGGAACCCGTTTTAATAGGTTCCGCGTTTTCTCATATGACAGAGCATAAAACAGACCAACAGCTTGCTCACCAATACGAGGCTCCATAGACAAAAACATATCTTTCTCTCTCGGAGAGACATAGACTTCTGATGCCTTTCCTAAGTAGTACGATTTTGCTCGGTCTGTTTCCTCAGTCATAGCAATGCCTTCCAATAGCCATAGAGGTATCTCATTTATTCCCACTTCCTCAGAAAACACCGCATGATTCAATTCGTGAGGTAGAATGTCCATATATATGTTGTCATATGGACTCTCTGGCCCTTTCTTCAACACGATGGCAAACGGAGCTGGTTGAAAATGACTATATCCAAAACTGGTCTGGTCATAGATAAAAATCTTACACTTTCTTTTCCATTGGACGTGTTCCTTCCCGAACCATTTACGATAAGTCTGTGCTTTATAAGCCTCGGCTATGTGAGCAACATACTTAGATTCTGATTCAGTTCTACCCTTAACTATAAAGTTGTCGGTAGTATAGATTTGTCCACTCGCCATAAGTATGATTCCTAGAATCGTAGACATTAAATCCTCGCTATCGCCATCCGTAGTAAGTCCTTTCGAGATACTGTATCGGCAGAAGAAGCTATGGCTTCCATTATGGCTTGCTCAGCTTCGTCCTCATCATAACCCAATTTCTTCATGTGTCTAGTAAGCTCAAGTGCTACACTCTCGGCGGGCTTACTGGCCTTTATTAGATTGAACACGGGCGTTACCTTGATGTCTACTACGTGTTCTATAGTATGGGGCTTATCACAGCAGAAGAACTTGTAGCCCTCTACCTGAGCTTCCTTGCGTTCCATCCAGTAGAGTTGCCCGCACTCAGGGCATGGGTAAGCTAGTTGAACTTCCGCTCTGAGCGGTTTGACTAATGGTAGACTTCCCATTCAATTTCTGCTTCCTCTATCCAAATAGTACGATTGAAGCCTATTCTACAAATAGGTACTTTAGCCTTATGGGTCACATTACCGTCTGTATCTCTACGATGAATCATCACATAAAGATTTTCGTCGGGGTCGCCAAGAGCTTGAATCAACCCACTTAGCAACTCTCTCATCGTCATGGACACTCCTCTAACTCAGACAGTGGAATATTATGAATAAAGACAGTGCCGGTGGGTGTACTTGCCCTCCCTTTAATAGACTGGGTAACTGTCGGCACTATCACTCAACTGCCAACCAAACCAACCAGTACGCTTCGGAGCTTCGGTTGGCTCGTCCTCAACGACATCTTCATCTGAGGTACATTCTTCGCAGCTACAATCTTCGTACTCGTCCTCATCGAAGTATTCATCGAGGTATCCTTCATCCTCGTAATCGTCCTCGTAATCGTCATCCTCGTACTCATCAAATCCATTCATGTTCTCATCAACCAGTTCGTGTTCAATCACGTTCTGATTATGGTAGTCAGACAAGGACTCAAGCCACACGCAGCGAATCTTCTGAGCTTGTCCTTCTGACGGGACACTCACCACATCTTCCGGTGCAACCTTCACCAGAATCAGTTGGCCGCGACCACTACCGTAGCTCTGTGCGTAGCTCAGAGTTCCCACATGGTATCCGAAAGAACATTCCTTTTGACGGTTATCATCAACCTGATTACGGTTCTTCCGCTCAAGCACTTCCTTCGACTTGCCAGGAGTAAAGTCGCAAGTACCTTCCCACAAGTCCCTGTAGTCAGTCTTTCTCACAGCCTTGTAGCCAATGAAGCACCCGTCCTCAGTGATGGGGAAACCCTTGGTTTCAAGGAATGGGAAGAGTGACTCCACAGCCCACGCACTCGGATTGGAATACAAGCGTTCCATAAACCGCAGCAAGTGTTCAAATGGCAGCTTCTTTTGCATGAAGCTGATGATGCGGTTAGCCAGCACACTATGCACCGGCTTGCCGTTATAGCAAACCTGACCGTTATCCACAGTACACTTGCCAGAAGTGTAGGTCTCAACCTTGGTGGCGACCGCCGCTTCGGGATTCTGCAAAGCGACCGCCTCATCATAGGTCAGAGTCCCGGCCTTCAACTTCGAGGCGACAACCTCAAAAGATGGATGATTAAGCTCAAAGGCCACACTCTTGCCCCCCTCTTTCAAGAAAGTCAAGCTCACTGACGAACCGGCGTTAATAACAGCGACATTACTCATTGCTCATTCCTTTAATATAGTTGATAACTTCAGGGACAGAATCGGCATCGTTCAGACGGACAAACTTCAACATTGGGAACCGTGCTAGAAACTTAGTTTCTTTGTCTCTAATCTCACCCACAATCTGCTTGTTGGTTTCAATTAAACCAAGGGAACGAGCAGTATGGATAATATTAGAAACCTCGGTCGATACGCTTGCTTTCTTTTTAACCTCTTTAATAGTGTTGAGAAAATCGTAGGCAACAACCGACTTCGTAGACTGAAACTTGTTGGACAAGTGATGATAGTGACTAAACTTGTCATTTAGTTCACTCACTGCCAGCAGCGAATCTACCGCTTTCTGAATGTTGTGCTTCTTAATGTATGATTCGACTTGTTCTTTGAACCACTCATTAAAGAGCTGCCATTTAGGATGTTTGTGGAACTTCTCAAACTTGACACTCTTGATGCCATAAACTTTAGGAATAGGCAATCCAAGTGCTTCAAGTTTAGCAAGCTCGCTGTTGATATAAGCAGGGTTAGAGTTGCCCATTTTTCCCCGGCTAACTGACCAGTTGCTAATTTCAACAAAGACCCCACCATCATCCATACTAATATCTTCCTTGTTCCAGTAACCTCTCCAATTCCGTTGATAGCCCTTGGACTGAAGGTTCAAAGAATAAACCGCATCACGGTTAGCTTTACGAGCCTGCTTCGGAGGTTTCGGCACACTACTTGCCAACACAAAGTCATTAGGACTGATGCCGACTACATCACAGAACGCTTGCTTAGTAGCATCATCAGGAAAGTTTAGTAGGTAAATCCCATTGTATCCGTCCTGTTCAATAAGCCGCTCGGAAGCAATAAACCCGCCAACGGTTAGGTCGTTAATAACAAAACCGATTTTGTGGTGAGTGACACTTACACAAGTACGAACATAACGCTTTGGATGGACACGATAGCCTTCCTTGGTGAAGAACTGACAGTTCATTCCTTTAGGCAGGTCAACGGCATCGCCGCGAATGTCAATCCCGTTCCATTGAACAGGAATGTCAGCGAGAATGTCATTAAAGACTCGCAAGTTACCCTGACGCAGCGAACGATACACAACGCGGGCTTCCCACAGGGTTTTCGCACCAGTGAACAAGCTCTGCACATAGTCAGTCAACTCTTGGAAAATCTCATCGAGACGGTCCTTAACTTGACGCACAGTATAGTCGGTATACTGAAGTTCCTCGCGTCCAATGTTAAACTGGATGCTACCATTAGGAAACTCAATTACCACACCAGCGTCAAGCAATCGCTGATACTTGGTCGATTCATTGCGTTCATACTGAACCAGTTCCTCGACCTTCTTCTTACCAAAGAACTTCGAGTCAATCGGATATTCCACATTGGACATAACCGCTAGGCTTTCCCCACCAGTTAACATCCATTTGACTTTACCTTTACCTTGGTATCTCACCTGATAAGACTCAGGCTTGAACCCCTCATGGGAAGTTACCTTCGGCTTGTTGACGAACGGACGATACACCTCTTTAGCTGCTTCAACAAACACAGGACAGTCTTGTGCCTTGACATTGAAGCTGACTTCCAAGCCATTCGGTTCTTCCGTAGGAAAGTCACCTACAGGAATCAGGACCGGACTACCCTTGTCGTCCTTCGCGTTCTGATAGACATGTTTAACTCCGTTAAAATACGAAGTAGCAGTCCAGATGTTAGCGTAGGAGAAAGGGGCCTTTGACCCAATACCCATGCACCCATTAAAGGCGTCGTCTTTGTTCTTGTTAGAATTCCCGTATTGACGATACATCGTCTCCATTTGAGACTTCGCCAAGCCCGTCCCGTAATCACGGATTTTAAAAACCGGATTCTTGTAGGTCGGAAGCTGGACTTCAATAGGAGTGTCCAGGTTCTTAGCCGAGATATGAGCGTCCAACGCATTGGTGGAAAGCTCACGGATAATAGCACGCGGCTTATCCTTGTAAACACCACCGCTGAGAAGGAGCTTGAGTTCAGGGGAATCAACGATTTGGTAATCGAGCTTTTCCGCCTCAACACCCTTCATACGGAATTGAGCAATGTCATCTTGAATCAGTTTCATTACAGTGAAAATCTCTTAGGGTTTGCGAATTGCCAAGCGTTACAATCGTTCCAGCCTTGATGCCAGTCAGTATACTCCATAGTATCCCGACTAAACGGACATTCAGTATAACTTTTCCCCTCCCGGTTAGCTGCGAAGCCAACCTTGTAAGCCTCAGTTACGTACCGTGCCACGCACCAGTCTCCCATGCAAGGCCGCAAGCTCATCGGCATACTCTGCCATTTCGGGATACCCAGGCATCCCCTTTTCCACTCTGCGGCACTCATCTTCTCTCATCCTCACAAGAAGCATTATACCCCGGAGGTCGTTAGAGTCAAGGGCCACATGAAGATTTTCACCGCGAGTACGGAGAGCTTGTCCCTTAGTAATCAGTTTAGTAATCACTTTTCAAGTCCTTATGTGAGGAATTTTCGTAAGCCAATTCGTCCAGTCTACGACGGAGAAAACCAGGAGCGTAGATGTCTCTACCGTCAATGGTAAATTTAGTCCACTCGGTACACCAGCCCTCGGACTTATCACCCACTAAACTCAGAGTCCCATACTCATAAACAGTCCACCCTTTAGAGAGGGCTTCGATAACGTCGTGTTTTGTAGGTTTCACTCTTTGAGTTCCTTAACATGTCGCTCCGCGTTTCAGATATACCCCGATTCAACGAAGTTGATTATAGCACCAAATCCTGCTCTGTCAAGCCCTTCTCGATTTTTTTCAGGCGGCGAAGCTCAACTTCCTCAACTACAGCCTGAGCTTCTACTTGAATAATGATATACCATCCGGTTACGCACCCGCCCCAAAATGCCCGCGCCAAAAACCCGCCGACAAACCCCGTAGCAAAGAAGGGGAATGCCACTATCGCACTAAAGATTCTCATGTTTCGCCCTATTACATCTGGAAAGGTAAGACAACTCTAAGCTCTCCGGGTCTAACCCAGGTCGAGCGACAATTCTTTCGCCATTATAATCAAACCAGACATTTCTATCTAGTTGTTCAGCCATAGCACAAGCATGGCGGCAGGCTATAGACAGCGGTGTACCATTAGGCACAATTAGTTCTTCTTCACAAGAGCTTCGCTCCATTTATTGCTCCTTCGCCCATTCTTTAAATGCTTCTAAAACCTCAATTAACCTATCAACTCCGATAGACCCAAACACTTCATGTACTACTAAATGACTGTTATAATTGAACCCAAGGTCTGCTATGTGGACATGAACTGTCTCATCAAGCTTATCCGGGTCTATACCAGTGTAAGCTATGAAAGCAAATATCTTAGTTGGATTCTTTTCAGAGCGGTCAAATTCATATTTAACGTCCATTGGTATTCTCATCCTCATCTTTTTGTGGACGACCCCCTCTAAGGTCGCGTAGCGACTTCTTCTGCTTACGCTCTTGGAGCTTCACCTTCTTAGGGAACTTCTCAATGTTTTTGTCCAAACGCTTCGGCTTGAACTCGTAGTTACTCATTGCTTCTCAACCTCTTGGAGTCAGCAAGCTGACTCACGATTCTTTGAACCACAGCAGCGGTTCTTTCCGTGGCTATATTCACCTGTTTGTTAAAATCTTCTTCCTCTTCGCCTATTCTCAGAAATTCCTCATCCCATCTTTTCTTAACTTCTTCGTATAACATATTATGTCCCACATTCGTCGTTTAGTAGCTGTTCTTTACTCATCTTGTTGACAGGTTCGCCATAAATATTACTAATTACACATACAGGACAATGTATGTACACCTTTCCGTTCTTTCTACTAGATTCATCTAGGCTAAATTCCACCAATGAGTCGCAGCCCTTACATCGACCACGGAATTTAATATCCTGTGGTCGTCCTCGTTCAATCACCTTAACCACATCCCCCTCCCCATCCACAATCGCCAAAGTCAATCCGAACTAAAACCCCATCCTTACGTAGACCAAGATTTGCCTTGTGAAAATCATCCCAAGGGAATTTGTGACTCTCCATCTTACGGACAAGTTGTTCCACTTCTGGTATCTTGTAATAACAAGGTACGTTCCGATATACTTCCGTTCCAACCTTAACGTGTTCAATAAAAAACCCGTATCTCTTGGCCCTTAAAACATTAATCGCCCGCTTCGGTCCCACCTTCGGCCCAATATCCAGCCGCTCGGCCTGCTGGTGTTTCCGGTATAAATAGTTCCTGCGACCTTCATGGTCAAAAAACTTAAAGCCCCAATCGTCATCAATCTTAATATAGTACGCTTCACATCCACAACTATACTGATTCATCCGGTATTTTCTATCTACTAGATGAATCAGCTCTTTCCTTGTTAATGGAGCGTTAATAGTCATCAAAGTCAATCCTTAGAACTGTTCCATCTTGACGATACCCAAAATTCCCGCTATGAAGGTCGGGCCACAGCATCTTGTGGCTGCGACACTTATTAGCTAACTGTTGTACTTCTCGCCGGTCACACAGTAGCTCTAAGTGTTCATCAATATTCCGAAGCTCTTTGGCAGGAATAGTGCGATAAGACTTATACCCTAGTGATTTTATCACATGGTTTTCAGCTAGTTCAACTGTCTCAATAAAGAACCCGAAGATTTCCGTACCGTCTTTGAGTACCAAGTCTCTACGGGGACCGATTTCCGGTCCCACTCCAAGTTTAGCTGCTTTCTTATGACGACGGAACAGCTTGTTCCCTTCGTAGGTACTATGATACCACTTGAAGCCCCAGTATTCATCAACTTGGATATACGTAGCGACACAACCCTCGTCATAGTCGCCAGAATCGAGCTTTCGCTCAATTAGAGTCGCTAATTGGCCGTTTCGCATGAACATAATGGTATTCTAACGCCGAAGGCGTTCAGAGTCAAGAGAGCTAGATGAAAAATTCACCACCACTTCTTATCCTGAAGATAGAGCTTCGTCAATAAGCATAGCTTTCTCCTGCGACATGAATGGCTTCGCAGTCCAAGTCTGCATACTGATACTCGTCCAAACAAATGAACCGAGTTCCACCAATAACTTGATTGAAGTAACAATGGAAGTGGCCGAACACCCACAGTTTGGGCTTGTGAGACCCCCACATATTTTCCAAGGCTGCCTCTGTCCTGGTGACATTACAGTTGTTATCATCACCATATTTGTACTTCAACACTATGTTCTTAAGAAACTGGGGGCAAGTATGAGTAAGAACAATAGATGGCTTTACATCCTTATAATGTTCGATAGCCGCTCCTAGTTGTCTCATACTCATCTGCTCTTCTTCCCACCAGAGCTTGCGCCCTCCCCACTTACCCATAGCCATATCTGCTTTACGCCAGTCTTGGTCTATACTTTCAGCACCACGAACGAAGAAGAATGCTATACTATTGAGTATAGTAAAGCCATAGTTACCTAGAGAATGAGGAAGGCTATAATAGTAGTCCATATCCTCATGGTTTCCGCCGAAGAACTGGTGATTACTGTCGTCAATATTAGACGAAGCAACAGCTTTGTACATTTCATTGAAGCCGAAGTCTCCCAACTGAATGGAATACTCGGAATCCTCAACGATATGAGAGTATGTTTGAAAATCACCGTGGCAGTCGCCAATAAGACGCAAGCTCATCGAATCTCCATATATAAGCTATGAGGTCCGCTCACAACTTGGTTATCGCTGTATACCTCAAGTATACCTCTATTAAAGTCTACCGCAATAGCATCCACAAGGTCTCCCCTGGAAAGCAAACCAATAGGCACTTTCAGTGTGCAGTTGTAGTATTGATTGAATCCGTACTCAACCTCATCCCAGGTCTCCCAATCAAACAGTTGACGTTCCATTAGTCTTGCCTTTCTAAGTGCGAAGGTGGAATAAATGCGCCACCACCCCAATCGAAATCTACCCAATAACAGCCTACACCCCTTCCTTCAACCTGACCCTTTTGCCCCTTATAGAAACCATCTGTAACAACAACATTCTCGCGGTATACAAAGGTGTGTTTACCGCTACAACCAGCCAACAGTAACAAAACCAATAGAACAAAGTTTTTCATTCGTAGTTCCTTACGCTTACCCCCACTGGAAATCTTGGAACAGGATTCTCCGAAGTAGTCCAAGAGAAGAAGCGAACAGTTAGGAATTTACCTACTAACTTGCCAGCTTTAAAATCCCGCCAATACTGTTCGCGTACTGCGTCATCACCCTCTGGTTTAACTCCAAAGACCGTGCCGGCCTTAGTCTTACACAGGACTGTGCATTGGGCTTCCTGACGCCCCACGTTCTGCTCAGCCCCTACAATCTCAAACTCTTCGTCAATGAATAGCTTGAGCTTTTGTAGGTCGGCAGAACGACCACCAACCTTATAAGAACCTTTTAGGTTTCTCAACATAGCTCCTTCATAACCACTATTAATGTAACGATGTAGACCGTAAGTAATACCGTCTTTGTCTATCAGCAAGCCGGTCTCTACAACCTTGATACAATCTTTCGCAAAAGGCTTGATAAACTCATAGATGAATTTATTACGCTGTTCAAAATGGAGTCCTGGCATAGCCAAATTCACCACATCATAGATATGATATTGAACTTTCACACTCTCTTCGTCCGCGACATCCCTCTTAATAGACCCCACAAGGTCTTGGAACTCGTCACCATGAACGTATAGTTCACCATCCAGATAAATTTCAGCGGTAAAGTTCTTGATGGTAGCTAATGCAGTCTCTATATGCCCCATCGACGTAAACCGCTTACCCTGCCGACTCCACAGACTTACACTCCCGTCAGATTCCCGCTTGGCAATGCAGCGAATCCCGTCTAGTTTAGGCTGGATATAGCACGGAAATTTGATGTGTTTACCATCCTTGAGTTTAGTCAAGTCATTACCGGCCTCAGCATAGGACTTAGCCAGCATCGGAGAAAAGGGCTTAGCTTCGCTCGCGTCGAGCGAGTAGCCTTTACGCTCCTGCTGCTTAGTCCATAGGGCTTTCGCCTCTAGCTGACATTGCTCCCACGCAGTAGTAGCGTTCGCCTTACCTATATTTTTACCTGCGGCAACCTTGGTTGTAGTAGAGACTTGCGCCCCACCTACTTCGCCGTAAGTAACAGTGTAGAATGGAGGACTACCATCGTGAGCATTAATAACCCACTGGCGGGTTTTGGCCTTAGTGTCTTGCTTGTAAAGAGTGTCGAATAGAATACCTTGGCTCATGCTTTTCTCCGTTGCAGATTAAACATTAGTTGTTCTTCAAGGGTTAACTTACTCAGAGCCTTATTCCAAATTTCAACTTCCTCCGTAGGAGTAAGCCCGATAACAATTGGTGTAGGTTCCGCACTACCTTCGTGCTGTAAAAGATATGTTTCATTATCTAGTTCAATGGTAATAGCCCATCCCTCTCCAATAGGAGCATCACCACCATACCAACCTCTTCCTTTAGCAACCTCCTGAGCCTGGGCATAAGTAGGGAAATACCACTTAGGGTAGCCACAGTGTCGGTCGTCATCCCCTTGATTAACAGTCCACACTTTGAATGGTTTATGCATCACTTCTTGTTTCCTACTGTAATGTGGTATGCGGTAAAATCGCCTCGATAAATTGGTAGACCCAACTTCATTCTAATATCAGCGATTTCGTCGCTGTAGGCATCAATCCAGAAATAAACAGGACCATACTGGATAACCCCGTCATACTGAATATCAATCAAGTCCCCGTCTCTATAGCCCCAATAGGTCCGGTCTGTTACTATATCCGTGGCTTTGTTTCGCACAATCGTAACGTGTGCTGGATACTTTTGGGGTGAAGCACACTTATACTTCGGGATTAGGCTGTAGTAATAGTCTCCAAAAGACCTGTCAAGCCACGCCTTACAGGTGTCACGGTAATACTGGACTTTAGCTTTAACCTGGAACATTTCACTTTACTCAACGCTGACTGTTCTCTTAACTTGTAGTGGAGTACACTTAACAATTTGATATTTCGACCTAGTGTAGACAGAAGCCTCTTGTCTCTCAACCCACCTCTTCATTTCCTCTTCATCCTTAAATTTTTCGACACGAACATAATCAACAGAATGTGCCGGATACCCATGCCCAGGATTTGTACGAGAACGCTCGTCACCTTCAACATGGTAACTATCCTGAATA